GTGAGTTTCTGTCTATACGTAATTGAAGATAGAACACCTTATTACAACGCGTTGTATTATTTCAAATACAAAGAATATATGTTCTTTTTCTTATTGACACCCCGGCTCGCCCGGGGTATAATTTTAACTGTAAGTGGGACAAATATCTACGTTTCATGGAAGGACATCATGCAGCACAAGAAGGAAGAATTTTTTAATAAGATCTCAGAATACATAGAGAACTACTGGCACAGGTACGGAGTATCGCCCACAACCCGCGCCATTGCTGACGGAACTGACCTCTCGAATTCGACAGTCGGCAGATATCTCCAGTATATGAGAGACAAGGGAATGATCGACTACCGGGGTCACCGATGCCTTCGGACAAAGAGGCAGATCGCAGGTGGCGCTGGCAGAACATCCGTTCCACTTCTTGGAGCTGTGGCCTGCGGCGTCCCGAAGCTTGCCGAGGAAAACATAGAGGAGTATGTCGACCTTCCTGTCTCGCTTTTCGGAAGAGGTTCCTTTTATCTTCTGAGAGCGGACGGTGAGTCCATGATTAACGCCGGAATCGGCCCCGGAGACCTGGTGCTTGTAAGAGCCCAGGATACAGCCGAGCCCGGACAGATCGTTGTTGCGCTTATGGATACAGAAGCTACACTGAAACGCTACTTCCCGGAGCCTGAGAAGAAACGGGTAAGACTCCATCCGGAGAATGACAGCATGGAGGATATCTACGTGCCGTGCTGCGAGATCCAGGGAGTGGCGGTCAAGGTGATTAAGGACCTGCACTGAAAGTGCAGTAAGATGATGAGAAGAGAAGCAAGCATTTCCAGTCTGACTTTCCCTTTGGCTGGAGGTGCCTGCCGGAAGGCAGACGGATAATACGATGGGAAAAACGACAGCAGAGGATCAGGTGAGCGTCAGGTGCCGCTGCGGGTGGAGACTTTTTGACATCGACCCTGACACGGAAGGGATCATCACAGCCAAGTGCCCGAGGTGCAAGGCCGTGATGGCAGTTACAGTAAAACACAATAAAATAAGTTGTACCGAGCAAATAGCCGCGCACGGGAAGAAGTAATTCCCCGGAGCAGCGAGCAGAGCCGGACATGAGGGTTTAAGGTCTAGTAAAGACCGGACCCTTGTGTCCGGCTTTTTTTGTGCTTAATAATCAGGCAATCACTGCCCGGGCCATAACAGAGATCTTATCTTATCATGTTTGCGAACTTAAAAAATCCTATATCTGTTCTGAGCATTGATATGAGGTCAGCACAGCTGGCCCCATATGAGTGCTCAGCACTCATAGACAATTACTAATCTCAAAGTCCGAGATGGCCATTAGGACGGCGGGATGCATAGAGACTCCAGGCAAAGCAACAAGGCTTTGTCAGGGATGAAGATGCACCCACCGTACTTTCCTATGCCCATTTTGGCTTTCTGGGAGTCTGCGGTCGTCTTCAGCCGCAGGCTCCTTTTGCATTCCGCTGCCCTTACATCCGGCAGAAAGGAATGCAGCATGAAACTGAAGATCCGTTACGAGAACGAATACCAGGAAGTAGAGCTTGACGAGAAGGCAATGAAGGGTATGTATGTGACCCTTGGCATCGAGGAGGATCCTGATGCCAGTCAGGAGGAGAACGAGGCACGCATCCAGGAGGAGTTCGAGGCAAAGTTCAACAAGCCAGAGTACAACAATTGGCATAAGGAGACCCGCCACATCGACCCAACTCCAAAGGTCAGACGTCTGGACGGAAAGAAGGGATACATCACACCGGCACCTGGGGACACGGACTTTGATGTCCTTGAGAATCTGGTCATTACCTTTGGCGACTACGACTCTGACGAAGATGAGGAGACCTGCCGCCGTGTAAGGGAAGCTCTTCCAAAGCATCCAGACTGGGCAGACATCGTTATTGCCATACGAATTGACGGGGTCCCGGTAAAGGAATATGCCAGTCAGCATGGCATGAGCGAGAGCAGTGTAAGCCACAAGCTTTCCCGCGCACTGAAAAAACTCAGAGAAATTTTTTAAAAAACGTCAGATTCGGTATCTTCCCGAGGCTACATAACGAAGGCAATAAACCAAATATATTAGAAGGAGGTTCATTTATGAACATGAAAAACAGTGAGGGCTATATGGACCCAGTCCCTTACCAGGCGATAAGCCATGCCGAGGGCAGGGCAGGATACCTGCCGCTCATCTACATCTGCGCTCCGTTTGGAGGAGATACGATGGCCAACACCAGGAAAGCCGCGAACTTTGCAGCCTTTGCCTACATGAGAGGAAACATTCCTCTGACCCCGCATCTTCTCTTTCCCTTCATGGATGATCATGATCCTGGCGAGAGAAAGACAGCTCTACGCATGGACATCATCCTCATGGGCAAGTGCGAGGAGGTCTGGGTCCTGGGGAGCAGGGTTACGTCCGGCATGGAGAAAGAGATCCAGAAGGCCAAAAGCCGCAAGCAGAGAGTCAGATACTTTACAGATGATTTTATGGAGGTAAGACCATGAGAAAGTTAGCCATTACTACAGGAAATAGCAGGCAGTCAGCCGTGTGGAACCGGAGCGAGGTGAGCTTCGATGAGCTCTGCGAAAAGCTCAAGAACCCGATCCGCACATCAGAGACTGCCGCGCAGTACAGGAAGATGACCCGGGCAGAGAAGGATACCGCCAAGGACAAGGGCGGCTTTGTGATGGGAACCCTCAAAGGCACGAGGAGAAAGAAGAATGAAGTCCTCTCAAGGTCAGCCATAACGCTTGACGAGGACAGGCTTAAGCCGGACTTCTTTGACTGGTATAAGGAGAATCATAAGTATCTCTCCGTCATTTACACGACTCATAGCCACACGAAGGAGAATCCGAGAGGAAGGATCATCATTCCGGCATCCCGCGACATGACCCCGGAGGAGACAAACGCCATAGCAAGATACATGGCAGCCGATCTCGGTATGGACCAGATCGACCCGTGCTCCTTTGAGATCAACCAGCTCATGTACTGGCCGACATGCTCATCAGACGGAGACTACTTCTGCGGGAAGTACGAGGGAGAGCTTCTTGACCCGGATAAGTATCTTGCATCCCACCCTGACTGGAGGGATGTCACAAAGCTTCCTCTGGCTCCTGGCGAGAAGGAGGCTTTTAACCGGCAGAAGACAAAGCAGGAGGACCCGCTTGCTAAGGAAGGCATCGTGGGGGACTGGTGCCGGACTCACTCCATAAGCGATGTCATGGAAAATGTTCTCTCCAGCATCTATGAGCCGGGCGGAAGCCCCGACCGCTGGCATTACAGGAAGTCAGGAAGCATCTCTGGAGTAGTCGTATATGACGACAAGTATGCCTACAGCCATCATGCCTCAGACCCTGCCTGCGGAAAGCTCTTAAATTCCTTTGACCTTGTGAGGATCCATCTCTTCTATGACGATGATCCGAAGAAGTCCTTTAACATGATGGCCGAATATGCTTCAAATGACAAGGCTGTCAGGGATATGGCCATGAAGAGAAGGCAGGAGCAGGCGGCAGCCGAGTTTGCTCCGGTAAGTGAGGAGGACGACAGCTGGAAGGAGAGCCTCGAGTACAGCAAAAAGGATGCGAAGGTAAAGAACACCCTGGGAAACCTCAGGATTATCGTAAAAAACGACCGCTACCTTAAGAACATCTGGTTCAACAAGCTCTCCGACAGCCTGGAAGTCAGGGGAGAGCTTCCCTGGAAGCATCCGGAAAAATACTGGAGGGACGCGGACGATGCCCAGCTCATCTGCTACGTGGACGCCAACTATGGCACGTTTTCGAGGACTAACTACGACACAGCAGTCACGAAAGTTGCCGATGACCGGGGCTACCATCCTATAAGAGAGTACTTTGACAATCTCCCTGAGTGGGACGGCATAAAGAGGGCGGATACGCTTTTAATCGACTATCTCGGCGCCGAGGACACTCCTTATGTCAGGGCCGTCACAAGAAAGACTCTCTGCGCAGCTAGAAGGAGGATCCTCGTGCCAGGAGTGAAGTTTGATTTCATGCCGGTCTTAAACGGCCCCCAGGGAATCGGAAAGTCAACTCTTATCTCAAAGCTTGCTATGGAATGGTATTCGGATTCACTTAACATCTCCGACATGAACGACAAGACCGCGGCTGAAAAGCTGCAGGGCTACTGGATTCTTGAGATCGGGGAGCTTGCCGGGATGAAGAAGGCGGACCTCGACAAGGTGAAGGCCTTTATCTCAAGACAGGATGACAAGTACCGCGCCTCATTCGGTCGCCGGGTCACTCCGCATCCGAGGCAGTGCGTGTTCTTCGGCACCACAAACTCTGAGAACGGATACCTGCGTGACATCACAGGAAACCGCCGCTACTGGAATATCAAGGTGGACGGAAAGGGAAAGTACCACTCCTGGCAGCTTGACCAGGATATCGTAGACCAGATCTGGGCCGAGGTGAAGCTCCTCGAGCCGGATGAGCCTCTATACCTTCCTCCTGAGCTCGAAGAGTACGCAAAGGACGAGCAGCGGCAGGCCATGGAGTCGGATGACCGTGAAGGCCTGGTGCGCGAGTACCTTGATACTCTTCTGCCCTCCAACTGGGATGACATGGACTTCTATGCCAGAAGGACCTACATCCATGAGCCTGACGACCCTGCCCACGTACCGGGAACGGTAAGGCGCATGACAGTCAGCAACATTGAGATATGGTGCGAGTGCTTCGGAAAGCCAAAGGAGGACATCCGCTATTCTGACAGCTACGCCATCTCATCCATCATGGCAAAGATAGAAAGCTGGGAGAAAACTGGAAAGCTGATGACGCTCCCCATCTACGGAAGACAGAGAATATACAGACGTAAATGATGTGAACAGGCATCTGAACAAGGTGAACAGGGTAAGGAGCCTGTTCACTCCTGTTCAGCTCGGGAAGGCCGGAATTATCCCCTCCGGGGCCAATTTCTGAACAAGTGATACAGGTATATCTATATAGCACAAATAAATAATAAATATAGATATATAGATATATATAACACATGTGATGCCCGCGTAAGGGATTTTCCGTTCAATCTGTTCACCCTGTTCTAAAGAAAGAAGGATGAAATGATAAAAGAATTATTAAAAGGTGACTTTATGGACTGCCGCAGAGTGAAAGAGATCTGCATGCAGGAAGGCCACTCTAAGGCAGAGGTGAAAAAGGCAAAGTCACTTGAAGGAATAAAGACCGTAAACGTTACAACTTCTGACGGCAGACAGATGTGGCTCTGGTTTGACCCAGACCAGATATGGGAGAAATACAGTGAGAGAGAAAGAAATTGAGACCGCTCTTGTAAGAGCAGTCAAAGCCCGTGGCGGCCTGGCAATAAAATTTGTATCTCCTGGCTTGAACGGTGTCCCTGACCGGCTCATCCTCATGCCGGGAGGATGCATCGCCTTCATAGAGCTTAAAGCCCCGGGCAGGAAGATGCGGCCCATCCAGCTTAAGAGAGCAGGCCAGATAGAGGCGCTTGGCTTTCGTGTTTTCTGTATCGACAGCAAAGACCAGATAGGAGGTGTGATCGATGATATACAATCCTCATAGCTACCAGGACTACTCCACGAAGTTTATCATAGACCACCCCGTCTCAGCCATCCTCCTAAGCTGCGGCCTGGGTAAGACCGTGATCACCTTGACGGCTGTAAAGGAGCTTATGTTTGACCGCTTCGAAGTGAGAAAGCCTCTGGTCATCGCGCCAGTCCGGGTAGCAGCCAACAGCTGGCCGGATGAGATCGGCAAGTGGGACCACCTTAAAGATCTCACCTACTCTGTTGCAGTCGGTACCGAGGTAGAGAGGAGGAGAGCGCTTCTAGCTAAAGCTGACCTCTACATCATAAACCGGGAGAACGTGACCTGGCTTGTGGAGAAGTCCGGTCTACCATTCGACTATGACATGGTGATAATCGACGAGCTCTCGTCGTTTAAGTCCCACCAGTCCAAACGCTTCAGGAGCCTCCTCAAGGTCCGCCCTAAGGTAAAACGCATGGTGGGCCTTACCGGGACCCCCGCGTCAAACAGTCTTATGGACCTCTGGGCAGAGTTCAGACTCCTTGACATGGGAGCGCGTCTCGGGCGCTACATCGGCCAGTACAGGAGAGACTACTTTACCCCGGACAAGAGAAATGCCCAGATCATCTTTTCCTACAAGCCGCTTCCTGGAGCTGAGGAGGCCATCTACAAAAAGATCTCAGACATCACGATCTCCATGAAGTCCGCCGACTATCTTAAGATGCCTGACCTCTTCATAAACGAAGTGCCGGTCCACCTAAGCAGCTCGGAGAGATCCCTCTACGATAAGCTAAAGCGCGACATGGTGCTAAGTCTCAAGGGCAAGGAGATCGATGCCGTAAATGCAGCATCCCTTTCCAATAAGCTCCTTCAGATGGCAAACGGGGCAGTCTATACAGAGGACGGGGAGACAGTAAGGATCCATGAGAGAAAGCTTGATGCCTTGGAGGACCTCTTAGAGGATGCCAATGGCAGACCTGTCCTTGTGGCTTACTGGTTTAAGCATGACCTTGAGCGGATAAAGAGCCGCTTTTCTGTGAGGGAGATAAAGACAGGAGCGGACATCGCCGACTGGAATCAGGGAAAGATCCCGGTCGCAATGATCCATCCGGCTTCCGCTGGTCACGGCCTTAACCTCCAGGCAGGAGGGTCAACTCTCATCTGGTTCGGCCTCACCTGGTCCTTGGAGCTCTACCAGCAGACCAACGCAAGGCTCTGGAGGCAGGGCCAGAAGGAGCCGGTTGTGATCCACCATATCATAGCCGAGGGTACGATCGATGAGAACGTCATGGCGGCTCTGCGCCGGAAGGAAAAGACCCAGGACTCCCTTATCGATGCTGTAAAAGCAAGACTGGGGGTGGTCTGATGGAGCCCGTTGAGAGACTTGCCAATGCCATCATCCTGCAGGCTGTAAAGGACTACCGGGCAGCGCTTCGGGCCTTAAAGAAGTCCCCGTCAAGCAATACCGCCAGGTCGCAGAAGAAAGCCCTGGAGAGGTTCTTCCGCTCGGACTGGTACCTGCTTCTTACAGACTTGGACGGGGAGATGGTGATAGAGAAAATCAGAAAGGAGGTCATGGGATGACACCTAAACAATACTTAGGCCAGGCCAGGCACCTGGATGCAATGATAAACTGCCGCTTAAGGGAGATTGACTACTGGAGAGAGCTGTCCGTCTCCATCTCCCAAGGAAAGTTCGATGGCATGCCGCACGGCAGCGCTCAGACACCGGACGCAGCCTTCGTTGCCTGCATCGAGCGTATCGACGAGGCAGAGAGGGATGTTGCAGGCAAGGTGGCAAAGCTTATCGACAAGCGCGAGGAAATCGGCAGGCAGATAAGCCTGCTGCCTTCCCGTGAGGAGCAGATCGTGCTTCGCTCCCGCTACATAGACGGCTACACCTGGGATGAGATCGCAGCCATCTTAAACGTTTCCACCCGCACTGTTCAGCGCATCCACGGGTCGGCTCTTAAGAACTTTTCCATGCCTGAATGAAAAGTTGTCATACTTTGTCGCACTTTGGCATACTTTGTCGTAGAATGTCACAGTCAATATGTGGTATAACATACTTAGTAGAATAGAACATGATGGTAGAAGAACTTAGATGCTGACCGTCATCGGAAAAGTTGCAACGCTTTGCAACAGAATGCAACACTTTGCAACAACATGCGAGTTCAAATTTGTGGTAGTATAAACTCAGAAGATAGTATAAAGAGCCGGACAGCATTCCGGCATCAGACCTCGGAGGAATTCCCTCCGGGGTTTTTGCATGAATGATAGCACGACTCTGGTCATTTACTGTGAACGTAAAAGTGTGCAGTCGAGTTCAGTAAAGTGCAGTCGAGTTCAGTTGAATGCAGTCGGCAGAAGTGCTATCATGTTCTTAGTGAAAAAGGACAAAAACATAGATTTACCAAGCCTCGGAGGAATTCCCTCCGGGGTTTTTTCGTGCAGAAAAGGAAGTGAGGATGCATGCCAGTTAAACCCAAACGGCCATGCCGCTACCCCGGCTGTCCGGGCTTTGCCGAGGAAGGCGAGCAGTACTGCGAGAAGCACAGGAAGTTCATGGAGAAGCACTACGAGCATTTCGCAAGAGGCTACTCGGCAGACAGACGCTACGGATACAAGTGGAAGAAGATCAGAGACCGCTACGTAAAGAAGCACCCGCTCTGCGAGGAGTGCCTGAGGCACGGCAGGTATGTGAAGGCCGAGCAGGTCCACCACATTGTACCGCTCTCGGAGGGAGGAAGCAGCGAGGAATACAATCTCATGAGTCTCTGCCGGTCCTGTCACGAAAAGATGCATCAAAAAACTAAATCAAGGCAGGGCCGGTAGAAATCTCTAAATTGTATACTTCACGGAAACGGCGCGGGGTCGTTTACGCATAAACCGCGTATTCTAAAGGGTAATATAGCCCCGGGCACGAAACCCCGGTAAAAATCAGCATGAAAGGAGCATTTTCTATGCCCACAAAGTCAAATAACATCGGAGGCCGGGGAGGAAAGCGCCCCGGAGCAGGGCGGAAGAAAAAGGCCGCCATAGAAAAGTTTGAGAACGGAAATCCCGGCGGAAGGCCCCTTGAGGTCCTGGACATTCCAGACATCGAAGGGGAGGAAATGCCGGAGCCGCATGAGTTCCTGTCAGACACCCAGCATGACGGCTCTCAGCTTGCGGCAACCGACATCTACAAGGAGACCTGGGAGTGGCTTGACGGCCTGGGGGTGGCCCGGGCGGTATCTCCATCTCTTCTTGAGCGCTACGCCATGGCCTCCGCCAGGTGGATCGCCTGCGAGAAGATCACCTCAAAGCTGGGGTACCTTGGCAAGCACCCGACGACAGGAAGGCCGATCCCGTCTCCCTTTATAAACATCGGGATCAACTACATGAATCAGGCAAACAGGCTCTGGGACGAGATCTTCCAGATCGTAAAGGAGAACTGCTCGACTGAGTTCAAGGGATCAAATCCCCAGGATGATGTGATGGAGCGGCTGCTTCGGGCCAGAAGCGGAGGTAACTAATGGAAAAACAGACACAGTATTATCTTGAAGATATCGAAAAGCTCATACCCTACGCCAGGAATGCAAGGACACACTCCGATGCCCAGGTCGCCCAGATCGCAGCCTCCATCAAGGAGTTCGGTTTCTTATCTCCCATCGTCATCTCCGGTGACAATACCATCCTCTGCGGCCACGGCAGATTCTACGCAGCCCAGAAGCTTGGATTAAAGCAGGTCCCGTGTGTGAAGGAGGAGTATCTTACCGAAGCCCAGAAGCGGGCCTACATCATCGCGGACAACCAGCTGTCATTAAATGCCGGATGGGATGAAGAGATGCTCTCTGTAGAGCTGTCCGACCTGCAGGAGGACGCTTTTGATCTGTCCCTCCTGGGGTTTGACGAGAAGGACCTGGCAAAGCTTATGGATACCGATGCGGAAGGCCAGGAGGATGACTTCGATGTGGATGCAGAGCTTGAGAAGCCTTGCTTTTCCAGGACCGGTGACATCTGGCATCTTGGCAGACACACCGTGATCTGCGGGGACTCCACCAAGGAAGATACATACACAGAATTGCTTGGGGACAAAAAAGTAAACCTCGTCTGTACCGACGCGCCTTACTTCGTTGAGCTAAAGAACAAGTCAGGCACGATTAAAAATGACAACCTAGGAGACAAGGAAGCCTACGAGTTCCTCATGAAGTGCTTTACGAACTTTAAGAACGTCATGGCTACTGATGCTTCCATCTATGAGTTCTACGCCACCATGAAGACAAGAGTCTTCTATGATGCCTTTGAGGATGCTGGCTTTAAGGTCGGTGCTGGCCTGATCTGGAAGAAGCCGAGAGCTCCTTTTATGAGGACTGACTGGAAGTTCAACATGGAGCCGATCATCTTTGGCTGGCGTAAGGACGGAAAGCACACCTGGTATGGCGACCAGAAGCAGACCTCGGTGATTGAAGGATTCGATGGTATCCGGGATTCCTCGAAGGATGGATTCGGACACCCTAGTTCAAAACCAGTCCCGCTCATTGCGTATCTTATAAAGCAATGCACCCAGTCAAACGGCCTGGTCCTTGATGGATTCCTTGGCTCTGCCTCAACTCTCATCGCCTGTGAGCAGCTTAACCGTACCTGCTACGGGATTGAGCTTGAGCCGAAGTTCGTCGATGTGGCGGTGAAACGGTACATTCAGTTTAAGGACGATGATTCCGCGGACTGTTATGTGATCCGTGAAGGGAAGAAAATCTCCTACGATGATCTTCCGAAAGAAATCTCTTAAATCGTTGGAAATTACAGCAGAATTGACTTGCTATTACAGCGGTTCAGAGCGATATATGTACGTACCAAAAGCAAAGCAAGGAGGTACGCATTATGAAACTAAGCTACAACGCAGAGGGCGAGGAAAGAAAAGCCCTGGTCACAGAGATCTGCCGGATCACAGGTGATACATCCGAGTATCAGTTTATGCCGACATGCGCCTACAGGATCGGGGATGTCACCGTGGAAAAGAACGGGACGGTCGTATGTGATGATGAGGAGAAGATGATGCACATAAGAGATGAGCTTGAAAAGGTCAGCTTCAGCCCGGAAGAGCCGGAGAGTGAGGAAGCGGAAACCCTGGAAAGCGCCGGCCTTACGGTCGAGATTCCACTTAATAAAGCAAACACTGAGAACCTTGACAACCTGCTTACCGCCAAAGGAAAGCTTATTCGCCATGCCTTGGGAGTTGATGCCCTGGGTTTCGAGGTAAAGGATGATCGGATCGCATTTCCCTGGTTTAAGGAAACACCGGATGCCGATGAGGCAAGAGCCTACACCGACTTTATCGCGAAGCTGTGCGCTCTTTCAAAAGAGCTTAACCGCACAAGCAAAAGGGAGCTTCCGGTGACAAACGAAAAGTACAGCTTCCGCTGCTTCCTTCTTAGGCTCGGATTTATCGGGCCTGAGTACAAGGCGGAGCGAAAGATCCTGCTTCGTAACCTTTCCGGAAGCTCAAGCTGGAAGAACGGAGCTCCGGCAAAGGAAAGACAGGAGGAAGCCTAAATGATAAGCAAAAATGAACTTAGATGCCTGCGGGAGCTTTATCCTGCAGACACAAGGATTGAACTTATAAAAATGGATGATGTCCAGGCCCCGCCCAAAGGGACCCTGGGCACGGTCTACGGAGTCGATGACACCGGGAGCCTTCTGGTCCACTGGGATAACGGGTCCGGCCTTGCTGTGATCTACGGGGAGGACCAGGTGAGAAAGGTGGGTAAGTGATGGATAAGAAGATAAAAGACCAGATCCTCTCTATCCGGGATATGGGGGTTACCAACATGTTTGACATCTCCTTCGTGCAGAGGATCGCCTTCAAGAATCACTACTACGAGCTCGTATATTTTCTTGAGGAGCACCGGAAAGAGTACGTTCATTTCATCCTGACAGGAGAAGAAAATTAATGGGAAAATCCTCCGATAAATCACATATAAAGCTTGCTATTTCAAGGCTTTAGAGTGATATATGTACATGCCAAAGGAAGCAAAGCTAAACGGAGGAAAAGACCATGAAGAACACATACTTTGAAGAAATGTACAAGACAGTCAGAAGCTACCAGGAAAAGAAAGAAGCCGCAAGAGAAAAGAGGAGCAAACTTTTCGAAGAAGAAAAATACGATGAGGGGACAGCCCTCATGAAGGCCTTCGAAGAGGAGAATCCATTCCCTTACTCAGACGGAGCGATGAAAGCCTACTGGGCTTACCAGAATGTAAACTACCGCGGAGCGGACTGCTTCGAAGTTGAGGACCTGCCTTGGCCTAAGGATATGAAAGACTTCGCGGACACCTTAAAGGAAGCCGGAATCAGCGCCATCACAGTCACCGACCAGAGCACAGGCCTTATGGACGGAATATACGGACTTTCAGAAAACGGCTGGAAAATGGGAGGCTTAAAGACCGTCACAAGAAAAGATGACCACCGCTTCGGATCAGACGAGCCGGAAAGAAAGAACGGGATCGAGTTTACGATCGCCTAAGGAGGCCGCCATGTGGAAAAAGGGAATTCTTGAGATTGAAGGAACCGACGTAAGCTACCAGGTCAAATGCTATGAGATGCCCTCCGAAGACTACGGAATCGAAGGAGGGCGGATCAGCAAGATGCAGCTTAAGGTAAGCGGCAGGACGACCTTAAACTACGATCGCGGCTGGGACATGGAGCCGGAGGATGAGGCGAGCCAGCTTGCCTATGCCATCCTCCTTCACAGATACAACTGATATTTAAAAAGATCGCTTCGGCGGTCTTTTTCTTTTGCCAGGAGAGGAGGTGAAAACCCATGGCAGAAAAATACAAGCCATCTAAGTTCATGGCGGAAAGCTCGCACTATGACAAGGAGGCTGCCGACCTTGTTGTGATGTTTATCGAGCAGCTTTCCCATACCAAGGGAGAGTTTTTCAAGAAGCCTTTTATCCTTATGCCTTGGCAGGAGCAGATCATCAGAGACATCTTCGGCATCTTAAAGCCAAATGGTTACCGCCAGTTTACGACTGCCTACATCGAGATCCCGAAGAAGTGCGGCAAGTCTGAGCTTGCAGCCGCCGTGGCGCTTTACCTTCTCTGCGCGGACGGGGAGCAGAGGGCTGAGGTTTACGGCTGCGCCGCTGACCGCGACCAGGCCTCGCTTGTCTTTGATGTGGCCTGCGACATGGTGAAGCTCCACCGGACCCTAAGAAAATACTGCGATATCCGCCCAAGCCGAAAGACGATTCACTACCGTCCTACCAACTCGGTGTACAAGGCCGTATCGGCAGAAGTTGCCGGGAAGTCCGGTGTAAATGTTTCGGGCCTTGTCTTTGACGAGCTCTGGGTCCAGAAGGACCGGAAGTTCTTTGACATGATGACAAAGGGAACATCGGACGCAAGGAAGAACCCGCTGCACTTTATCATCACGACAGCCGGAAATGATGTAAACTCCATTTGCTACGAGCTTCACCAGAAGGCAGTCGACATTTTAGAAAGCAGAAAGCATGACGACACCTTCTATCCCGTGATCTACGGGGCAGACATGGACGAGGACTGGACAGACCCGAAGGTCTGGAAAAAGGCGAATCCTTCCCTTGGCGTTACGATCGATATCGACAAGGTCCGGGCGGCCTGCGAGTCAGCCAAGCAGAATCCCCAGGAGGAGAACGCCTTCCGGCAGCTGAGACTTGATCAGTGGGTCAAGCAGTCTGTCCGCTGGATGCCGATGGACAAGTGGGATGCCTGCGCTTTTCCAGTAGATGAAACCGAACTTTATGGCAGGGTCTGCTATGGCGGCCTGGATCTTTCGTCTACGACAGACGTCACGGCCTTTGTCCTGGTCTTTCCGCCGCTTGACGAGGATGACAAGTACATCGTTCTCCCTTACTTCTGGGTGCCGGAGGACACCATGGAATTAAGAGTCCGGCGGGACCACGTCCCTTATGACCTCTGGCAGAAGCAGGGAGCACTTCTTACGACAGAAGGAAATGTCATCCACTACGGCTTTATCGAGAAGTTCATCGAACGCCTTGGAGAGAAGTACAATATCCGTGAGATCGCCTTTGACCGCTGGGGAGCGGTCCAGATGGTGCAGAACTTAGAGGGCATGGGCTTTACCGTAGTTCCTTTCGCTCAAGGGTTCGCATCGATGAGCCCGCCTACTAAGGAGCTGATGAGGCTCGTGCTTGATGAAAAGATCGCTCACGGAGGGCATCCGGTCCTTCGCTGGATGATGGATAACGTCTATGTGAGGACAGATCCGGCAGGAAACATCAAGATGGACAAGGAAAAGTCCACCGAGAAGATAGACGGGTCGGTAGCCCTGGTGATGGCGCTTGACCGGGCAATCCGCTGCGGAAACGATGATGGCGAGTCAGTCTATGACAGCAGAGGACTTTTAGTTTTGTAAAATTAAGCATCTGTCCAGGCGGGCAGGTGCTTTTCTTATGCCTTTAGAAGGAGAAATCATGAGCATATTAAAAGGTATTTTTAAGAGCAGAGACAAGCCCAAGGACAGGACATCTGGCAGTGCCTTCAGTTTTTTCCTCGGAGGCACCACCAGCGGGAAGACCGTGACAGAGCGCTCTGCTATGCAGATGACTGCCGTCTACTCCTGCGTAAGAGTCCTCTCTGAAGCAGTGGCGGGCCTTCCGCTTCACCTCTACCGCTATACCGGAAATGGCAGCAAGGAGAAGGCCATAGACCATCCATTATACAGCCTCCTTCACGATGAGCCGAATCCCGAGATGACCTCCTTTGTCTTCCGGGAGACCCTTATGACCCATCTTCTCCTCTGGGGAAATGCCTACGCCCAGATTATAAGAAATGGAAAGGGCGAGGTCATTGCCCTTTATCCTCTCATGCCAAACCGCATGACTGTGGACCGAGACGATAGGGGAGCTCTTTACTATGAGTACACCACATCAGACGATGATGCGCATACGATGAAAGGCTCAACGGTAAGACTTTCACCCCGGGACATTCTTCATATCCCGGGCCTTGGCTTTGACGGCCTGGTCGGATATTCTCCGATCGCGATGGCTAAGAATGCAATCGGCATGGCGATAGCCTGCGAGGAGTACGGGGCCAAGTTCTTTGCTAACGGGGCTGCTCCAAGCGGAGTATTAGAGCATCCGGGGATTCTTAAGGATCCGTCAAGGATAAGAGAGAGCTGGCAGCAGACTTTCGGAGGAAGCGGAAATGCCCACAAGGTAGCGGTCCTCGAGGAAGGAATGAAGTACACGCCGATCTCCATCAACCCTCAGGAAGCACAGTTTCTTGAGACGAGGAAATTTCAGATCGATGAGATCGCGCGTATTTTCAGGATCCCTCCACATATGATAGGGGACCTTGACCACAGCACCTTTTCCAATATCGAGCAGCAGTCTCTTGAGTTTGTGAAATACACCCTTGACCCCTGGGTCTGCCGCTGGGAGCAGGCCATGAGAAAGGCGCTCCTTTCAGAGGATGAGAAGAAGGACTACTTTTTCAAGTTCAACGTGGACGGGCTCCTCCGGGGTGACTATGCAAGCCGCATGAGCGGCTACGCTACTGCAAGGCAGAACGGCTGGATGAGCGCAAACGACATTAGAGAGCTTGAGAACCTGGACAGAATCCCGGAGGAGGATGGAGGAGATCTTTACCTCATAAACGGCAACATGACAAAGTTGTCTGATGCAGGCATATTCGCGGCATCAGGGCAGGAAAGTGAGGAGACTGACGAGAAAGATGAGAACGGTGAAGAGAAACAGGAAGAGGAACCGGAGGAGACAGATGCCCGGCTCCCTGAAAGGAGGAAGAAACCCTTATGAAAAGAAAGTTCTGGAGCTTTATCAGAAACGAAGAGCCGGACGAATTCGAAAGTGAAAGAACGCTTACCCTCGACGGAGAAATTTCCGATGAGTCCTGGTACGGTGACGAGGTAACGCCGAGGCTCTTTAAAGATGAGCTGGAAAGCGGCAGCGGAAAGATCACCCTCTGGATCAACTCTCCGGGTGGAGACGTCTTTGCCGCCGCCCAGATCTACAACATGCTTATGTATTACCCATATGATGTTACGGTAAAGATCGATGCCTTAGCGGCATCTGCAGCGTCCGTCATTGCGATGGCGGGGACAAGGGTCTGCATGAGCCCGGTTGCCATGCTTATGATCCACAATCCCATGACCGTAGCGATCGGGGACTCGGAGGAGATGCAGAAGGCAATCGAGATGCTTTCTGAAGTCAAGGAGTCCATTGTAAATGCCTATGAGATCAAGTCCGGGCTTTCCCGAAATAAGATCAGCAGACTTATGGATGCTGAAACTTGGATGAACGCAAAAGAGGCAAAACGCCTGGGCTTTGCAGACGAGATCTTATTTGCAGGCGGCGATCAGTCACTTACAGAAGAAGAGGAGCTTTCCGATGAAGGCCTCATGCTTTTCTCAAGGAAGTCAGTAACAGACTCTCTTCTTTCAAAGCTTACCCCAAAGCAGAAGCACAAGGAAACAGATACTGCCGTAAAGGCAGATGACTTAAGGAAGCGGCTTTCGCTTCTCTCACACTAAGGAGGAATACTATGACACAGATTATGGATCTTATGGAAAAGAGGGCGAAGGCCTGGGATGCAGCCAAGAAGTTTCTTGACACCCATTCCGACAACGGAGGCAATGTCTCCGCTGAGGATGCCGCTACTTACGATCGGATGGAGAAGGAAGTAACGGACCTCACCAAAGATATCGAGCGCCTGCAGAGACAGGAGGAGATCGAGAAGATGATGAATAAGCCGACTTCTTCTCCGCTTACCACAAAGCCAGGTGCAGAAGACAGCGAGGAGGACAAGAAGGGAACAGCCGGCAAGGCGTACAAGAATGCCTTCTGGGACTCCATCAGAAAGAGAAACTGGTACGATGTGAAAAATGTCCTTGAGATCGGGACCGATGCAAACGGCGGCTACCTCGTGCCGGACGAGTACGAGAAGCAGTTGATCCAGGCGCTTAATGACGAGAACTTCTTCAGGACCCTGGCTCACGTGATTCAGACCCAGTCCGGGACCCACACCATTCCGGTAGTCGCATCCCACGGGACCGCGGCCTGGATGGATGAGAACGGCCTGTACCCTGAGTCCGATGACACATTTGACCAGATCACGCTTGATGCCTATAAGCTTGGCACTGCGATCAAGGTATCTGAGGAGCTCTTAAACGACTCTGTCTTTGATCTTGAGAGCTATATTTCAACCGAGTTTGCGCGCCGTATCGGAGCTGCTGAGGAGGAAGCCTTTCTCACAGGAGACGGAAAGAAGAAGCCGGAAGGAGTCTTTACAAAGGTCAAAGCGACCAAGGACGCAACGACAGAGATTGCAAACACCAACATCAGCTTTGATGCCATCATGGATGTCTTTCACTCCTTAAGAAGCGTCTACAGAAACCGCGCCACCTGGATCTTGAATGACTCCACAGTAAAGGCCTTAAGGAAGATTAAGGACAACAACGGAAACTATATCTGGCAGCCTGCCGTAACTGCTGGCCAGCCGGACATGATCTTAAACCGTCCGTATAAGACCAGTATCTATGCACCGGAGCTTGCTGCAGGAAATGTCGCTCTTCTCTTCGGGGACTTCTCCTACTACTGGATCGCAGAGCGCCAGGGAAGGTCCTTCAAGAGACTCTCCGAGCTTTATGCGGCAAATGGCCAGATCGGATTCCTTGCTTCCGAGCGTATCGACGGAAAACTGATCCTGCCGGAAGCAGTAAGAGGCCTGTCCGTAAAGGCAGCTAGTTAAGGCGCACCCTTACTTGAATGAAGGGTGATTTTCGCACCCTCGATTCAAACGAGGGTGCCTGTTATTTTAAGGAGGAAGCCTTGTGGAAGTAACACTTGAAGAAGCAAAGACCTACCTTCGTGTAAGCTCAAATGACGAGGATGACCTGATAAAAAGCCTGATTGAGACTGCAACAAAGCAGGTCCAGGACATCGCAAGATTTTCTGACGAGGAGTGGGAGACAAGTGAGGAAAAGGTCCTTATCCGCATGCGGATCGCTGTTCTTTACTGCATCGCCTACCTCTACGAGCACAGGGAGGAAGCAGACCACAATGCCTTAAACCAGACCCTCCGCGCTCTTCTCTTTGGAGTAAGAAAGGAGGAGTTCTAGTTGAACATCGCTCTTTTAAGTGAAAAGATCCTTCTCCAGAAGGCAGATGTCTCAACTGATGATGCCGGAAACCGAGTGAGCTCCTGGAAAGGCTATTTTTCCTGCTATGCTACGGTAAGCGCAGAATCTCCAGTGGAGGAGACTGCCGCCGGGGCCACCTGGGATGAAAGTGCGATTGATTTTACCCTGAGATGGTGCTCGGAAGTGGAGGCTTTGACTTCCAAGGAGTACCGGGTCATTTTCAGAGGCGATGCCTACAACATTGAAGGGATTGACCACATGAACTATAAGAAAAAAGCCATAAAGCTTCACTGCAGAAGGGAGGAGTCATGAGCAGAAAAGTCACGATTGACGGACTTGCCGATGCGATTGAAAAAAAATTAAATGACTTTTCAAAGACCACATCAGACTCGGTGAAGAAGGCTGTAAGAAAGACCGGAAACTCGGTAAGAAGTGACATCAGAGATACCGCTCCAAGAAGGACAGGAGCCTACGCAAAGAGCTGGTCGGTAAAGAAGACCGCTGAGACTGCGACCTCTCTATCTGTTACTGTCTACTCAAGGAACCGCTATCAGCTAGCCCACCTTCTTGAGCACGGTCATGCAAAGCGAAACGGAGGAAGAGTCGCTGCAAAGCCTCACATCGCACCGGCAGAGGAGCGGGGAGAAAAGACACTTGAGGAAGAGATAAGGAAGGGGATCTAGGATGAACGGAATCATTTCACTTATTCAAGAAACCGGCCTTCCCTTTGCCTATGATCACTTTGCCGAAGGGGACTCTCCTGCTCCTCCTTTCATCTGCTTTCTCACTGAAGGAAGTGACAACTTCTCTGCAGACGGGAGCGTTTTTCTAAAGGTGAGCGAAGTCCACCTGGAGCTTTACACGGATAAGAAAGACCCAGCTGCCGAGAGAAAAGTCGAGGAGGTCCTGGACCGGCGAAAGATCTTTTATAACAAGTCCGAAGTCTGGATCGAGACAGAGAAGCTCTTTGAAGTGCTCTATATTTTTGAAATGGAGGAAAGCCAGATATGGGAAACAAAGTAAAATATAACCTTAAAAATGTCTACGCAGCAAAGCTTACAGAGACTGTAGTGGACGGGGTGACGTCCTACAGCTACGCAGAGCCTAAGGCCATCCCGGGAGCCGTGTCGATCAGCCTTGATGCAGAAGGCGAGACCAAGGCCTTCTATGCAGACGGCATCGTCTACTTCCGGTCTGTAACAAATAACGGATATTCCGGGGACCTTGAGATTGCCCTGATCCCGGAGTGGTTTCGGACCGATATTCTCCAGGAGACACTTGACGGCAAAGGGGTCCTTGTGGAAAAGAGCGGCCTGACAGACACCGTGAAGTTCGCTCTTCTATTTGAGTTTGACGGGGATGTAAACTCCATCCGCCACGTCCTTTACTACTGCACCGCTTCTAGACCCTCTCTTGAGTCAGAGACAAAAGAAGATACGATTGAGCCTGGGACAGAGAAGCTTTCAATCACGGCTGACCCTCGCCCGGACGGACTTGTAAAGGCAAGGTCAGGGGACACCACAGACACAACTGTCTATGACAGCTGGTATAAGTCGGTCTACCTTCCGACTGAGAAGGCGGCTTCAACTTCATCCTCTTCAGCTACCTCTGATACATCTTCCTCTGGAAAGTAAGGTGAGATTTTATGCTTGAAAAGACAATTGAAATCAGCGGAAAACCGGTCAAGTTCCGCTCTTCTGCCGCAATCCCGAGGATCTACCGGCTCAAGTTCAGGCGGGATATCTTTAAAGACCTGTCAAAACTTGAGAAATCCTACCAGGCCAGAGCCAAAGACAGCGAGGACTTTGAGATTGACGATCTTGAGATCTTTGAAAATGTCGCCTACATCATGGCTTATCATGCTGACCCGACGATCCCAAAGACCATTGACGAGTGGCTCGACCAGTTTGAGATGTTTTCCATCTACCAGGTCCTTCCTGAGATCTTAGAGCTCTGGGGCAGCAACCTCATGACGGATGTGCAGGCAAAAAAAGGACTCGCAGAAGTGAGCGGGAGATGACCACCCCGCTTTTTCTTCTGCGATGCACGGAGATCGGGATCTCGATAAGAGACTTAGAACTCTTATCCATCGGTCTCGTCCTAGACATCTGGACAGAAAAAGCCAACGATGATGTGAAGTATGACCGGCTGGCAGATCAGAGTGATTTTGACAGGTTCTGATTATAGATATTTCGTTTAATATAATGGCAATGTGTTGACGTAAGACGATAAAATGCATATACTGAAGTTAGAAATGGAGGTATATGCAATGACTACCACAAATTTGAATATCAGAACGGATAAGGATATTAAAGATCAGGCTGAGCATATCTTCAATGAACTGGGGCTTAATATGACAACCGCCGTTAATATGTTTCTCAGGACTACGGTCCGGGAAAATGGAATTCCATTTTCTCTGAAACTGGATGTGCCGAATGAAACTACTGCTGCTGCAATTGAAGAGGGCCGGCGGATTGCGGCTGACAGAAGCGTAAAGGGATACTCCGATATGGAGGCACTTAAGAAAGCTCTCGAAGTATGAAGTACGAGGTCAAATTTACCAGCCAGTTCAAGAAAGATTTGAAACAGGCGAAAAAGCAGCATAAAAATCTGGACAAGCTGTTTGAGGCAGTAAATATACTGGCGAATGGCGGCATTCTGGACGCGAAATATCATGACCATGATCTCTCGGGAAATTACAAGGGGACGCGGGAATGTCATATTGAGCCGGACTGGCTTTTGATCTATGAGATCAGAGGCGAAGTTCTTGTTCTTATGCTCTACCGTTTGGGAACGCATTCAGAGCTGTTCAAAAAATAAGAGTGAAAGAAAAGGGCATAAAATTTATTATTTCCTTATCAGGCATCGATCGCAGGATCGGTGCTTTTTCTTTGCCCTCCACGAGCAAGGTCTTCGTAGACCTTCCTGTTTTTCTTTAAGAATTTCTCTGATGAGGATGTGACCTCTTCATCAGATGCTCTCTCTAATTTTTCCGGTTCAGAAACTGGAGCCGAAATGCTGTTTTTATTATCCATAGGCTTTCCTCCTGTGGATATTATCGTTTTTACGCAGGGTAAATGCAAGCAGATATTGCTTAAGGAGGTGAACTTATGCCAAGCAGAATCAAGGGAATCACGGTTGAGATCGGAGGGGATACCACCGGTCTTGACAAGGCGCTGAAATCCGTAAACAGCACCATAAGAAGCACTCAGTCCTCTCTCAAGGATGTGAATAAACTTCTTAAGCTTGACCCCAAGAACACCACGCTCCTTACCCAGAAGCAGAAGATGCTTAAAGACTCCATCTCTGCGACGAAAGAGAAGCTGGAAGGCTTAAAGGAAGCCCAGGTCCAGGCCAAGCAGCAGCTTGAAAACGGCAGCTTAGGCCAGGACAAGTATGACGCTCTCCAGAGGGAAATCGCAGAAACAGAATCGAAATTAAAGAGCCTCGAAAAGGAGTCCAAGAGCTTCGGGTCCGTCTCTTCCCAGAGAATTGCCGCAGCAGGTGAAAAGGTAAAAGGCGTCGGAGAAAAGATGTCCGATGCCGGTGAAAAGATGACACTTGGCTTTACGGCTCCTGTTGTTGCCGGAGCGACTGCTGCCGTAAACTCCTACGGAAATGTCGACAAGCAGTTTAATCTGGTCAAGCAGACGATGGGAAGTACGGCAAATTCCGCCTCGGACTTCAAGGGCCTCTGGAATCAGATCGGGGAGTCTGCGAAAGCGTCCGTCTTTGGCATGCAGGATGCGGCTGATGCGACACTGAACTTTGCGCGTCAGGGCTTTACCGCAAAGCAGGCAACCGATATGCTGACTCCTGCCATGAACCTTGCGGCAGGTACCGGGACGGACCTGTCTGAAGTCACATCCGGCCTTGGAAATGCCATGAAGATGTTCGGAGCAGACTCTTCGGAAGCAGCCACTTACTCCGATGTCTTAGCCAAAGCCCAGGCCCAGGCAAACACGAACACCTCTGAACTTTTCGAGTCGATCTCTGTAGCAGGCCCGATCTGTAAGACGGTCGGCTGGGATGTAAAAGACTTAGCGACCATCACGGATGTATTTGGAAATGCCGGAATCTCCGGCTCAGAAGGAGCAAACGCCTTAAAAACCGGCCTTGCGCGTCTTGCTTCTCCTGCCAAGTCTGGAGCAGACGCGATGGACCAGCTGAAACTCTCGACCGGACAGACCTACGCCATCTTTAATGACAATGGAACGCTTAAGTCCATGCCGGAAGTTCTCGCCAATCTGAATAAGGCTTTTTCCGGCCTTAATGACCAGGAGAAGCTTGAAGCCGCATCAAACATCTTCGGAAAGCAGCAGATGTCCAAGTGGCTGACCCTGATCCAGACATCACCGAAGGATATAGGATCTTTGAGAAGTGCCTTAGACGATGCCGGTGGGTCCGCAGACAAGATGTCAAAGGCTTTGATGTCAGGTACTGGAGGCACGATTGAGCAACTGAAATCCACCTTTGATGTGCTGACGGTCACGATCGGACAGATGCTGGCTCCGGTCCTGACCCAGTTTTTCCAGAAGCTCATCTCGATCATGAACGCTATCATGAAGATGAACCCGGCGACGCAGAGGCTGGTTCTTACGCTTATCGGCATTGTCGCTGCGATCGGCCCACTCCTTATTGTGATCGGAAAAATCGCAGTCGGGGTGGGAAGCATCATGACCTTAGCTCCCAAGATCGTCTCCGCGATAAAGATGGTCCGTACCGGCATGGCAGCAATGAATGCGGTTATGCTGGCAAACCCTGTGGGGCTTGTGATTGCGGCAGTGGCTGCCCTGGCAGCGACTTTCATTTATCTTTGGAAGACAAACGCGAAATTCAGAAACGGGGTCATCGCGATCTGGAATGCTATCCGTTCGGCTTCCGTCAAGGTCTGGGGAGGCATCAAGAAACTTGCCGTAGTCACCTGGGGCGCGATCAAAAGCGCAGTGCTCTCTCCTGTAAGAGCCATCCGATCAGGCATAACTTCTGCCTGGACAGCGATACGGTCGATCACCTCAAGAGTCTGGAATGGGATCAAGTCTGCAATGCTTACTCCAATCAACGCGGCTAGAGACCGGATCCGAGGAATCATCAATGCGATCAAGGGCTTCTTTCCTCTTCGCATTGGAAACATCTTCAGCAATCTGAGGCTACCTCATATCCACGTTTCAGGAGGTAAGGCACCATTTGGAATCGGAGGAAAGGGGTCACTTCCGAAGTTCTCCGTGGACTGGTACGCAAAGGCCATGAAAAACGGAATGATCTTAAACGGCCCGACCATATTCGGTGCTTCTGGTGACTCCCTTCTTGCAGGAGGCGAGGCCGGGTCTGAAACTGTGGTCGGGACTGAGTCTCTGATGAGCATGATTCGCGCAGCTGTTTCCGGAGCCGGAAATGACATCGCTAATGCTGTTCTTACATCAAACCGGATTTTGCAGAGCGGAAATCTTGGTGGGGATATTCACCTTGATGTCTACCTCTTTAAGAACGGCCCTAAGATGGGGGAAGAGATCGTCCATGCCTATGACACCTACAAAAGGAGGCTCGGCTGATGATTTACTCGACCATTCAGATAAACGGAAAGGAGATCCTGCGGCCTAACGATTTTTCTCCCCAGAGGGAGGATATCTACGCAGCCGAGATCACGACCTGCACCGGAGCCACCATTGCGGACAGGATCGGCTGGAAATATTCGGATATGACCTTAGAGTGGGACACGCTTCCGCAAGCCCAGCTTGAGGTCCTTCTTTCCATGAGCGGGGAGTCTACCATCACCTTTACCGATGCGGACGGGACCTCCAGGACAGAGCGAATCGTAAGATCGTCTGCTGTAAGTACTGCTTCAAGAGCCACGTCAGCAGACGGAAAGCCGGTATGGTCCGATGTGAAAGTCGAGGTGAGATTCTTAGATGCCTACAATTGATGAAGAGAACAAGAAAGCAATAAGAACTCCATTTGAAGTCCACTGCGGCATGTCCGGGCGGGATGCGAAAGTCGACCTGTCCTTTTCTGCTATTTCAGGCGCTGTGACAGACACCAACCCTTCAGAAGCTCTCGATAATGAGCACTGGGATATGAGAAGCCTTACCGATCTTTCAGGAGGAGGTTTTCCCTTAGACGGAAGCTGCAGTCTTTATGACGCGTCTATCCCCGGAAGCAATGAAGAGGGTAAGATGGGCCTTCGGTCAAAGCTCGGCCAGAGCATTTCTGTTACAGTAAAGGCAAAGACCGTCATCGCAGCTCTCACGGTTGCTGTGACCTCGGACTCTCCGGGAACGATCACGGCAAACGGGACGGACTATACGGCAGGAAGAATCACTGTGATTCCGGTAAACGGAAAAGAGGTGACTCTGACTGCTAAAAGCCAGGATGAAGGAAGCCGGATTGAGATTGCCTCGATCACTCCAGGGATCACTTTGGAGTTTAACAATAAGAACCTCATCTCCTGCACTCTGGCCCTCAGGTCTGATCTATCGATTATCAGTCCATCCTGGCAGGTGTCTGAAATTGAGATCTCTGCCTACTGGCCGGATGATATCTCAGAAGCGATCAGTAACGTAGGGGATGATGTCCCGGTCTGGTACTACGCCGGATACGAAGGAGACTACTCAAAGACAAGGTCCTTTTATCTTTCAGAAAAGGCCTCGATGGAAAACAACATCATCACCATAAAAGGTGAGGACATGAGCAGTAAACTTGAGGACAAAAACAACATCTCCCAGGTCCTAAATTCAACGGGAGGTAACGGAAGAAAGACCCTATACAACCGCTTTGTCAAGTTCATCACGGACTCCGGGGTCAAGCTCGCCTCGAGAGAGACAGCGCCGGATACCAACAGCAACTCGTCTACTTACACGCTTATCTTTGACGAGCAGTCGTCAAGAGAGATTGTAGCTGACATCATGAATCTATCTCACAACGGATCCTTCTGGCCTGCCTTTGTCGATGCCGGAATCCCGAAGGTCACCTGGAGCAAGCCCATCAAAAAGTGGGACATCTATGAAAAGGACTGCGGAGATGTGGTAAGAAGTGTCGACCGTAACATCGCAAAGATCACAACGGATGCCGACTACGGACTTTTATCAAAAGCTGTAAGATCACAAAAATTAGAGGAGCTTGAGACAAAAAGCGTAAAGGCAGGCGAGGGTTACTCCCACAGCCCGGACGGCTACTGGTGGTATCTTACGGTAAGCAACGCGAAGTCCGTCCTGGCAACCGCAAACCGGATCGTCTGGACTGCTAAGAAGTCGACCGTCTCAAAGAAAGTAAAGGAAAAAACAAAGAAGCGCTACAAGACCGGAAAAAAGAAGGGAACACCGATCTATAAGACAGTGACAAAGAAGCTAAACCAGTGCATCGTGAAAGGAAAAGAGGTAACGATCACGAAAGAAGCCTCTTCTGTCATCCACTCAGGAAAGCGCCCCGGAAGCACGGCGACCGTTGATCCGATCGCTCACGGCAAGGTCTACGGAGGAACCACACTTTTATATCCTGCCTACGAATATCTTTTTTCCAGGTCAAACATCACAGGGTCTTTTACCTTTAAAGGTGACCCCAGGATGCAGCCTAGAGACGTCTTCTCCTTTCACCGCCTGGATGGGACCGTTGAGACCTGCACGATTGAAAACATCACGCTTACCCATGAGGGAGGAGGGACGAAGGCAGAAGTGACTTATCGGAAAGGCATCTGCTAGAAGCTTATTTGCACCTTAGAGGTGCTTTTTTATTGGGAGAAAACACATGGCATGGAAAGAACCGAAAACCGACTGGAGCGCAGCGGACCTTGTGACCGCGGATGACATGAACCGGATCTGCGGCAATCTGAATCTCCTTTATCCCGGAGGAAAACTCAAGACCGACTACACGGCAGACGATTTCGTGACCGTAAGCGAGTGGCATGCAATTCTCACTTCATTAAACATCATGCTCGCTGTCACCGGCTTTTCAGAGACCCTTCCGGGAGATGAAATGACAAATGACACCTTTAACCAGGTGGAAGGGCTGACCCAGGAAATAAGAAACGCACTTGACCAGTACTTCCTGCAGACCAAGGCAGCTTCTTATGCAGGAGATTCGGTCTTTGCAGGTGACGTTTACGTGACCGGATATTAAGGAGGGAAGACTTATGGCTTTTATTGACAGAGTGGTGGAGCATCCGGGAAGATATACGCTTACGAATGCTGACACCGGAGAAGTGCTCGGCACCTTTGATCTTGCGAGGGCAGAAGGGACCGTCACCGCAGAGGGCACCCAGCTTAATGCGTCGAACTTAAACCAGGAGATTGCGGATGCAAAGACCGAAGTCACCGAGAGTATCAGTGACTCGATCGATGCAAGGTTGTCTGCCTTTACGATTGACTCCAATCAAAACGTTCGCGTAAAGAACATCCAGAGAGGAAGCGGAAAGGTAAGCGCTAAGAAGGGAAAGACCGTGACCAAGCACGTAAGCTTTCCCAAGGCTTTCTCTTCGGTTCCTTCTGTCATCGTAACTCCAGTATCAGCTGCTCCAAATAACATCGCAGTAAGTACTAAAAACATCACGACAAAAGGCTTTGACTTATGTCTCTACCGCTCAAGCGATGCGGAGACATCCTTCTGCTGGGCAGCAGTCCTATAAGGAGGCACTAATGGTAGTAAAAACAGAATACCTGGGAGGAACCTACTATCTTCACTGCGCCTTTGCAGATGATGAAGAAGGGACGAACTTTTCTCTTACAGAATATGACGATGCCTTGATGCGGGGAAGCTACACCGACCAGTCGGAAACAGAAAGCAGTGATCCATCCCGCTACTCCTGGACATATATCGAGGAGAATACAGAAGAAGAGACTGACACCGATGAAGAGGACGCGAGCGAGCTTGAAGAAAGGCTCTCTGACTTAGAAGACCTCTCTGATGATCTTTCTGCAGGAAGCGAGGCAGCAGGTTTTGACATCACGTCCACCCAGGCCAATTCGGATACTGAGATTGGAAACGTGAACATTCTTAGCGGCACAAACAAAGGAGAAGAAGGCTGGAGCGCTTCTAGTGGCCTGACTTTGAATTCCACGGAAGATACGGTCTATACCGACCTTGACCTTACTGATTTTCTTACGGTCACATGCACGACCGCCGGGTTTGATTGGATCGCCTTTAGCTCAAGTGACCTTCTGAAAGAGCTCTCCCAGGCAGGAGAGGAAAGCAGCTACACCTTAAGCTTTGACATCAGGCAGTCTAGTGTATTTCAGATTCCGGTCTCTTTCTGTGATGAGGATAAGAGCAATGCCATGCTCACTTTTGACGCTGTCGACCTCACCTCGGGTGACTCAGACCGGGATAATTCGGATGCCTGGATTCACTTCACTTCAACGGCTTTAAGTACGAGCGCCAGCGCATCATCCCAGAAGCTTTACTTTGACTTAAGCCAGATGCCTGCTTCTGCGACCCTTGACATCGCAAATCTGAAAATAGAATCAGGTGCTCTGGCTACTCCCTGGAGGGAGTCTCTTTCCGAGATCAATGCCAAGGTGGAAGCCGCAAAGAAGGCTGCCGATCAGGCTCAGCAGACAGCAGACGGTCTTGACGATTCGGTCTCAGGCCTTCAGGAAGATGTCTACGGAGACGGGGGAATCACAGAAACCATCACAGGACTTATCGGAGAAACAAAGACGGTAACGGATGAAAACGGGGAAGCGGTCTACGATGAAATCACTTACACCGACTCGGACGGGACGACCCATACGGAAAAGGTCGCCAGGACTGAGAGGATCCCGGGAAGGCTCGATGACCTGGATAGTAAGGTCCAGGATGCAGCGGATAAGGCGGAGCAGGCAATTGAAGGGCAGGAGCAGATCCCATCCATCAAGGCATCAATTGATGAAGCAAAAGAGATCTTAAAGGAGTGGTCCCTTGATGATGGCTCAGGAAATTTTGACGGAAGCAAGATCGGAAAGGGCACCATCACCTCAGAAAAGATCGCAGCAGGAGCCCTCCTTATTTCAAATTTCTCTAAAGAAGCCCTTAACCTTATCAATCAGCCTCTTAAGTACATCCGCTCTGCAACTGTGGATGGAGAATTAGTCATTGAGATCGGTGAGGAAGGATCGCCCTACAAGGTCACGATCAGTAAGCAGGGCATGAACCTCTACGCAGACGGCGGGATAGCCGCCTTTTTTAATACTGATACCATGAAGATCACAAAGGCCAGGATCTTAAATTCCATCCGCTTCGGAGAGGAAAACGATGAGAAGGACGACTTTGCCTTTGTCCCGCAGCCGAACGGAAACCTGTCGTTTAAGCTCTTAAAAGATGAGGAGGGATAGACATGACGGTAGCAATCTCTGCTTCCATTACAGAAAACAGCATCTCGGTAGACAATAACACTTCAAATGTAACCGTAAAGGTCACAGCCAAATGGACCTACGGATCCTTTGACCACACTCCGCCAAAGCTTACTGTCACAATCGATGGGGACAAGTACGAGAAGAGTGTGAGCCTGAATCCTAACAACACAACAAGCGGGTCTAACACGATCTTTTCAAAGACTCTGAATGTCGCTCATGACTCAGACGGAAGTAAGAAGCTCACCGTCTCAGCATCATATGCGACAGGGACAAGCGCCGGAACGGTCAAGGACTCAGTCACAAAGACTCTTACCACGATCGCAAGAAAATCTGCTCCTACTGCGCCTTCTTCAGCAGTATTAGGGGATACGATTACGATTGCGACTAACCGAAAGTCCTCCTCCTTTACCCACACGCTTTCTGCCTTCTGGAATGGGAAGTCAGAGACAATCGCAAGCAAAACTAAAGATGCATCAGTTAAGTGGGAAATTCCTCTCTCTTGGTGCACAGCCGGATCAACAGGAAAGTGCACGATTACCTGCACGACCTATAACGGGAGCACATCTCTTGGAAGTAACACATGCAGCATCACTTTAACGCGGCCACAGACCAGCACGGTCTATCTGTCATCTTCCACCTGCGCTGTGGACGGGGGAAACTCGGTTCAGATTAAGACACTGGGAAATTACTCTGGCTACACTCACAATCTCTATTACACGCTGGGAAGTGTATCTACATCTGAAGGAATCACAGATCCGTCCGCAAAGGGAGAGACTGTTTTTACACCACCCTTAAGCCTTTTAAATTCCATTACAGATTCTGTGTCCGCCTCCTGCACAGTATTCTTAGATACCTGCTACGGGGATACAGTTTTGGAGACGGCAAGCACAGCCCTGACTCTGACGGTTCCGGCATCAGTCATTCCTGCAGCTGCGATTACTTCGGTAACAGACACCGTAGCGTCCGGGAAGGACTCCTCGAAGTCACTTCTTGACTACTACGGTGCCTTTGTGGCTGGAAAGTCAATTCCTAAGATGACAATTACCGGGACGGAAAGCTACAGCTCTCCGATCAAGACCTACTTTGCAAGCTTCAGCGAGGGCGGCTATCTTTCCTTTCCAACTCCTGAGATCACAGCAGACCAGGAGATAAAAGAAGGGGATACCAAGCTTTCTGCCTTTGTCATGGACGCAAGAGGAAGGGACTCTGCTGAAGCTGTAAAAGAGATAACCGTGCTCTCCTGTTCTGCCCCTCAGATCACTGCCTTTTCAGTTACCAGAATGTCAGAGAAGAGTGACGGGACACTTACAGCAGATGATGCAGGGGAGATTCTTCGGGTTACTTATGACATCACGGTCAGCCCTCTTAATGACAAAAACTCAAAGGCCGCGGTCCTTACCTGGAAGAGTCTCTCGGATTCCTCCTCCGGGTCTATCGACCTGTCTCTTACCGCTTATCATTCCTCAGGGGCGCTGGATATCAAAGGGGAAAGCGGCTATGTGAGTTTTCCTTCTACAAGCAGGTACAGGCTGACTCTTTCTGTTACCGATGACTTTTCAACCACTTCTTCAAGTGCCACGGTCCAGACCGCTGACGTCATCATGGACTTTCACGCAGGAGGAAAAGGAGTCGCGATCGGAAAGATCTCAGAAGGGTCTGGCTTTGAGTGCCAGTACGATGCCAGGTTCAATGGAGGACTCATATATAAAGGTAAGGAACTTCTGGATCTGATCTACCCGGTCGGATCCATTTATCTTTCAGTAAGCACCGCGTCTCCAGCTGACCTCTTTGGAGGAAGCTGGGAGCTGATCCCGGATGCCTTCCTCCTTGGAGCGGGAAGCACCTACGCTCTTGGGGCCACGGGAGGGTCAGCCGATGCTGTCGTTGTAAAACACAATCACCTGCAGAAAAGCCACACCCACCTGCAGAATGCCCATAAGCATGAAGCCAGCATGGAAGGAGCCAGGTACCTCTACTACAACTACAGCGATGTGCAGACCGGTGTAAGCGAAAGGTCGGTAGCCTCTGCCAGCGGAAACTACAAGGCCCCGGTCATTAACAGCTCCGCTACCGACTGGAAGGGAGCCGGATACACCGGATACGAGACCGCGGAAAACCAGGAGGCTACCGCTGAAAACATTGAAGCAGGCGAGGATGGGGCAGGAAAGAACATGCCGCCCTATCTTGCTGTCTACATGTGGAAGAGAACCGCATAGAAAGGAGAATGCCATATGAAGGAATTCTGGGCAGTGATTAAACTTATCTTTGCCGCTCTGGGCGGCTGGATCGGCTACTACTTAGGAGGCTGTGACGGCCCGCTTTATGCACTCATTGTTTTTGTGATCTGTGACTACATCACAGGTGTCATGTGTGCAGTGGCAGATAAGAAGCTTTCAAGCAACGTGGGATTTAAGGGCATCGCAAGGAAGGCCCTTATTTTTCTTTTAGTCGGAGCTGCAAATGTGATCGACATTCATGTACTTGGAAAGGCTGGAGTTGTTCGTACTGCGGTCATTTTCTTTTACATCAGTAATGAAGGCATCAGCTTACTCGAAAATGCCGGCCACTTGGGACTTCCGATTCCGAAGAAACTAAAGCTTGTTCTTGAGCAGCTTCACGACAGAGCAGAAAAGGAGGAAACAGATGAAAGTAAATAAGATGATTTCTAAGTACAACCAGGAGAGCAGATACGGCCAGAAGGTTAAGTTTATCGTGATCCACTATGTTGGCGCGGTAAGCTCTGCAAAGAACAACTGCATCTATTTTTGCGGAGGAAACCGGAGGGCTTCTGCTCACTACTTTGTGGACAGCGAGATCTGGCAGTGTATCCCAGAGAGCAAGGCAGCCTGGCACTGCGGAGGTGGCCTCTTAGACACAGGAAGGGCCATGAACCAGGGCAACCGGGGAGCAACGTATTTTCATATCTGCACCAACTACAACTCCATTGGAATTGAGCTCTGCTGTTACAGGAAGAACGGCCAGGTGGTGCCGACCCCGACTGCCATCAGGACCGCAGCGCCACTTGTGAAGCATCTCATGAAAAAGTACAGTGTCCCGGCATCTCATGTCATCCGTCATTTTGATGTGAACGGTAAGATCTGCCCGAACGGTTACATCTCGGCATCTGCCTGGGCGGGCCTTCATAAGATCCTGACCGGGGAGGCCGACCATCCTTACCCGGTAACGGACCTTAAAAAAGGAGACAGCGGGACTGAGGTCACGAAGCTTCAGACCTGTCTTAACAAGATCATAAAGGCTGGCCTCACAGCAGACGGCATCTTCGGCCCTGCCACGGAAAAGGCAGTCAAGGCATTCCAGAAAAAGCAGGGCCTTGAGCCTGATGGAATCGCAGGTCCTCTTACCAGAGAAAAAATAAAAAAAATTTTCTAGAAAAACGTCAGATTTGCCACTTTCCCAAGGCTACTTATCGGAGGGGATAAGAAATCCCCTCTGAAAGGAGGTAACAGGATGAAGCACAAACTTAAGATCAGTGTTTCAGAGAAACCACAGAGCAGCGGAATCGTATCATGCAAAAGCCTTGATGTAAGAGAGCGTCTTTTAAGAAAGCTCTTCGGAGACAAGAGAAGAGTGACGGTCCTTATCCCAGGTGATGGCGTGGACGAGATCTCAGTTGTGAGCCAAACGAAAGGAGGCAGTGAAGATGGAGAAGGAATTCCTTCTTAAACTGGCAGAGGATGTAAGTACCCTGGCAGAAGACATCAGAAGTCTGGCAGAGGCCTGCAAGGCGCCATCAGAAGAAGACGGCAGCCAGGAGGAAAAGGCCAGTCCGCAGGAGAAAGCTCAGGCAGAGGTGATTCCATCTCAGGAACCTGACCCGGCTGAAAAGACAGAGGAGAAAGCACCGCCGGAAAAGTCCGTAACTCTTCCTGAAGTAAGGGCTGTCCTTGCAGAAAAAAGCCGGGAAGGCCATACCAAGGAGGTAAAGGCTCTGATCAAGAGTCTGGGTGCTGACCGTCTCTCAGAAGTTGACCCGTCACAGTATCCGGCTCTCTTAAAAAAAGCGGAGGTGATCTGATATGCCAGACAGCCACGCGTTACTTTCTCCATCGAGCGCCGAGAGGTGGATCAACTGCACAAAGGCGCCCTGGTTTGAGCAGGAGTTCCCGGACAACTCCGGCACCGCAGCTGAGGAGGGAACTGCTGCGCACGCCTTAGCCGAGCACAAAATAAAGAAGGCCCTTAAGATGAGAAGCACCCGCCCGGTATCAAAGTACGACTCCGATGAAATGGAGGAGTGCACTGACTCCTACAGGGACTATGTGATCGAGCAGTACGAGGCAGAAAAGACAGAGTGCCCCGATGCAGAGATTTTCGTTGAGACAAGACTTGACCTCTCGGCTTACGTTCCCGGGTCCTTCGGCACCTCGGACTGCATCATCGTATCGGACAGGAAGCTTCATGTGATTGACTTTAAGTATGGTCAGGGAGTACTTGTCGATGCCGAGGAAAATCCCCAGATGAAGATGTATGCGCTTGGAGCACTTTCTCTTTATGAAAGTCTCTATGACTTTAAGACAGTCGAGATGACAATCTTTCAGCCAAGAAGAGAAAACGTAAGTACCTGGGAGGAGCCGGTTAATGATCTTAAGGAGTGGGCGGATGAAGTCTTAATCCCCGCGGCAAAGTTAGCAAGCAAGGGAGAAGGGTCCTTTTCCTGCGGCCCCTGGTGCACTTTCTGCCGGGCAGCAGTTAGATGCAGGAAGCGGGCGGAAGAGAAGATGGCTCTTGCAAAGAAGGAATTTGCCCTCCCGCCGGAGTTAACAGACAGCGAGATTGAGGAGATCTTAAAAGTCCTGCCGGACTTAACCAGGTGGGCAAACGATATTACTGCTTATGCGACTTCTGAAGCTGTAAACCATGGAAAGAAGTGGGAAGGCTTCAAGCTTGTCGCAGGAAGAAGTATCCGCCGCTACAAAGACGAAGATGAAGTGGCAAGAGCCGCTGAAAACTCCGGTTACACGGACATCTATAAGAAAAGTCTTATCAGCCTTACCGAGATGGAAAAGCTGATGGGAAAGAAGAGATTCAAGGAAGTCCTGGGTGATCTTATTTATAAGCCGCCCGGAAAGCCAACCCTTGTGCCAGAAAGTGACCGGCGCAGGGAGATAACAGGAAATACAGCAGAAGAAGAATTTTCACAGATCAAGGAGGCCAACTATGGCAATGAGAAACACTAAGGTAGTTACAGGCAAGGCAAGACTTTCCTACGCGAATGTCTGGGAGCCGAAGTCCATCAACGGAGGAGCAGAGAAGTACTCTGTCTCCATTATCATCCCGAAGAGCGACAAGAAGACCATCGATGCGATCAACAAGGCAGTGGATGCTGCGATAGAGGATGGCATCGGAAAGTTCGGAGGGAAGAAGCCAAACAAGGCAGCAATCAAGCTTCCTCTCCGTGACGGAGACCTGGAGAAGGACGACGAGGTCTACAAGAACTCTTACTTCATCAACGCAAACAGCACCACAGCGCCTCAGATCGTGGACCAGAATGTAAATCCGATCCTGAACAGAAGCGAAGTCTACAGCGGTGTCTATGCGAGGGTATCTGTTACTTTCTACGCTTTTAACTCCAACGGCAACAAGGGAGTCGCATGCGGACTTGGAAACATCCAGAAGATCTGTGACGGTGAGCCTCTCGGAGGAAGAAGCACGGCAGAAGAGGACTTCACTGCGCTTGACGCTGGTGATGATGACTTCCTGAACTAAGGGGGGCCGGTATGGAAACAGCAATGATCTTTCTCTGTGACATCCTTCTTGTCCTCTTCTCACTTGCATCGGCCATCTGGGCTGGAGCCGGAATCATGCTTTTTATCAGCATCAGAAAAGAGGATAGGCGCAAGGAGGAGCTCCACAGAAAGCGCATGAAAAATATCTTGTAAACTACATATCATTTAAGGCAGGCGGCAGGGAAATCTTCTCTGCCGTCTTTTTTAAGTTGAGGTGAATCTATGAAAAACCTTAGTATCGATCTTGAGTGCTACTCGGACATTGACCTTTCCAAATGCGGAGTATATAAGTACGCAGAGTCTCCCGCTTTTGAGATTCTGCTCTTCGGCTACGCAGTTAACGGAGGAGAGGTAAAGGTCATTGATCTGGCATCTGGTGAAACAATCCCGGATGATGTTCTTGATGCCCTTACCGATGATACAGTGATCAAGTGGGCCTTTAACGCTAACTTTGAGCGGGTCTGCCTGTCAAGGTACCTTCGGGACCGGGGAGTAAGCCTGTATCCCTTTTACGATCACCACCCTTTGACTGCAGTGCCTGCCAGGTTCTTAAATCCTTCCGGCTGGCACTGCTCAATGGTCTGGGCAGCGACTCTTGGACTTCCGTTGTCTCTTAAGGGAGCCGGCGAAGTCCTGAAACTAGAAGATCAGAAGATGGATGAAGGAAAAGCTCTTATCAAGTATTTCTCCCTTCCCTGCACTCCGACAAAGGCAAACGGGGGAAGGAAAAGGAACCTGCCATCTGATGCTCCCGACAAATGGGAGACCTTCAAGCGTTATAACAAAAGAGATGTGGAAGTTGAAATGGCAATTCAAAAGCGCCTGTCACATTTTCCGGTTCCTGACTTTGTATGGGATGAGTATACGATCGACCAGGAGATAAATGACAGAGGGGTCCGGCTTGATATGGAGCTGGTCCATAAGGCTATCCAGATGGATGAAATCTCTAAAGGTGAGATTACTGAGGAGCTTAAAAAGCTGACAGGGCTTTCTAACCCGAACAGCGTCATGCAGCTTAAGGACTGGCTTGAGGAAAAGGGCTTTCCTCTTGAGAGCCTTGGTAAAAAGGAAGTGGCAGCCGCGATTAAGGAAGCTCCTGACGGGATCAAGGAGGTCCTTGTACTGCGTTTGCAGCTTGCCAAATCGTCTGTCAAGAAATACCAGACGATGGAGCGGGCAGTCTGCTCTGACGGCAGGGCCAGAGGAATGTTTATGTTCTACGGGGCAAACCGTACAGGCAGATGGTGTCTTACAGGAGACCACGAAGTTCTGACACAGGATGGATGGGAGAGACTTGATGAATGGCAGGGAGGAGCTATCGCCTGCTGGAATGCCACATCCGAAGCAGTATCTTTTCAGAAAGCAGAAAAACTGGAATTCGATTACCGCGGGAAGATGTACACATATCAGGACAACAGGATTGACCAATGCTCCACTCCGGATCACAAAATGCGTGTAAAGAAAAGATATGGGGGCAACTGGACAGATATGACAGTTGAAGAAATGGCTAAATGCCAACCCTGCATACCATTGAATGGTTACCGATATCACCGCGGATGTGCCAGTCCGGCATGGATCCGTGTTCTTATCATGACGCAGGCTGACGGGTACTATACGGCTGACGGTGAGGTGAGATTCCATTTTAAGAAGCTGCGTAAGATTGCGCGCTGCAAGCATCTTCTGCGTAAAGCGGAAATATCCTTTGTTGAACGTGAAAACACAAACGGAACTGTGACAATCACCATTCCAGCACGATGCGTGCCGCTATGGCTTCGGGAATTTCGCACCAAGACATTCGGATTCTGGCTCCTTGATGAAAATCCCGATATATTTTTTGATGAGCTTCCGCAGTGGGATGGATATTGTCCTGCACCGAACAGCATCCAGTACACCACCTGCAACAGGCAGAATGCCGATATTGTCCAGGCACTTGCGCATATGTCCGGAAGATGCGCTTCCCTGCGGCTTAAAAAGCTAAGTGGGGAGCATAAAAACTGGAAAGACGCTTATATCCTCGATATCTGGCTCAGCCCAGGGGCTGGTCACGAGATCCGTGTCAAGCCGACGATAACTGACTATGACGGGAAGGTTTACTGTGCTGCTACAAAGACAGGGTATTTTCTGGTAAGGAGAAACGGGAAAGTATGGGTAACTGGCAATTCTGGCCGCTTAATTCAATTACAAAATCTACCTCAGAATCATCTGCCCGACCTTTCAGAAGCAAGAGCCCTGGTTCGCTCAGGAGACTTTGACTCGGTAAAGCTCCTCTACGAGGATGTCCCGGACACTTTGTCTCAGCTTATACGGACTGCCTTTATCCCTCGTGAAGGCCAGAAGTTTTATGTCGCTGACTTTTCCGCCATCGAGGCCAGGGTCATCGCCTGGTATGCCGGCGAAACTTGGAAGTCAGAAGCCTTTGCAAACGGAGAAGATATCTACTGCTCCACGGCAAGCCGCATGTTTGGAGTGCCGGTTGTAAAGCATGGTGTAAACGGCGAGCTCAGGCAGAAAGGGAAAATAGCGGAATTGGCATGTGGTTATGGCGGCTCGACCGGAGCCCTTAAGGCGATGGGCGCCATCGAGATGGGACTGTCTGAGGATGAGCTTCCGGGCATTGTCTCCTCCTGGAGAAGTGCAAATAAGCAGATCGTCCGCTTCTGGTGGGAAGTGGACCGGGCTGTTAAGGATGCTGTGAAATATCATAAGACCACGAAGCTTGGAAGGCTCACCATATTTTATCAGTCCGGCATGCTTTTTATCACTCTTCCCTCAGGGAGAAAGCTTGCCTACGCACGTCCGAGAATCGGAGTTAACCGCTTCGGAGGCGAGTGCGTGACCTATGAGGGGACTGGCAGCACCAGAAAGTGGGAGCGCCTTGAATCCTACGGGCCGAAGTTTGTCGAAAACATCGTCCAGGCCACGTCCCGCGACATTCTCTGCAACTCTATGAAGACTTTAAGAAACTGCTCTATCGTCATGCATATCCATGACGAGCTTGTAATTGAGGCAGATCCAGAGGTTTCCTTAAATGCCCTCTGTGAGCAGATGGGCAGAGCTCCTTCCTGGGCACCTGGCCTTAATCTCCGGGCAGATGGGTACACCTGCGAATTTTACCAGAAAGATTAATAAAAAACGTCAGATTTCACCTCCTGCCAAGGCTACATGACAGGAGGTGTTTTTTTATGGATGTAACAAAGATAACTGAACAGTTTAATACGGAGGCGAGGCAGATAACGGACGAGGACATGAGAGCTGAATACCGCTATCTTCTTGCCAGGGAGCTTACAGAAAAGCTCTTGCAGGAAGGACTTATCAGCCAGGAGGAGTTTGATCGGATCATGGAGAAAAACAGAGAAAGCTTTTCTCCGCGAAGCGCCGGGATTGATGCGAATGAACTTGATAAATAGCCGCTTTAGAGTGATTTATGTAGTGCGCCATAGAAAGGAAGGTGAGATAAATGGCACAGATAACAAAGATAGAGGCAGCAAAGGCCGGAAAGATCAAGCTCCGCGTGGCTGCCTATGCCAGAGTGTCCACAGGTTCGGATGACCAGCTCATAAGCCTTGAAGCACAGAAGAGGCACTACGAAGCCTACATAAAGGCAAGGCCGGACTGGGAGTTTGCCGGGCTCTACTATGATGAGGGCATCAGCGGGACAAAGACGGCAAAGAGAGAAGGACTACTTAAGATGATAAAAGACTGCGAGAAGGGCCTTATCGACTATGTCATCGTAAAGTCCATAAGTCGGTTTTCAAGAAATACCGTGGACAGCATTGCAATCGTAAGGGAGCTTCAGAGCAAAGGCGTCTACATGTATTTCGAGAAGGAGAACATTGACACCGGAAAGATGGAAAGCGAACTTATGCTCTCCATTCTCTCAAGCCTTGCCCAGAGCGAGTCGAAGTCAATCTCCTCAAATGAAAGATGGGCCTTGCAGAAGCGCTTTGCCAACGGGACTTACTTAAGCCCCGCTCCTTACGGCTATAAATACGCGGGCAGGAAAATGGTACCGGTTTCCGATCAGGCCAGGGTGGTAAAGCGGATCTTTGACGGGGTCTTAAACGGCAAGTCCACAACAGAAATCGCAAAGGAGCTGAATGCAGATGGCATTACCACAAAGAGGGGCGGCAGATGGAGAAGCAGCACAATCCGGGACGTGATAAGAAATGAAACCTATACCGGCTCTCTTATCCTGCAGAAGACCTACACAGATGATAATTACAACCGCCACATAAATAACGGTGAGAGGCAGAAGTACAGGGTAGCCGATCATCATGAAGCCATTATCAGCCAGGAGGTTTTCGATGCCGCATGCAGAGTCATGTCAAAGAACGGTGCGGAAAAGGGAAACTTCTACGGAACAGACCAGACGCAGAACCGCTATCCGATGTCAGGAAAAGTCATATGCGGTGAGTGCGGGTCAAAGTGGAAAAGAATCGGGGCAGAAGGCAGAAGGTGTTATGCCTGCTCCGGGCATCTTGAGAACAGAAACTCCTGCAGCCAGAAGCCCATCAGGGAGGATGCCCTGCAGGCAGCATTTGCAACTATGCTGAACAAGCTTACTTTTGCAAGAGAAGTGATCCTGGTTCCTTACAGATATTCGGTAAGGAATAAGTCCCATACGGCTGGAGGAGAGCAGCTTTCCAGAATCGATGAGCTTCTAAAAAAGAACGAGGAGAGAAGAAAGCAGATCCTCTCCTTTTATACCATGAGACTAATTGATTCAGAGACTTACGAAAGAGAAAGTGCCGGTCTTGAAAAGGAGAAGGCCAGACTTTCTGAAGAAAAGAAGCTTCTTTCTGCAAAAGATGAGAGCTCTTTGGACAGGGAAGAGGAGCTTGAGAAACTGATGCGCTATACCGGAAAGGGCCGGATGCTCACAGAGTTTGACGGAGATCTGTTTACAGACTTTGTGGAGAAGATAATCGTCCGCAGCAAAACGGAAATCGAATTTGTCCTGAAATGCGGACCGACTTTTAAGGAGGTGATTCGATGAAACATACACCATACGGCTACAGAATTGAGAACGGAAAGGCCCTAATCGTTGAAGAGGAGGCCGAAACCATTCACCGGATTATAAAGAATTATCTTGGCGGGATGAGCCTTGCCTCGGCGGCTTCCGCGGAGGGCCTTTCGCATAGCCACGCCTGGGTGAAAAAGCTCATCACCAACAGGAAATACCTGGGCGATGACTTTTATCCGCAGATTCTTACCGAGGAGGAAATAACAGCCTGCGAGGAGGAAATTCAGAGAAGATACTGCGTGCATGGTATCGCAAAGCGGGGACGCAGAAAAAGAGTACCGCCAAAGCCTGAGACAGAGTTCGTACTCCTCTCGCCGCGGAAGTTTCATGCTGATCCTAGAAAGCAGGCTGAGTACATGTACGGACTTGTGAAAGAGAAGGTGATCAAGTAATGGATGTAGCAAACAATGTAACCGTCATCCCGGCGAGCAAGGTAACAGGAACCCGGACAGAAGGCAGTGGCATTCATAAGACCAGGGTCGCTGCTTACTGCCGGGTATCGACAGACTATGAAGAACAGGAGTCAAGCTATGAGACGCAGGTGAAGCATTACACTGACTACATCAAGGCAAATCCTGCCTGGGAACTTGCGGGGATCTTTGCCGACGATGGAATTTCAGGCACCAGCACGGCAAAGCGGACTGCCTTTAACAATATGATCGAGGACTGCAAGGCTGGCAAGATCGATATGATCATAACCAAGTCTATAAGCCGGTTTTCAAGAAACACGGTCGACTGCCTGAAATACACAAGGGAGCTAAAGAACTTAAACATTGCCGTCTACTTCGAGAAAGAAAACATCAATACCCTCGATGCCAAGGGTGAGGTCCTGCTTACCATTATGGCATCCCTTGCCCAGCAGGAATCTGAATCCCTGTCGGCAAACGTAAAGATGGGAATACAGTTTCGTAACCAGCAGGGACAGGTGAGGGTAAACTACACCAGGTTCTTAGGCTACGACAAAGGACCTGACGGAAAACTTGTCATCAATGAAGAGCAGGCCAGGACGGTAAGGCGGATCTTCAGAGACTACCTGGACGGAAACAGCTACGGAAAAATAGCAGAAGGCCTTGCAAGAGACGGCATCAAAAACGGGTCCGGCAGCACCAAGTGGTGGCCTACGAATGTCAAGCAGATCCTGAAAAACGAGAAGTACATCGGTGATGCTCTACTGCAGAAGACTGTTACGGTGAGTGTCCTCGACAAGACAAGAAAGCGAAATGACGGGTCTGCTCCCCAGTATTATGTGAAAAACAGCCAGCCGCCGATCATCGACCGGGATACTTACATGCGGGTCCAGGCCGAGATGGAGAGGCGAGCCAATATGTCCTCAAACGGAAGAAAGAGATGCTTTTCCAGCAAGTATGCTCTTTCAGGGATCGTATTTTGCGGACTTTGCGGAGATATCTACCGGAGGGTCAAGTGGTACCGCCGCAACGGGAAGATCTCCATTGTCTGGAGATGCGTGACCCGGCTTAGCATGAAGCAGACCGGGAGGAAGTGCCAGGCCCGGACTATAAGCGAGGAGGAACTTCATGCCGCCATTGTCACCGCAGTAAACGATGCCTGGGCAGACAGGAATTCTGTTATCCCGCAGCTTCAGGATAATGTCCGGTCCGTTCTTGAGGAGGAGAGCGGCCTGGGACTTGAGGAGATCGATGCGGAGCTTAAAAAGCAGCAGGAAAAACTTCTTGCAGCCGGGTCCGATGAAGAGAAGATTGAAAAGATAGGAAATAAAATCAGAAAACTGCAGAGCCAGAGGATGTCTGTTCTTATGAACAGGTCAAAAGACACCGAAACCAAAAAGCGCACGGATGACCTGGCCCGTTTCCTTGGAAACCAGACCGAGGCCGTAAGCGAATACTCAGACCTTCTGGTAACGCGCCTGGTAGGAAGGGTAATAATCTGCCAGGAGAAGGTCATAGTCGAATTCAAATCAGGCCTTAGGGTAGAAGTCGAAGCTTAGCAAGTGAGCAAAAAACAGCCGCAGTCCGAATACTGGACCGCGGCTATTTTTGCGTAATATTTCGCATATTATATTTTTATTGCATTTATAGTGAACACTGTATTATAGTGTTTATATATAGGGATTTGCCGGATGATTCCTATGAACTTTTCCTGCGTTTTGAATTTATGTAAATAATTACATGCTCACAGTTGGGAGATTAATAGTACGACTCTTAGGCACGTTGAGACGGTAGCGTTGATGTCATACAATATGTAGTGCATGAATGGCGACTCGGCTCCTATATCTTGTGTTTTGAGACGGAAAAGGCCAATAATAGACTACTGTACATTGGTAGAATTATTCGATATAATTAGGCTAAAATGAGGTGAAAGGAGGCGGTACAGTGAGCCAAAAGGTGTGGTATATACCTGCCAAAAGAACTGATCCGGGTATGAATGTTGGCATCTACTGCAGGGTTAGTACCGGTGAAAAGAACCAACTAAATAGCCTTGCCGCACAAATAGCAGCTCTAACAAGAGCGGTGGCCAATGTCGAGCAATGGAAACTGACTGATACGTTTATAGATATTGATACCGCAAGGGGAGAGGCATCGCGCCGAGAATTTGAGCGGATGATCCGAGAGGCTGAGGCGCATCATATATCGGTTATCCTTACAAAAAGCATCAGCCGGTTTGGAAGAGATACCGTTGATACGCTTGAGGCGCTTCGAAGACTAAAAGCCGCTGGGGTACGTGTCATATTTGATGAGGATGGTCTTGATACGGATGTAGTTGATGATGATCTGCTCATTTCTGTTGCTGAGTCATTTGCGCAGGCTGAAAATGAGACCAGAAGCATGAACATCCGCATGGGACTCAGGAACCGCGCTTTGAACGGCAGTTCCGGCAATTACCGAAAGCGCCTGTATGGTTATGTGAAGGACGATGATGGGAACCTTGTCATAGAGCCGACACAGGCACAAGTGGTACGTGATATATTCCGTTGGTACATTGACGGAGCAAGCATATTGGGTATTACAAAGAAACTGGCTGAACAAAAGATTCCCTCCCCTACGGGGAAGGAACGGTGGAGCAAGAGGTCAGTAGACACCCTGCTATCAAACGAGAAATACATAGGAACTGTGCGCCTGGCAGACTCTGTGACGGAGGGTCAGATGTTTGAGATGAAGGACTGCCATCCGCCGATCATTACAGAGGACGTATTCCGAGCCGCTCAAGAAGCACGAGTGAAACGAAGCAATATTGTTATTACCGAATCTGGTGAAAGGAAGAGGAAGAGCACGAAATACAGCTCCAAAAAGCAAAAATAGCCTACTCATCTGAGACGGGGATATGGATGTACGATACACTCAAACAGCCAGAAAACCCTTGTAAATAAAGGAAATTCTACAAAATGTGTGAAATAGCCTAACTTTCACACGTTGAGACGGTAGCGTTGATGTCATACAATATGTAGTGCATGAATGGCGACTCGGCTCCTATATCTTGTGTTTTGAGACGGAAAAGGCCAATAATAGACTACTGTACATTGGTAGAATTATTCGATATAATTAGGCTAAAATGAGGTGAAAGGAGGCGGTACAGTGAGCCAAAAGGTGTGGTATATACCTGCCAAAAGAACTGATCCGGGTATGAATGTTGGCATCTACTGCAGGGTTAGTACCGGTGAAAAGAACCAACTAAATAGCCTTGCCGCACAAATAGCAGCTCTAACAAGAGCGGTGGCCAATGTCGAGCAATGGAAACTGACTGATACGTTTATAGATATTGATACCGCAAGGGGAGAGGCATCGCGCCGAGAATTTGAGCGGATGATCCGAGAGGCTGAGGCGCATCATATATCGGTTATCCTTACAAAAAGCATCAGCCGGTTTGGAAGAGATACCGTTGATACGCTTGAGGCGCTTCGAAGACTAAAAGCCGCTGGGGTACGTGTCATATTTGATGAGGATGGTCTTGATACGGATGTAGTTGATGATGATCTGCTCATTTCTGTTGCTGAGTCATTTGCGCAGGCTGAAAATGAGACTAGAAGCATGAATATCCGCATGGGACTCAGGAACCGCGCTTTGAACGGCAGTTCCGGCAATTACCGAAAGCGCCTGTATGGTTATGTGAAGGACGATGATGGAAATCTCGTGGTAGAGCCGACACAGGCACAAGTGGTACGTGATATATTCCGTTGGTACATTGACGGAGCAAGCATATTGGGGATTACAAAGAAACTGGCTGAACAAAAGATTCCCTCCCCTACGGGGAAGGAACGGTGGAGCAAGAGGTCAGTAGATACCCTGCTATCAAACGAGAAATATATAGGAACAGTGCGGCTGGCAGACTCTGTGACGGAGGGTCAGATGTTTGAGATGAAGGACTGCCATCCGCCGATCATTACAGAGGACGTATTCCGAGCTGCTCAAGAAGCACGAGCGAAACGAAGCAATATTGTTATTACCGAATCTGGTGAAAGGAAGAGGAAGAGCACGAAATACAGCTCCAAAAAGCAAAAATAGCCTACTCATCTGAGACGGCGATATGGATGTACGATACACTCAAACAGCCAGAAAACCCTTGTAAATAAAGGGAAATCTGCAAATGTGTGAAATAGCCTAACTTTCACATGTTGAGTGCGTGGTATTGATGTCAAGAGTTGAGAAATAGATAGCTGAAAGTGCCCATAAATAAAGGGTTTCCAGACATTGAGTTTTTCTTGCGGCTACTTTGCCGGAGATGCCAATGTCGGGAAACCCTTATTTTTATTGTTCACGGGAACATATCAACTGCCCTAAAAGTGATAGGGTTGAGTTGATAGGTTAGATATATTAACAGGGTTGAGGAGACAGGATGGATGTAAATTATGCTTAATTTTCTTCACTGTTTTCTATTTCTTTCAATGATACCCCGTCTTTCGTTTTCCATTCTACCAGTCCATTTACGTGCCCGCCAATGACAAAAGCAGCAGCATATGATGGGCTACGAAATAAGATGTTTTCTTGAAGTATGCCATTTTCATCTATTTTGGCTTTTTGTCTACGGTCTTTAATTCCAGGCGGAATACTTTCAGAATCTATCGTTTCAATATGACTGCCCTGTAAGACGACAAAACCTTCGTTCGTTTGCTTACAGCTTGCTTCAATTACTTGTCCGCTCTTACGACTTTTTCGCTTCATAAAGAGAAGTAATTCCTCTTCAGCAGATTCTACTGTTGTTAGCGTCGGGCGATAAACGCCACAGATAGCCGGATTAAAATCGCCATTTTGGGTCAATCCATTTCGACCAATGCATCAGCCTTTTCCTTTCTTTAAATGTCCTGCTTAGGTAGCGCGCTCGGTCGTCCCGCAGCCAGAGTTATTGTATTACACTGTTTTCCACGGTATGTCTGTCCCTTGATCGTGAATACAGTCGCTATGTCGAATATCCTGTCCAAAGAACACAGGAGTGATGAATCCTCACTGAAGAACTCTCCCCATTTCCCGGGCATTAGATTGCTCGTCAGGATCAGCGTGTTAGGGCCTTCTTTGTTGTATCTCCGGTCGATAATATCAAAGAACATCCGGGTATTGACCTTGTCGAACACGCATCTGCCGATCTCATCGATAATCAGGCATGATGGTTTCACTAATCCGTTGATCGTGGACTTTTCCCGGCCATACTTTCTGGCATCCAACAGTTTCTGATTCAGTTCTGTGGCTTTCAGGAAATAGGTCTTGTATCCCTTTTCACAGCAGGCCCTTCCGAAAGCCATTGCGAGGTGGGTCTTTCCAACTCCCTGTGGCCCAATAAATGCCAGATTACGATGACCATACAGCGCCGCAAGTGTTGGGAGTTCCTGCAGTGCAGTCATATCTTTTCCGCGGATCTGGCTGAAATCAAAGTTTTCAAATGTCTTCGGCTCTTTCAGTGGCAGTCTGCTGAGTCTCAGAAGCGTCGAAATCGTTTTCTGCTCTTTCTGCTCCCGCATATAGGTGAAAATATCTGCGACCGCCTGGAGATGCTCATCCGACCAGCTTTCGTTCATCGACAGTTTAGCGATGTGTTCTGCGCTGAGATCCAGTTTCAGATAAAAAGCGTCTCTGCCGATCTGCTCGTAAATGGAATCACTCATCGCTGCCCACCTCTCCGAAATTGAATCGATCGAAACCGGAACCATATTCTGGTGGATCTAACTGGTGGATCCGCGTACGGACCGGCATGGTTGGCTTCTCTTCCGGCTGGCTTTCACAGTACTGATCTTTGCAGAAACTATCTGTTCTGCTCCATGATACATCATGTTCACAGAGGAGTCGTGTTAAGCTGGAATCAAATATCTGAAGAACATAGCCATCACGCCGTACACGACAGGTCTTTTCTGTGTACCAGTATGGGACGCCAAACCGTCGGCCTTCATAGTTTACGAAGCCATCGAAGGAGATCTTCCGCTCTGGACAAAGATAGTAGTTGAGCTTGACAGACTCTTCCAGCTCCCGTGCAGTTATCATGCAGACTTCCTGATGCTTTACGTCAGGTACGCAATCCACCGCTTTGTGATAATTTCCATTCTGGCGTTCACACCAACGCACAGCCTCATAATTCAGGTCTGTGAGCTCCCGGAAATCTCTTCCCGGGAGGAAATTATCCTTTACGAATCGGACCAGTCGTTCTACTGACCCTTTGGTAAAAGGGTGTCTTGGTTTGCATAAGCGGGTAGAAAAGTCCAGATTCTTCATGAATAGCTCGTAGTCCTTCTGCCAGATCGGTCTGCCGGCGAGGTCACGCCGGATGACGACGCTTTTCATATTATCGGTCAGAACATACCCAGGGACACCCAGGTACATGAATCCGTGGATCATTCCGATAAACAGGTTTTCCTGGCGTGCATTCGGGAAGAATTCGATGTACTGCTTTCCACAGCAGTGGCATATCATGGCAAAGCATGCTATGCGGTAAGAATTCCCTGACTGATCCTCGACCGTTACGAAACCCCAGTCCATCTGGTAACATTCTCCCGGAGCCGTCGTGTAGCGTCTGCCGCGGTTTCCGCGAGAGTCTACGATTCGTCTGCGCGGCGGTATCAGATACTTATGCTGTTGTATGTAGTTCTTGATAATCGTCTTCCCGCCCTGATATCCATTTTCTACAAGGCGGTCATAGATCGCATTGGAATTAGTCACATCCTTTCTAAGAAGCGCATCGATGATATCTGTAAATCCAGTCAGTTTTGTTACAGGAGCTTTTCTTCCGCAACGCTTGTCAGGCAGAACTTTGAATTGGTTTGCCTTTAATCTCCGAAGCCGAGCCCTGCTTATCCCGGTTCTGCGTTCCAGTTCAGCCAGATTGACCTTGTTAAGATCGAAATCCGGTCCACCTGCTGACTTCATTTCATCCAGCGCTTGTGATATGATTTTATTAAAGCCATTGAAATTCTCTGTCATAATCATCTTCTTGGCTGATGCATTGGTCATACATCAGTTTAAGACAATAGACAGAAATCTCAATGGCGATTTTAAATTGACTGGCGAAATAGCCCGACCCAAAATGGCGATTTATCGCCGACACTTATTGGTTAATATCGCCCGACCCTAACACTGTATTAGCTGGTTTAGGTTTATCGGTCAGTGGTTCGAATAATTTATGCCCAAGAGCACCCATTATAATTTTAGCGTAATCAATGAATTCTTCGAGCTCACTTTCTTTTTCCTCGGTTATATTTCCTGGAGTAGGGTCGTTTCCGTTCTTAACCACATACCGGTTTGCCTCTACTGCAAGCCCACAAAAACGATTCTCAAGATAACTTATCTCTGTGGGACCAAAGGAGTTATTGGACGTAGTAATTACAACAGCTTCTGTCCAATAATCCTTATCTGGATTTCGCTTGTGTTCTATTAACCGACAAAGAAGACCCTCTCCGTTTTTCCGAACACCGGCTTGCCCAATATATACCATATTGTCATCTGTTTGATCTGAAGTGCCAAATAAAAAGTAAACGCCGCTCTGGGATAAATCTTCGCGTCCTTTGCATTTATCTAGTTCAGTGCGAGGTATCTTGTAAGCAACGCCAGTCCAATTAGCCAAAGTACACTTTATTCTCCCATTTGGTGTGCCATCCATCAAAAACAGATTTATACTTTTTCCTCGTTTAGCCATAATCCTTTACCTCCCTCCGTAACAGCTTATTTGTTATTTGAATCATTGGAAGGAGTTTCAAATGGCTTTCCTTCAGGGTTATACGTTAAATTGAAAACAAGATCCGACAGCCATTTCTTAAACGAAGGATTATCATTAAACTGCTTAAATAACTCCATATTATCCGCCATTATACTAAATATAACAGACTGAAGGGCACGTTCACTTTCCATACGCGCATTTTGCTTGTCTGAATTTTTCATTGCGTTAATATAGCGCTCGTCTTTTGTAACCATTCCTGGTATTTCTAGAATTTGGCGGCGAACATTATCAGCATCGTTCCAGTCTATATTGCCGAACAAGTCATTAAATGATGAAAGAATGCTAGAAAGCAAATCCATTTCTGGCTCCACTATGCCGCCTACACGACCAGCAGGTACAGGGCCAATCTCAGCGTCAGCATCATCTAATACAAGAGACATAGAATCACGAGCTTCGACTCGGTAACTATCTAAATCAATTGAATCTAGTATTCCTTGAGACAAATCATCTTCTTTGGGAGAAGGAAGTTTAGGTATTAATAAATTTAAAAATATTGATAGCTTTTCCCATTCTGCATTACCGTAAGGAAGAATAGCTCCAAGAAAGCCGTATGTTCGAACAAATGCTTTTGCTGCACTTTTGAATTCAATTTTCCCTGGTAGATTGTAAAATGAACTTGAACAGCTGAATAGAGTAAAATCCATAGTGGATTTCTGGTAGAATAAAGTCGCGAAACAAAAATTCACCGAAAGGAGTCCACTATGGATCAACTTAATTCTACCATGATTACACCCGATCGCGAAAGGGGTCAGCACCTGAGATTTGAAGAAAGATGCAGTATCAGGATCTTCAAAAAGCTTGGTTACTCTCTCCGCAAGATTGCTCAGCAGATCGACTGCTCTCCATCCACTGTGATGTACGAACTTCGGCGTGGTACAGGCGAACGCAGGGGCAGCAGAGGAAGATTTCCACAATACTCCGCCAGACGTGGCCAGCAGAACTATGAGATCAATCGATCCCGTTGTCACAAGGCACACAAGATTGCGGGTGCCCAGCCCTTCCTGGAATGGATGTATGGAAAGATCAAACATCACAAGTGGTCTCTTGATGCCTGTGTGGGTTATGCCAAACGGGAGCAGCTGTTTCCAGCAGAACAGATTCCATGCACAAAAACTTTGTACAATGAGCTCTGGGCAGGAAATCTCGAGATTCACCCTGCAGATGTTCCGGAAGCACTGTCCAGAAAGTCCCACAAAAATCACAGAGTCCGCCAGAACAAGCATATCCTGGGCAAAAGCATCGAAGAACGCCCTGAGGAAGTGATGGAACGGATTCACTGTGGTCACTGGGAGATTGATACGGTAGTAGGCCATAAAAGCGGCAAAGAATCGGTTGTCCTTACTCTGCTTGAGAAGAAGACTGATTACTATATGGCCATCAAAATCCCGGGAAAGGACGCTGACTCTGTCATGACGGCTCTGGAAGTGTTGCGTGAAGAATACCAGGAGCACTTCACGGAGATCTTCCAATCCATTACAGCCGACAATGGCAATGAGTTTGCCAGACTTTGTGAGATGGAAAAATATGGTATATATGTATATTTTGCCCATCCATATTCGTCCTGGGAAAGGCCACAGAATGAACGGCACAATCGCATTCTTCGCAGATTTATTCCCAAGGGTGCCTCGATAGAGCGATACAGTGCGGAACAAATCTGCAGCTTTGCAGATGAGATCAACGCATTGCCCCGAAAGGCGCTAGGCTACTGCACTCCAGAGGAGCTATTCGAGAAGTTTCTCGATCAGGTATATTCAGTTGACAAGGTTCAATCAGCTTCGTAACTGCTACTGTTCAATTTGAACTTGCAATTTACGATTCAATTTTCCCTTCGTCATCAAGCTCTTTGTAAATAGCAGTACATGCATCGAGGATAGGATCTAACCTATCGCGATCTGCACCATTTAAGTAAAGTTCAACAAGCGAATCAACATGCCCATTTTCGTATACTTGATGGGCTTCCATAATTGCTATGAGATCATAAAGCTTGTTCGGATCAGTTTCATTAGACAGAATAGTTGTCCGATAATATTTTGAGAATGCTGCTTCAATGGTCTCTGTTTTATTTGCAAAATCAAGTACAAAAGTATCATGTTTCTGCGGATGAGAGCGGTTCAGCCGAGATAGAGTCTGAACAGCCTTTATATCAGATAGCATTTTATCAACGTACATTGTATGGAGTAGTGGTTCATCATAACCCGTTTGGAACATATCAGCCACTATAAGAAATCGATATGGATCCTTACGGAACACCTTCTCAATTGTATTATCTGGGAAGCCATTAATTGCTGCAGAGGTTAAAGTTTTACCACCATATTCTTTTTCCCCGGAAAAAGCAATAATAGCTTTATAAGGACTACGCCTGTCAGCAAGGCATTTATTAATTGCGTAATAGTATTCGATACAGCGCTCTATACTACTCGTAACCACCATAGCTCGTGCTTTTCCTCCGATTTTCCCTTTTGAAATAACCTGATCATGAAAGTGATTCACCATGATTTCTGCTTTTTGTGATATGGCAAACTTATTACTTTCTACAAATTGACGGAGTTTCTTTTGTGCTTTTTTCTTGTCAAATAAAGGATCATCTTCAATGGTTTTAGCAAGCCTGTAATAACTGTCTACAGGGGTATAGTATTTAAGTACATCTAAAATAAAACCTTCTTGAATGGCTTGCTTCATTGTATATACATGGAACGGACGATGTTTAATTTCATCTCCGTCTTGGTATGGGATACCAAACATTTCAAGGGTTTTGTTTTTAGGAGTAGCGGTAAATGCAAAATAGCTGGCGTTCTTCAGCATTTTGCGCCCTTCCATAAGACGGTTGATTTTATCTTCAAAATCTTCCTCTTCTCCAGTAACTTCACCTGATAATACAATATTCATCTTAGCCGACATGTTACCGCTTTGTGATGAATGGGCCTCGTCAATAATTATGGCGAAAGAGCGCCCTTTGTGTTCTGAGCCAATACTATCAAGAATAATAGGGAACTTATGTACAGTAGTTATTATAATCTTCTTACCGCCATTGATTGCTTTCCTTAAATCATCAGAGTGTTCTGCCCATGCTACTGTGCTAGAAACCTGCATAAACTGTTTTATCGTATCCCGAATTTGTTTATCAAGTATTACACGGTCTGTAACAATTACCACAGAGTCAATGATGGCTTTGCCATTCTTTTCGAGTCCTACGAGTTGATGAGCCAGCCATGCAATAGAATTTGATTTTCCACTACCGGCACTGTGTTGTATTAGGTATCTCTGGCCAACACCATTGTGGCGTACATCTGCGAGGAGACTTTCAACAGCAGACAGTTGATGGTAACGTGGGAAAATTTGTGTATATGTTTTCTTTTTTGTTTCCTGGTCTACTTTTTCAACAACTTGAGCGTAATTTTCGATTATATGTGCAAGCATATACTTTTCAAGGATATCCTTCCATAAATAATCTGTCATTATACCAGAAGAATTTGGAGGGTTGCCGGCTCCATCATTGTACCCTTTGTCAAATGGCAAGAACCAGGAAGCTTTGCCATCAAGCTTAGTACAGAACTTGACTCTTGCATCATCTACTGCAAAATGAACCATGCAGCGTTTAAACTGGAAAAGCAGTTCCTTTGGATCACGATCGGTTTTATATTGATATACTGCATCATCAACATTCTGCTTTGTAAGTTGATTTTTAAGCTCGCATGTTATAACCGGCAAGCCATTGATAAAAATGCACAGATCAAGGGCAAGACGAGTCGCATCCTTTGAATATTGGAGTTGTCGTGTAACGCTGAAAATATTTTGCTCAAATAGCGCTTTTGCTTTTATGTTCTTCTCACTTGGTGTTAGATAAAACATAACCAGGTCGGCAGGATAAACCTTAATTCCATTACGAAGTACATCAATAATTCCGCGTTTTGCTATTTCACCACGCAGTCGGTTTAGAAACTGAGACTTTTTTAAGTCGCTTTTAAATACACCGAGCTTTTCCATTTCATCCGGCTGCGTCGCTGAAAGAAAACGGAATAGACGTGTTTCATCAATAGCATAGTCTCGGTTATAGTCAGCATTGCTTCCTTGCTCATAACCGTTTTGATTTACAAGCCAATCTACAATCAAAGATTCCAGACCACTTTCTCGTGTATTAGTAGCAGTCATTTATTCCACCTCCGTTCTTGTTATAACAATGGATTAATAAATTGAATTAGCGCCGTAATTGCCGCAGCAAACTCAGCGGTTCCTTTTAGCATTTTCAATCCGGAAACTGCAGTTTTTATAAAACCTTTTCTAGGGTTTTCAGATTTTACTTCTTCTTCTATAACTTCTAAATTGCTATTCAAAATTTCAGCATCTTCGTTTGATAAACCATCAGCAGTTTTTCTCACTGCTTGTATCAACTTTTCAAGTTGGGTAGTATCAATGCCCACTGTATTGGTTGCTGAAATGGAAGCATTGTCGTTGGCAATATTGACTTGTCCATTTTGTACTGTAATTGAATAAATAATTTTTTCATCAACTCCCATATCAATTCCTATCTTGGTTAAGTATCTTTCTATATGGTGAATTAATACCATAACAACTCGGTCGTTGAATCCTTTGATTTTGTCTTGATATTTTTTTGAAGACGAATATCCAAAGGCAACGCCTAGATGTATTTCGATGTTATTTTCAGCAATATAGTTTAAGATTGCAAAGACATTTCGAATCTCTTCTTCATCTGTATCTCCAAGAGAAAAAATACATCTTCCGTAAGAACGACTAACTTCGTCAAACTCTTGTTTCAAGTCTTGATCACAAACTCCACAAGCTATAATGTAATCAATAATAATAGGTGTATTTTTAATAAATGCAATAAATTTTGATAGCACATTTGTATAGTCGTTGAAATCAGCTTGTAGAAGACGACTAGAAATACTGTTGAAATCATACATGATTTTTCTTAAGTCTGCTCTATTCAACTTCATAATTTTTCACCCCACAAAACGGGCAGTAGCACCCGGTCATACTTAGAATAGGCTTTACTTTGGCAGTGCGCTTGCAACACGGAAATGATACGATTTCTAGAGCTTCAATGCCAGAACGAATTGGATTTTCAGGCTCATGCTTGGGACGTTTTCCAGCCTTAAAAGTAACAGGTCCTTTCCTAAATTGACGCTCCATTTTTTTAAATTCTTCGTGGATCATGTCCATCGCCTTGTTTTGCGCCATTGCCATAGCCAACTCTAATACATCCTCTGTAATATAGTCTTCTCCTACAAGGCCACAACTTGGACAAAAAAGTTCAAATACGCCATCGTCCTCAATATCAGAAGGAGTAGCTTTGAAGAAAGTACCACAGTTGGGGCATTGCAAAAGTATATATCCATCGTTATCTGCTGGTATAGATATTTCCATATGAAAATCGTCGCTCATGTTATTCCACCTCCGTTTCACCGTCCTCTTCATCAAAGACGAGATTATCAATTTCGTTATCGTTAAAATCATCAGAGTCGGCTTCATATTTAGGTATTTCGATATCAAGTACATCGACTTTTCCCGTTACCACATCAGAAATAAGGCGAGTGCGATATTCGGTCAGTAACAGTATTTCTTTTTCTATATTAACAATAAAGTTCTCAATAAACTTGCTTCGGTTTTTACAAAACTCTGCTATTTGTATCTGTTCTTCTAAGGGCGGAACAGGTATAAATAACTTACGTATATCTTTATAACTTATGCTCTGACGAACACCTCCACCCATACCATAAAATACTTTGCATACATCGTATGAATGCAATAATAAATACAAAAATTCAGGGGAAATACTTTCTCTAGGTAGCAAGCATGTATATGCAGAAGTAATTATACCAGTTTGAGTTGCTAGGCCTACTCGTAAACTTTTGTGGTCATTTTGCAAATCTGTTAATCTTAGAATGATATTCCCATCATGGACAACCTGGTATGTCTCGAAAGAGGTTGGAAGCAAGCCATCCGTTTTATTAATATCTTTATTTATAATTTTTCCATAACTTAAAGACAGTAGGTTTTGGTTGTTAAAATCTTTATTTGATATTTTTTGTTCAGTTGCTGTTTGTGATAAATAAAGAACACTCCAATGCCCCGGAATTTGATTAATCCATTCAATCCCACTATCTTTCATTGGTACATTAGGATCAACGCCTTTTGTGACAGCGTTATTGATAATAACCTGCTTCTGTTCGTTTAATAATGCAATCTGCTTTTTCTTTGCTCGAATTAGTTTATTAATTTTTGAAAGCTTCCAATCGAGAAAACGCACAATTTGGTCCTGCTCTTCCTTAGGAGGAACAGGTAGTTTTGTTCCTAAAAATGTCTGTATGTTTATGACTTTTCGCAATCCTGTATATAAAGGCTTCAGCCCTTTGACGTTATCAATTGAAAGGTAATAATAATATAAATATTTACCATTGATATTAACGGGTTGAAAAACATCATACGCTCCGGTTATCATTCCATTTAAGGGTGATAAACCGACGGTTCTTGGTGTTTCATCAATATCGAATAAACAAAAGATAAGATTGCCTGGTTCTACTACTTTATAGGTATTAAAGTCTTTTGGAAATTTACCTTTTGCATTTATCATATCACGTGCTATAACGCCATTAAGAGTTAAGGAAAGAAGTAAATAATTATTTGCTGAACTACCTACAACTTCTTTCTTTTCAATTAGCACATTTTTATTACGCAGTATAGCCCAGTGGCTAGGAACTTCTTCTAACCAAGGTAACCCGAAATATCTATATTCCTTATAGGGTTTCAACATTCTCTCAACCCCCTATAATCTCAGCAAGTAATCCGTCTGTCTCTTCTTCGAGTGAACGAATGTCTGCTGTTATTTCTTCTAGTGTTCGTAGCTGAATCGGTTTATAGAAATATTTTGTAAAACTAATTTCATAACCAATTTTTGTCTGCTTTTCGTCAATCCAGGCATCGGGAGCAAAGGGCTTTACTTCTTTTTCAAAGAATGCTTCGATGCCACCTTCATAGGTAAAAGGTATTTGTTCTGTATCTGTTAGCTCTTTATTTACAACAGGTTTTCCTTTTTTATCTTTTTTAATAGTGCCATCTTCGTTGTATGCAGGGCGAAGAACAGTTACTTTCCAATAACCAAACTCGTTGTTATCAAAAATTTTGCTATACTCATTTTCTTCAAAAGCCATATATAAATCCAAAATCTGGCGCCTAATCTCAGAAGTGAATTCACAGTTCTTTTTCCCAAGGTTTTTACGAAGAGGCGACTTTAAAGAAGTAGCATCTATAAGTTGGATCTTACCCTTTCTGTGTTCAGCTTTATTGTTAGAAAGAATCCAAATAAAAGTGCCAATTCCTGTGTTATAGAACATATTTTCTGGTAGCGCAATAATCGCCTCTACAAGGTCGTTCTCTATCATATAGCGTCGGGCATTACTTTCACCTTGTCCGGCATCACCTGTAAATAAGGAGGAACCATTATGCACTTCTGCGATACGGCTACCTAACTCGGTAGTTTTCTTCATTTTTGCAACATTGTTTAGTAGGAAAAGTAACTGTCCGTCACTTGTTCTTGGAATCATACTGAAATTAGGATCATCACTAAAGTTGGTCACAAAACGACTGTCCATAATATCTTTCTTGCCACCGAGCTTATCCGCATCAACTTTCCATGATTTACCATACGGTGGATTACTTAGCATGAAGTCGAACTGGTAGGTAGGAAATTGGTCGTTAGAGAGGGTGGAACCAAACCCAATATGGTCTGCTTGATCTCCTTGTCCTTGTAATAATAAATCAGACTTAGCTATAGCATACGTTTCTGGATTTATTTCCTGGCCAAAAAGATGAATAGATACTTTCTTGCCAGCTTTTTCAGCAAGCTCCATCAGACGGTCTTGGGCTACGGTAAGCATACCACCTGTACCGCAAGCCCCATCATAGCATGAATAAGTTGCATCCTTAATTTTATCCGCTACTGGTACAAAAATAAGATCGGCCATTAATTCGACAACATCACGAGGGGTAAAGTGTTCTCCGGCCTCTTCATTGTTTTCTTCATTAAAGCGGCGAATAAGTTCTTCAAATATTACCCCCATGGTATGGTTATCAAGACCTGGTAGACGAATTTCCTTTTTTTCATCATCTTTATAAACCGGGTTGGGACTTAAATTGATTGTAGGTGATACAAATTTTTCGATAACAGCACCAAGTATATCTGCATCGATCATAGTGTCTATCTGGTTGCGGAATTTGAATTTATCTAATATCTCCTGAACATTAGGAGAGAAACCATCCAAATACGCTATAAAATCTGCCTTTAAAGTTTGTTTCTTTGCTCTAGAGGTTAAATCACGCAAGCAAAAAGGTGAACTGTTGCAAAATGACTGTCCAGCAGCATTGCATAGTGCAGCAGTCTGATTGGTGATACCTGCCTCGTCTAGTTTCTTTTTCATTTCAAGAACAGCAGGTTTAGTTTCCTCTAATACAGCATCTAATCTGCGGATTACTGTCATAGGCAGGATTACATCTCTATATTTACCTCGTACATATACGTCTCGCAGACAATCGTCGGCTATTCCCCAAATAAAGTTTACTATTGAATTATAGGTTTGGTTATCTATATAAAACGCTTCCTTTCCATATTTCTTTGTTGTTGAATGTTCATTTCTTCTCTTCGTGAATTAACTCCATAATATCTGTGATATCACAATCAAGTGCTTTACAGATTTTAACTAATACATCTGTAGTGATGTTTTCGCCTTTACCTAGTTTTGCAATAGAGGCAGAACTAACACCGCTAAGTTTTTTTAGATCTTGCTTATTCATATTTTTGTCAATTAGCAGCTTCCATAGTTTGTTATAACTTATATACATTATAAGCCTCCTTGGGTCGAATCTTTTTTGTTCCAAGAGCGACCAAATAATTCATCGCCGCCTTCATTAAGATGCAATACGGCTGTTTTGTTAAGTATAGACCTTGTTTTTTCAGAGTAAGCACCATCTTTATCAAGAGAGATGAAAATCTGTTTTTTACTTTGCATGTACAACTCCATTATCTTGTCAATCGGAGCATCACCTATGTTTTTAAAAATTAGAGAATCGTGAGCAATAGCAGGTAGTGGAGTTAATTTAAGAATGCTCAAGTCAAAAATAATAAGGCTTTTAAATGAAGTCCCCGTACCGGTATCATCAGGAGTGTAAAATTCATATCTCTTTCCATTATCCAAATCAATAACAGGAGCCTTACGGGTTTCATCATAAATAAAATCATTGAAACGGACCATCTGCTCATTAATTTCGCTCTCTATAAAACGCAGTTCTTTTTCTTGGGCTATTCTAAGATTTTCAGAGGCTATTTTTACCTCCTCCTTTAGATTAGTTGAATTAATATAGGCACTATTTTGTGCTTCCAGCATATTGATTTTTCGTTCTATTTCTGAATAATTTTCTAAAAAACGCTTTGAAAGATTAGCAGGAATACCAAGTTTCCGTAAATCATCTTCAAGTCTAGATATTTCTATTTCAGTAGACTCAATTAATACCCGCAATCTTTCCGCCTCTTCAGTCATTTCGTCGCTTAATATTTGCTGCATCTTACCATGAAATCTGTTAATATCTTTAATTTTTCTTATATCCGCCTCTGGAAAGAATTGCGCTAATTCAACTATATCGCTTTCAGATATAACGCGTTCGCCACTCAAGTTTTTTGTTACAACTTTAAGTTGAGATAATAGTCTGCTTCTCTGCCTCTTAATAGAGGTTATTTCAGCTTTTATGGCTGACGCTTCTTCCGCATGGACTAGATCATCATGTGATAAATCTTTGTCTATTTGTTCTGTGAGATTAACTAAAGCTTCCCGTAATCTTGCAATTTCCTTTTCATTTTCTTTATACTGACGTTTTGTTGTAATTGAGAAGGGCAAAAGCTCAAATTTCCTTGCCTTTTTAAATGTTGCAAACTTATCTTTCTTCATTGACTCAACCGTTTTATATTCTTGAATTCTATCAAAAACATTAAAAAGTTTTTCTAAAGCAGTGATTGCCTTTTCAGCTGGTTCTGAGCTGGTTGAGTGGAGAGGCTTTTTCTCAGAATGATTATCTTTACCGTAAATTCTGAAATAGCGTCCGACAACATCTCTAAAAGTAACATGAGGAAGATTAATATTGTATTTTGAAAATAGAAAATCTTTAAACTCCTGAAGTGGTATAGTTTTTTGAATATTATAGTTTTTATCGCAAACAGAAACCTCCTCACTGTCAACAATATCTCTACAAAAATAATAGTGTTGATTATCAAACTTAAAAGCAAATTTAATAAAGTGGTTTTTCAGTTTGTGTGCAGCATCTGAATACTTGTAAGTATCGCCTCCAAAAACATAATCTATGATTAGAAGGAACGTAGATTTACCAATAGAATTATCTGCTGATTGGCCGCCGAGCACAGTATTAAGTCCTTCATGGAAAATGATAGGTTTTCGGGGTTTTCCATAGGACATAAATTCATCACAATGTATTTCAACTAACATATATCAACACCTCTCGATCTTCGTCGTATTCAATCTTCTGTAATGCATAAAGAGAATCGAGGATTTCTATATATTCGCCCACATCAGATATCAGAGGCCGCATCTTCATGTAAAGAGTTATTACTGATTGTGGAGAAATTGACAGTTCTTTAAGGACAAAAGGGAATTTAGACAATATACTTTCGTTATATGTGAAAATTTTATTCGGCAATAACATCGAACACCTCGCACTTCTGTACGAAATATGAAATAATCACTTCGCACGGTTCTTTACTTTCATTTGTGTTTTTAGCAAGCCAATCAACTAATTTATAATAGATATCAGATTGTGATAAACCCTGATCACGTAGATTCCAGTAATTTAATTTCACTTGCATGGAGAATGGCTCAAACCGTAATTGACCTTCTTTACTCAACTGTTGAAATAAATTCTCAACATAAAGATAGTAGATATTAACACTGCTTTGAATTTTGATAAAAAGAGGGACATTGTCTCTCTTAATCTTTCTTTTTACTTCAACTGGATCGTAGTTTAAAGGAATCAATTCTGTGAATGGAGTAGTGCTTATTTTTCTTAAAACTCTATTTACGCCCTCTTCTATCTTTGAATCAGCCAAAGCTTCAATAGCATTAGCTTCTAGCATAAGATGTCTTTTAATATCTGCCATGCGTTTAATATCATCTTGACTTGGAGATAACAAATACTTATTTTTACATTTTGGACACAAAGCAATAAGGTTTTCATAGCTATCAGGTTTCAATTTTGGATCGATTTGAGCAATTTCGTAATTAGCTGCTGTCTTACCATTGTTGCTCGTAACATACAGAGGTTGATAGCAATTATCGTTGGGGCAAATACCATTTGACTCTAAAATTAGACGTAGACCAAATTCATTTTTTAGAACGTCAACACTTATTAATTGGCCACTTTTACTTGAGGTAGAAGTGGCTTTTTTGTTTTTTCCTGGTGTTGCACTTTCAATAAGAATATCTTTGAAAATTTTAGCGCACTTTTCAGGCGTATTGAACGCATTAATGTCTGGAAAATACTCCGAAAGTTTACTACCTAAGGAGCTTTGAGCGTCTTCATTTGCCGAATTAATATAGTTCTCAAACTTATCTATATCTATGTATTTATTAATTTTTTTCGCCATAGATGAAATAGGCCTAGTGCCATTAAAATAGCTTTTTAGAGCTGAACTTGTAACGTCATGAATAGGGTTGTAATCTCCATCCATATCATCTGGAAAAGTAGTGATATTAGAGAACAACTCTTTAGTAAATTCTGCAGTATTTGCCCCAGAACCTAATATGGGCAACAGGATTTGTGCGAATTCGCTAAATGTCAATATCAATAGAAATTACCTCCTTCATGCTTTGTATCCGGTTGTATCCATCTGTACCCATCTGTTAGAGATGGTTTTTTTATTTTTACTACAATTGTTTCAAAGGAAGTTGACACTGTACAGTCCATCTGTAATGTACACAACTTTTTACAATTATATCACGTATTTTCGCAAATTTCAATTTTATATTTGCGAACGCATCAATATACTGCGCGAATAAAAACAAATTATCTTTATTAAGTGAAACGGAGGTGAGGGCATGGAAGTGATTAAGAATGGTAATGGTAAGACAGTTTGTCGAGCAGATGCTTCAAATAAAATAGTTGAAATTGTTCAGAGAGGGTTTAAGACCGTTATTCAGTTCATGGAAGATGGCACCATGAAAGTTATTAACTCTGAGGCAGTTTAAGACTAGTAATCAAGCAATTATACGAAATAATCCGCAGAGCCGCTAGACGGACAGGATAAACACTTTGAAAGTGTTTCCTGCCCGTCTTTTTTTTCTGCTCTGCGGATAAAAGAAAACCGGCTCCTGCGGATTTTTCAAAGCCAAATTTTGAAAACCAAAGGAGTCAAATTATGAAAAGAGCGTACAAAACAAGTAAAAAGAAGAGAACTAACTACATTTATTACACTGCTGAAGGAACAAAGATTGTGATTACCCCAGGTGAAGATGGAGTCACCGAAGCTGATATCGAGCTTTTACATACTATGGATGATGACGAAGTGGACGAGCAGCGCCGGTACGATTATCGAGTGACAACACATCTGGATGCTTATCATGATGGCGAAGAGGAAGCGGCAAATGACCGCAATAAGTATCTTGCAGATGATACTGCGAATCCAGAACAGCTAATTATACAAGCAGAAGATGAGGCTGAACATCAAGATATGCTGGACAAGTTAACCAAGGCAATGGAGTGTCTTTTACCACAACAAAAAGAACTCTTCAAAAAAGTATACCTTGAAAAACGATCCAACACTGATATTGCAACAGAAGAAGGTGTTACAGAAGCGGCTATTCGTGGTCGCCTTAAGAAGCTTCAAGAAAGACTTAGAAAAATTCTATCCTAATTGGGGCTGTTGCACTAAGTTAGGGAAACTGACTTGGGGCAATGGCCCCCGCTTTCGCTATTCTAGCTCTTAACTGTTAAACTTTCATTTTGATATTTCGTTGGAATTTCAATGATTATGGTTATAAAATACTACAAAAAACATGTTTTCCCATGCCATTGTGACATGGGAAAAATGGTAAAATATAAATATGAAACAAAACAATATTTTACGAGAAAATTATACATCTAACGAACAACCATATCAACTGAAGTTACCCATTGAATTAAGTACAATCATTCCTGACAATGACAGCGTGAGACTGTTCCGTCAGATCATATGTCAGTTAGATCTAAAGCAGCTCTATGCTACTTACGCTCGTCTGCATGAAGATCAGGCCTCTCCGGCACAGATGCTGTCTATCCTTCTCTATGCTTATCATGAAGGAATTTATTCGTCCAGAAAAATTGAAACCGCATGCTGTCGTGATATCAATTTCATGTATCTGCTCCAGGGGAAACCTGTTCCGGATTATTCCACCATTGCCCGTTTCCGTACCCTTCACTTCGGACCATGCGCCCGGAATCTGATGGCCCAGTTCACCAGATTCCTTCAGAAGAACGGTGAAATCAGTGGAAAGGAAATTTTTATCGATGGAACGAAAATTGAAGCAAATGCTAACAAATATACCTTTGTCTGGAAAAAGTCGACAACGAAAAATATGCGCAGACTAATGGATAAGACAGCAGCGCTGGTTGAGAGCCTTGTGAATCGATATGGTTTAAAGCCAATCTGGCATGGTCTGCTGCATCGTCATCATCTGAAACAAATTGAACGAAAACTGTGCAGAATCAAGAGGGAGGAAGGCATTCAGTTTGTTCATGGAGCAGGTCATCGGAAAACACAGCTTCAGCGGGACCTTGAAACACTACGAGCTTACCGCAAAAAGCTGACAGAGTATATCCAGAAGTGTCATATCTGCGGTTCCAGAAACAGTTATTCCAAGACCGATCATGATGCTACCTTTATGCGGATGAAAGAAGATTACATGAGAAATGGTCAGTTGAAGCCTGGCTACAATCTGCAGTTTGGAGTGGATTCCGGCTATATCTCATGGCTGAGCATAACACCGAATCCAACAGATACAAGGACGCTTGTTCCGTTTCTGACTTCCATGAGACGTGCCTTGAAATTCCAATATGAAACCGTTGTCGCGGATTCAGGTTATGAGAGTGAACGGAATTACACTTATCTTGAGGATCATGGAATACGTGCTATGATCAAGCCTTCCAACTACGAAATCTCTAAAAGCAGGAAATTCCAGAAGGACATCAGCCGGCGTGAAAACATGGATTACAACTACGATGGTGATTTCTACACATGCCGGGGCGGATACAGGCTTTATCCGTTTGGTATGTACCGCCGAAAGAAAAAAGATGGCTACGTTCAAATGGTCACCACCTATCAGTGCCATAACTGTAAAGGATGTCCGTGGAAAGCCGATTGTATCAAAGGGCGGAACTGGAAAACACCAGAGGAAGAGCGCTTCAAAAAACTGAATGTATCCCGAAAATTTGAAAGACAGCGTCTGAAAAGTCTGCGGAATATTACAAGCGAGGAAGGTACAATGCTGCGGATGAACCGGACTATTCAGGCAGAGGGCGCTTTTGCAACGCTGAAAGAAGATCGCGGCTTCCGAAGATTTCTGACACGTGGAAAGGAAAACGTGTATGCAGAGAGTGTTCTAATGGCAATCTCCCAAAATATTGATCATTTCCACCGCAGGATCCAAAGCGGTAGGTTAGGAGAACATCTCTATCCGTTAAAAACAGCATAGTAAAAAAGAAACGTTTCCTTAAGAAGGGAGAAGTATACCCTAAAAGGCCTGACCGGAAGGAAAAAACAATTTCCTCGGTCGGGCCTTTTACAAACAAGAAAAAAGGGCCCCTGCACTAAGGCATAAATATATGCTTAGTGCAACAGCCCCTTTATAAAAAAATCTTTTCTGAAAAGGGGGTTCGAAAGAACTCTCTTTTTCGCTTATCGGTGAGGGGCAGATAAATCGCCCCCAGAAAGGAGATGGAATATGAACCTTAAACACAAAGTTACAATCAATGTGGCAAGGCCCGGTGGCGAAAGAAGCTCAGTAATTCAAAGCAGTCGGAAGACAATCCGAGCGAGAATGCTTGATTTCCTATTTGGAAAGAAAGTCAGTCTGCTTGTAATTACTCCCGGTGACTCAGTTGAGACGGTAGAAATAAAGGAAATCAAGGAAGGAGGTGTGGGTCATGAGTAAGATTAAGCTCCTTCTCGATGTGGTGTCAGATCTTAGAGCTCTGGCAGATAGTGTTCAGGCTGTAGCTGATGCAATAGCAAGTAATGGGCCTCATGAGATTACAAAGCCAGAGCAACCAAAGCCTGAAAAACAATCTGAAGAAAAGCAGCTCACTTTAGAAGAAGTAAGGGCGGTACTTGCAGAAAAAAGCCATGACGGATTTACAGCTGAAGTAAGAGCACTTCTAGAAAAGTATGGTGCATCAAAACTCAGCCAGATTGATCCAAGCAAGTATGCTGCACTTCTTGCCGATGCGGAGGGATTGAAATGAGTAAACATGCAATTCTCTCTGCATCTGGAGCCCATCGCTGGATGAACTGTACACCATCAGCGAGGTTGGAGCTGGAGTTTGACGACAACAGCGGTGAAGCTGCAGCTGAAGGCACAGCTGCCCATGCGTTAAGTGAACACAAGCTCCGCAAGGCACTTAGGATGAGATCAAAAAAGCCGGTTTCTCCATATGACTCAGTTGAGATGGACAATTACACCGATGGTTACGTGGAGTTTGTGCTTGAAGTGATTGCGCAAGCCAAGCAGGCCTGTAGTGATCCCTTGATCTTGATAGAACAGCAGCTTGATTTTTCAAAGTATGTGCCTGATGGCTTTGGAACCGGGGATTGTGTAATTATCGCTGACGGAACTCTTCACATTATTGATTTTAAGTATGGTCAGGGTGTCTTGGTCAGCGCAGAGGACAATCCTCAAATGAAACTATATGCCCTTGGTGCACTGGATCTCTTTGATGGTATTTATGACATCGAGATGGTTTCAATGACAATCTATCAGCCCCGTCGTGAAAATGTCAGCACGTCCACAGTCTCAAAAGAAAGCTTATATCAGTGGGCTGAAGAAGTTTTGAAGCCTAAAGCTGAACTGGCCTTCGCTGGTGACGGAAACTACTGCCCTGGAGAATGGTGTCAATTTTGTCGAGCAGCAGTGAAATGTAGATCAAGAGCAGAAGCAAAAATGAAACTGGCTACATTTGAGTTTGCGCTACCGCCACTTTTATCAGATGAAGAAATTGCTGACATTCTATCTTCTATCGGTGATCTCACCAGCTGGGCAAATGAGATTATAGCATATGCGACAGATGCAGCGGTTAATCATGGAAAGAAGTGGCCTGGCTTTAAAGTAGTCGAAGGCCGTTCCAACCGTAAATACAAAGATGAAGAAGCGGTCGCAGAAGCAGCAAAGAACGCAGGTTATCCCGACATATACAAGCAAAGTCTCATCACTATTACTGAAATGGAGAAATTGATGGGCAAGACAAAATTTAATGAAGTCCTTGGTGGACTAATTATGAAGCCACCAGGCAAACCGACGCTAGTACCAGTTTCCGACAAGCGTCCTGAAATGAACACATCATCAGCAAAAAATGATTTTATGGAGGTATAAAACTATGTCAAAAACAGCAAAAAGAATGAACCCAACGAAAGTAATCACAGGAGTTGTGCGACTCTCTTATGCCAATGTCTGGGAACCTAAATCCATCAATGGCGGTGCTGAAAAATACAGTGTAAGTCTGATTATTCCTAAGAGTGATACTAAAACCTTAAGTGCTATCAACGAAGCAGTTAATGCTGCTATTGAGGAAGGCAAAGGTAAATTTGGTGGCAAGATTCCCAATAAAGCAGTTCTCAAGCTCCCTCTGCGTGATGGCGACATTGATCGTCCGGATGATGAGGCTTATGCCAACAGCTATTTTGTCAATGCAAACAGCAATACTGCTCCACAAATTGTAGACAGAAACGTCAATCCAATCCTTGATCGTTCAGAAGTGTACTCCGGTGTCTATGCAAGAGTGAGTATCAACTTCTACGCCTTTAACTCCAATGGAAATAAGGGTATAGCGTGTGGTCTCGGAAACATTCAAAAAATCCGCGATGGTGAGCCTTTAGGCGGTAGAACCAATGCAGCTGATGACTTTGCCACTGACGTGGATGACGACTTTTTATCATGAGAACCTTGCATCTTGATATAGAAACATATAGTAGCGTAGACCTCGCCAAAAGCGGGGTCTATCGTTACGCTGAAGCACCGGATTTTGAAATCCTACTTTTTGGCTACAGTGTAGATGGTGGTCCTGTGCAGGTAGTTGATTTGGCATGTGGCGAAAAGATCCCGCAAGAAATCCAGAATGCTGTTCTAGATAGCCAGATTATAAAGTGGGCATTTAATGCTCAATTTGAGCGAATCTGCTTGTCTCGCCATTTTGGTGTCTGGCTTGAGCCTGCTTCATGGCGTTGTACGATGGTGTGGTCAGCCTACCTAGGCCTTCCTCTAACTCTGGAAGGGGCAGCAATCGTAACAGGAGCAGATAAGAAAAAGCTGACTGAGGGTAAGGAGCTCATCCGATATTTCTCTGTTCCATGCAAAGCTACTCAGTCTAATGGAGGCCGAACTCGCAATCTACCGGAGCATGCTTTAGAAAAGTGGGAGAGTTTCAAAGCATATAACCTTCGAGATGTTGAAACTGAACTTTCCATACAGGCAAAGCTTCAGAAGTTCCCTATGCCAGAAGAGGAGTGGCAGAACTATATTCTAGACCAGCAGATTAATGATCGAGGTATTCAATTGGATTTAGAATTGGTAAGGAAGGCTATCCAGTGTGATGAACAAACCCGAGAAGAGTTCACAAGCCGACTAAAAGAGGTTACTAAACTTGAAAATCCAAACTCAGTGACCCAGATGAAAACCTGGCTATTGGAAAGAGGTATGGAAACGGATAGTCTTGATAAGGCGTCAGTTAAGGCACTATTAAAGGAAGCTCCAGATCACCTGAGTGAAGTGCTGGAACTGAGGCAACAACTAGCAAAGTCCAGTGTAAAGAAATACACCGCTATGGAAAATGCAGTATGTGCTGATGGAAGAGCACGTGGCCTATTGCAGTTTTATGGTGCCAATCGAACCGGCAGATTTGCAGGAAGGCTTATACAAGTTCAAAATCTTCCGCAGAACCATTTGCCGGATCTGGAGCAGGCGAGAAGGCTAATTAGAGGTGGTCATTTTGAGACATTGGAATTATTGTACGATTCTGTTCCAGGGGTTTTGTCCGAGTTAATCCGTACTGCCTTTGTTCCAAAGAAAGGATATAAGTTTATTGTTGCTGATTTTAGTGCAATTGAAGCTAGAGTGATTGCCTGGCTCGCAGGCGAGACATGGAGAAATGAGGTATTCGCTACCCATGGCAAGATTTACGAAGCATCCGCTTCCCAGATGTTTAGGGTCCCCTTGGAAGAAGTCACAAAAGGTAGTCCACTCAGACAAAAAGGAAAAATTGCGGAGTTGGCCTTGGGTTATGGTGGATCAGTTGGTGCGTTAAAAGCGATGGGAGCACTTGATATGGGTCTTACCGAAGAAGAGTTAAAACCATTGGTAAATGCGTGGAGAAATGCGAATCCAAACATTGTTAGACTTTGGTGGGATGTCGATAGAGCAGTTAAAAAAGCTGTAAAAGAAAGATGCGGAACAGAAACTCATCGTATCCGATTTGAATATCGCAGTGGAATGCTGTTGATATGGCTACCATCCGGGAGACAGCTTACCTATGTCAAACCAAGGATTGGGATTAACAGATTCGGCAGTGAAGCAGTGACGTATGAAGGCGTTGGTGCCACAAAGAAGTGGGAGCGTATTGAAAGCTATGGTCCGAAGTTTGTTGAGAACATCGTGCAGGCCATTTCAAGAGATCTTCTTTGCCATTCCATGCGAAATTTGGATGAAGCAGGACTAAATATTGTCATGCATGTCCATGATGAGGTAGTTTTAGAGGTTCCTTTAGAAATATGCGTACAAGACGTCTGTGTCCTTATGGTTCAGGTACCTTCTTGGGCACTTGGGCTTCTACTTCGTGCGGATGGATTTGAATGTGATTTTTATAAAAAAGATTAATTTGAGGGGGTTCGAAGCCCCCTCTTTTTTTGCTTATAGCTGAGGGCAAGTTTTATCGCTCTACAACTATATGCTGGAGGTTCGATATGAACAAATTAACGATTTTTAACTACGAGGGCAACAATGTCAGAACAATTTTAAGGGAAGGCAATCCTTGGTGGGTACTCAAGGATGTCTGTTCTGTGCTAGAAATTGGAAACAGTCGTGATGTTACATCTCGATTGGACAGTGATGAAAAGGGAGTCGATATTATCGACACCCCTGGAGGAAAACAGGAAGTATCTATTATCAATGAAAGTGGCCTTTATAGCGTGATATTGGTTTCTCGAAAGCCAGGGGCTAAAAAGTTCAAGCGCTGGGTAACTCATGAAGTTCTTCCTTCCATCAGAAGGCATGGACTTTATGCTACAGATGAGTTGCTTGCTAATCCGGACTTTTTGATTCAAGCACTGCAGGAGCTTAAAGCCGAAAGAGCCAAAAATGCCGAGCTAACAACTACCATTAGCATTCAAGAACAGCAGATTGCAGAAATGAAACCCAAAGCCAGTTATTACGATGTGGTGCTTAACTGCAAGGATGCGGTGTCTATCACAACCATCGCCAAGGATTATGGAAAGTCTGGTCGTTGGTTCAATGAGTATCTACATGATCTTGGCGTTCAGTTCCGTCAAGGGAAAATCTGGCTCTTATATCAAAAATATGCCCAACATGGATATACGACGACAAAAACCCATACGTACCCTGGAAATGATGGAACGATGCATTCAAAGGTTCATACCTACTGGACTCAGAAAGGACGCTTGTTCATTTATGAGCTTCTTAAGGATCATGGCATTTTACCATTGATTGAACAAGAGTCCGAATTCGAGGAGATGTAACTTATGGATAGATATAACGCTGAAGGCTATCCAGAAGAGGCTGCAGCAGAAGCCATGGAAAATATCATGCGTGAAGAAAAAGCAAAAAGCTATAAACCTTGCGTTTTTATTTGTTCTCCTTTTGCTGGAGACATAGAGAAAAATCTAAATGAAGCTAGAAAATACCTGAAGTTTGCAGTGGAGCAAGGAACTATTCCTTTTGCTCCTCATCTGCTATACCCACAAGTGCTAGATGATAGCGATCCTGAACAAAGAAAACTAGGACTATTCTTTGGAATGGTTTGGCTTAGAAAGTGCGAGGAATTGTGGGTATTTGGTCGCTACATCTCAAAAGGAATGCAAGCAGAAATAGATAAAGCGTCGAAGCATCGTATTCCTATTCGGTATTTTACCGAAAACTGCGAGGAGGTGCAGAAGATATGAAGATAGCGGTTGGTAACAGCCGGATGGATAAAAAGTGGAAGAACAAAGACATCACATGGGAAGACTTCATCGCCCGAGTGGGGTCTACCATACGAACAACAGAAACAGTGTCTGAATTTCGCAAAATGAGTCGCGCTCAGCAGGACTCAATAAAAGATGTGGGTGGATTTGTGGGAGGAGCTCTCCGTGAAGGAAAGCGCAGAAATGGTTATGTCCTCTCCCGCTCCCTTCTTACATTGGATATGGATTATGCCAAACCAGGGATTTGGGAGCAGATTGAATCACTTCATGATTTTCAATGCTGCATCTATTCCACACATAAACATACACCGGAAGCTCCAAGACTGAGACTAATCATACCACTAAGAAGAGAAGTGACAGAAGATGAATACCCAGCCCTTGGCCGGATGGTTGCAAAGGAGATTGGGATTAATTTATTCGATGATACCACTTATGAACCTTCAAGATTAATGTATTGGCCATCTACACCGTCTGATGGAGAATTTGTCTTTAAAGAAAAGGATGGAGAGCTTTTAGATCCTGATGTTTATCTTTCCAAATATGCAGATTGGCGGGATACATCCATGTGGCCTGTATCCACAAGACAATCAGAGGTTGTACAAAGGAAAATCAAAAAGCAAGCAGATCCTTTAAGTAAAGAGGGCGTTGTCGGGGCATTTTGCAGAGCTTATACCATTGAAGAAGCTATCAATACATTTTTGGCGGATGTATATGAACCAAGTGCTATGAATGGCAGGTTTGATTATATTCCAGCAGATTCTTCAGCGGGCTTGGTAATCTATGACGGTAAATTTGCTTATAGCCATCATGCCACCGATCCGGCTTGCGGAATGCTGCTAAACGCTTTTGATTTGGTACGAGTGCATAAGTTTCGCGGCTTAGATGAAAAGGCTGCAGAAAATACATCGCCAAGTAAACTGCCTTCGTTTAAAGCCATGACAGATCTGGCTTTGGAGGATGAACGGGTAAAAGAGCAGTTTGCTGAAGAAAGAAAGGCTCAGGCTGAAAAGGAGTTTATTGATGAAGATTGGGAAAAGCAGCTGGAGCTTGACAAGACAGGATCAGTTAAAAATACCCTTAGAAACTTGATTTTAATACTCGAAAATGATCCAAACCTGAAAAGCATTGTATTTAATCAGCTATCCGATAGTCTCGAAATAAAGGGTGATGTTCCTTGGCCGCATCCATCAAAGTTCTGGAGAGATGCAGACGATGCCCAGTTGATTAGTTACATCGACACCCGCTACGGAACCTTCTCTGCAAGAAACTATGATGTGGCAGTAGCAAAAGTAGCTGATGACCGGTCTTATCATCCGATTCGGGAGTTTATTGAAGCACTCCCTGAATGGGATAAGGTACCACGAGTAGATACATTGCTCATCGATTATTTAGGTGCATCAGATAACCCATATGTTCGGGCTGTCACAAGAAAAACTCTATGTGCGGCTATCTCTCGTGTACTGACTCCAGGCATCAAGTTTGATTCCATGTTGGTTTTAAATGGCCCACAGGGAGTTGGAAAAAGCACTCTCATTGCTAAGTTAGGTGGAGACTGGTTTTCAGATAGCTTGAACTTGTCGGATACCAAGGACAAGACTGCGGCGGAAAAGCTTCAGGGTTACTGGATTTTAGAAATTGGAGAACTAGCCGGACTTAAAAAAGCTGAAGTTGAAACACTTCGAAGTTTCTTGTCTCGCCAAAATGACATTTATCGTGCCAGCTTTGGCAGGAGAGCTACTCCGCACTTAAGACAATGTATCTTTTTCGGAACCACCAATGCTGAGAAAGGCTATTTGCGGGACACCACAGGAAACCGTCGTTTCTGGCCGGTAAAAACTCCAGGAAATGGTACAAAAAAGTCTTGGCAACTAAAGCATGATGAAATTCTGCAGATATGGGCTGAGGCTCTTACCTTTGTGAAAGCTGGAGAAAAATTGTACCTTGATACCAATCTTGAGAAACTTGCAAAAGAAGAACAGCGGGAAGCTATGGAATCAGATGAGCGTGAAGGTTTGGTACGTGAATACCTAGATATGCTCTTACCAGAAGACTGGGACACCATGGATTTATATGAACGCCGAGCCTATATCAACGGGACTGAGTTTGGTGAAAGTCAAAGGGTAGGTGTTTGGAAACGAAAATCGGTTTCTAATATGGAAATCTGGTGTGAGTGCTTTGGGAAGGATCGAGCCAATCTTCGACGAGTGGATGGCAATGAGATATCTGCAATTATGGCAAGTATCGGAGGCTGGACGGGACTAGTGAGAAAAGAACGTATCCCGCTTTATGGACCACAATGGGTTTATGTTCCCAAAGCATAATTTAGTTTGGAACGTATGGAACAATTTTTCTTCAGGAACAGATTTCACCTGTTCCGGTGAAACAAAAACGGTCTTTTGGTACACCTCATTGGAACAGGCGGCAGCCCCTTGTAAAGTAGGCTACTTTATAACTTCTGTTCCATTGTTCCAAAAATAATTATTAAAAGTAATCCTAAAGACAAAAAGAGGAAATTACCTGCAGACGCATATATACGCGCGTATAGAGATTTTTTGGATTTAGGGAACATGGAGGAACTATGAGAGAAAAATGGATTGAACAACAACTGGTAAAAGCAGTGAAAGATATAGGCGGTATTGCGCTGAAGATTGTATCATCAGGTTTAGATGGAATGCCAGACAGATTGATTCTTTTGCCGGGTAGGAAACTAGCTTTTGTGGAGGTGAAAGCTCCAGGTAAAGCCTTAAGGCCACTTCAAGAAAAGAGAAAAAGACAGTTAGAATCACTTGGTTTTTTGGTATTCTGCCTGGATCACATAGAACAGATTGGAGGGATACTTCGTGAAATACAAGCCTCATGAATATCAGGTTTATGCCACTGAGTATATTCTCACCCATCCCATAGCAGCAGTGCTGTTAGATATGGGATTAGGCAAGAGCGTTATTACCTTATCTGCTATCTTTGATCTAACACTGGATAGTTTTCTTGTTCGTAAGGTTCTGGTCATTGCACCCTTTCGAGTTGCCAGAGATACATGGCCTGCAGAGATTGAAAAGTGGGATCATCTAAAAGGCCTTAACTACACCGTAGCAGTTGGTACTGTGGCTCAGAGAAAACGAGCGCTAATGAAAAGAGCTCAGGTATACATCATCAATCGAGAAAATATCGAATGGTTAATTTCAAGAAGTGGAATCTCCTTTGATTTTGACATGGTGGTAATTGATGAGCTGTCATCCTTCAAATCCCATCAAGCAAAACGATTTAAAAGTCTGCTTAAAGTCAGGCCAAAGGTAAAAAGGATCGTAGGGCTCACTGGAACACCATCCTCCAATGGATTGATGGATTTGTGGGCAGAGTATCGACTCTTGGATATGGGTCAAAGGCTTGGGCGCTTTATTGGCAGATATCGAGAGGACTACTTTGTACCGGATAAACGTAATCAACAAGTAATCTTCTCCTACAAACCAAAACCAGGAGCGGAAGAAGCAATTTATAGGCTCATATCTGACATCACTATTAGCATGAAAGGTTCTGATTACCTTAAGCTGCCGGAGTTGGTTATAAACGAAGTGCCAGTGAAGCTTTCTGAAAAAGAAATGAAAACCCTCGATACCATGAAGCGGGATTTCATTACAACGGTGAAAGGTGAGGAAATTACTGCTGCCAATGCAGCGGCTCTTTCAGGAAAGCTCCTGCAGATGGCAAACGGAGCAGTCTATGATGATCAAGGTGTCGTTATTCATATACATGACCGTAAGCTGGATGCACTGGAAGACTTAATCGAAGCCGCTAATGGCAAGCCTGTTCTGATTGCTTATTGGTTTAAGCATGATTTATCTCGAATACAAAAGCGCTTTGAGGTCGAAGTATTGTCCACTAGGGATTCTATTAAGAGATGGAACGATGGAAAGATTCCCATTGCAGTCATCCATCCCGCATCCGCAGGACATGGCCTCAACTTGCAAGCCGGAGGATCAACACTTGTATGGTTTGGCCTGACTTGGAGCTTGGAGCTTTACCAGCAAACCAATGCCCGTCTTTGGCGTCAAGGACAAAATGAAACGGTAGTGATCCATCACTTGATTGCCAAAGGCACCATTGATGAACGTGTAATGAAAGCCCTAAATGATAAAAACAATACCCAAGCCGCACTGATAGATGCGGTAAAAGCAACGCTAAAGGAGGTCTGATACAATGAACATTGTCTAGCAATATTTAGATAAAAGGGCAGCGGCAATCAATGCCTTAAAAGATTACAGCAGCATGAAGTACATCATAGAACATACCGATGAGGACATTGCCACCCTCAACGAAGAAATGAGTTCTCCTGTTTCTCCAGTTCTAAATGGCATGCCATCAACGCATGATCCAAAAGCTGGAGAGAAAAGGCTCATTGCCTGCATTAATGAAATTGATGTATTAAAAGAACGCTATCGCCAAGCACTGGAATACATGGACTGGTTTCAACCGGCGTGGGATGCCTTAACGGAGGATGAGCAGTATGTGTTAAAGGAGTTCTATTTGGACGATGAACAAAAGCAGATTGATGCAGTGTACAACATCTGTGAACGTTTTAACATTGAACGCTCTTCAGCTTACAACAAGAAGAATCGCGCGCTTCAGCATTTAGCACTACTACTCTACGGAAAGTAATGAGTAATATCGTGGACGATTTTACTCACAATCGGTTATACAATGGTATTGTGAAAAACTGTAGAGAGCCTTCGTGGAAAAAACACGAGGGCTTTTTCTATGCCCAAATGGAGGTGCAAAATGCCAAGGAAACCTAAACGACCATGTTCTTCTCCCGGTTGTCCTGAGCTGACTGATGGACGCTTTTGTCCTGATCATGCCAAAAAGGAAGCTTCACGATATGAAAAATATCAGCGAGATCCTGAAACGAGGAAGCGTTACGGGCGTGCGTGGAAAAGAATACGTGACCGTTACATTACAGCTCATCCATTATGTGAAGAGTGCAAAAGAGAGGGAAAGCTGACACCAGCAGCTGAAGTCCATCACATCCTTCCTTTGTCTCGAGGAGGAACACACGATGAAAGCAACTTGATGGCTCTTTGTACTCCTTGTCACTCAGCCATCACAGCAAGAGATGGAGACCGTTGGCCATCCCGGTAGGGGGAGTCGAATCTCTACAGCTTTTTAAGCGGACAACGGGCGTGGGGCTTCGTGCAAAAAGTCGCAGTTTCAAACGGGGTAATACCCCCTTAATAAGAAAAGAGGTGAGTTAATGGCCAAAGATGGTACAAATCGAGGTGGTGCCCGTATTGGATCTGGCCAGAAAAAGAAAGCACTTATAGATAAAATTGCTGAGGGAAATCCCGGAAAAAGAAAACTGGAAGTTATTGAATTTAAAAATACTGCAGAACTTCAAGGGCAGGAGATGCCACAGCCAAGGGCTATGCTTTCAGCAGTACAAAAGGATGGTAAAACCTTAGTAGCTAGCGAAATTTATGAGCTTACGTGGAAATGGCTTGAGGAGCGAGGGTGTGCACATCTAGTTCTACCACAGCTATTAGAAAGATATGCCATGAGTGCTGCTAGGTGGATACAGTGTGAGGAAGCAATAAGTGAGTTTGGTTTTCTTGCTAAGCATCCAACTACTGGCAACGCTATCCAAAGTCCATACGTTTCCATGAGCCATAATTTTATGAGTCAAACCAACAGACTCTGGATGGAAATATATCAGATTGTTCGTGAAAACTGTGCGACAGAGTATTCCGGTACAAATCCACAGGATGATGTGATGGAACGACTGTTGACTGCCCGTAGAGGTAAATAATAATAAGGAGATGTGAGATGAGTAAGAGATATTTAACAGCAGAAAGTGTATGTGCAGGACATCCTGATAAACTGTGCGATATTATTGCTGACAGCATTTTGGAAGCATGTCTTAGAAAAGATAAGGCCTCACGCGTAGCTTGTGAGGTTATGGCTACTAAAGGAAAAATTATCGTGGCGGGCGAGATCTCCTGCAGCGAGAAAATCGATATCAGAAGCATTGTTAAGAATGTGCTAAAAGAACTAGGTTATAACCCTTTGAAATTTTTAATTTATGTATATGTACACAATCAGAGTTCTGATATTGCAGCTGGTGTGAATACTGCACTAGAAGCACGAAATGGTATAAACGAACAATATGGTTCCATCGGCGCTGGTGATCAAGGTACTATGTATGGTTATGCCACAAAAGAAACCAGAGAAATGCTTCCCTTTCCCCTTGTCTTATCTCATCGAATTGTAAAGAAACTAGATGAGGCAAGGAAAGGTAAACTTATTAAAGGTATCCTTCCCGATGGAAAAGCACAGGTGACCATTGAGTATAATGATGATGTTCCAGTGAGAGTTAAGACCATTGTAGTGTCAGTTCAGCATGAAAAGAATAAAACTCAGGAAGAGTTAAAATCAGATATTCTAAATAATGTGTTATGGCAGTGTTTTGAGGATTTCCCTTTTGATGATGAAACAGAAATTCTTATTAATCCATCTGGACAGTTTGTATTAGGAGGACCTGCTGCAGATACAGGTTTAACTGGAAGAAAGATCATGGTGGATACTTATGGTGGACTTGCATCACATGGTGGCGGAGCACTTTGTGGGAAAGATCCGACCAAAGTTGACCGAAGCGGAGCTTACATGGCTAGGTATATTGCTAAACATATTGTGTGGTGTGATTTGGCAGAGAAATGTGAAGTGGCTATTTCCTATGCCATTGGCAAGGCAAATCCTGTAGCTTTTTCTATAAATACTTTTGGAACAGGAACAGTTTCTGATGAAGTTCTAACCATTGCTGCTCAAGAAGTATTTAATTTGAGGCCTGCAGCAATTATAGAAAAGTTGCGACTTAGAAACATTCATTACTCTGATACAGCAGTCTATGGTCACTTTAACAGTTGCCTCTTCCCTTGGGAGGATGTTAATAAATATAGCGAACTAAAAGAGGCGGTGGAAAAATATGCAGATTGAGAAAATTAAGACGAAACTGCTGATCCCTGCTGATTATAATCCTAGAAAGGATTTAAAACCGGGTGATCCAGAGTACGAAAAGTTAAAACGCTCACTTGCGGAGTTTGGCTATGTTGAACCAGTTATTTGGAATAGAACCACAGGCAGAGTAGTTGGTGGCCATCAGCGGTTGAAAATCCTACTGAACATGGGTATGGAAGAAGTGGATTGCGTAGTTGTTGAGATGAATGAGGAAAAGGAAAAAGCCCTCAATATTGCATTGAACAAAATAAATGGAGATTGGGATAGGGAGAAACTAGCACTTCTCATTACAGACTTAAATGCTGCAGACTTTGATGTATCGCTGACAGGCTTTGACCCCGGAGAACTAGATGATCTTTTCAAGGATACGATGAAAGAAAAAATAAAAGAAGATGATTTTGATGTGGACAGCGAGCTGAATAAGCCCGCTGTTTCGCGTTTAGGAGATGTATGGATACTTGGTAAGCACAGACTGGTATGTGGAGACAGCACAAAAAAAGAAACATATAACATTTTAATGGAAGGAAAGGTCGCCAATCTGGTGGTAACTGATCCCCCATACAATGTCAACTATGAAGGAACCGCTGGGAAAATCAAAAATGATAATATGGCCAATGACGCATTTTATCAATTTTTATTAGATGCCTTTAAGAATATCGAATCGGTATTGGCATCAGATGGAAGTATATATGTTTTCCATGCTGATACAGAAGGACTTAATTTTAGAAAAGCCTTTGTTGACGCAGGCTTTTATCTTTCCGGTACTTGTATTTGGAAGAAACAGTCATTGGTTCTTGGAAGATCCCCTTATCAGTGGCAGCATGAACCGGTGCTATTCGGTTGGAAAAAGAAGGGGAAGCATCTCTGGTATTCAGACCGTAAGCAATCAACCATTTGGGAATTTGATAAGCCGAAAAAGAATGCAGATCATCCGACTATGAAGCCCATTGCTTTAATTGCCTACCCCATTATGAATTCTAGCCTTACTAATAGTATCGTACTTGATCCTTTTGGAGGTTCTGGCTCGACGCTGATTGCCTGTGAACAGACCGATAGAATTTGCTATACCATCGAGCTGGATGAAAAGTACTGCGATGTTATTGTGAAGCGTTACATCGAGCAGGTTGGAACAGATAAAGAGGTATATGTCATTCGAGAAAAAGAGAAGATTCCATTTAATGTGGCAGCCACATCTTCTGATGAATTAGATTGATAGAGCAAGTTTTAAATTCATTTTTGCACAGAAATAACTTGCTATTGTGTAGCGTTAGAGTGATATATGGTACTACCAAATAAGAAAGGTGGTATGTAGGATGAAAATTGAATTTAATCGTACTGGTGGTGAGAGAAAGGCCCTCGTTACTGCGATTGGAGAAGTACTAGGTGAAAAGCCTGAATACAAAGGCGCACCAACATTTATTTATCAAATAGGCAGATTTGAAGTGGATAAGGAAGGTGCTCTTATTTTTGATGAGGGTGTTGTGGGCGAAAAAGCGGTCAAACTGCTTGATGAACTTAATAGTCGAGGATTTACTTATGTGAAACCAGAAGGCCTGGAACAGGGGCTTACAAATAATACAGATTTGTTGGTAATTGAAATACCTAAGGAAAACTTCACCGACATTGCCTTAAGTAACTTGGAAAAGATTCTGGAAAGCAAAGGAGATCTCATTAAAAAAGCACTTGGAGTAGAGGAATTACCTATTGAGCAAACAGAGGAAACTCTACGATTCCCTTGGTTTTCCTTTGATGAAGATGCTGAGAAAGTTAAAGCTTACACGCATTTCATTACAGCCCTTTGTGATATGGCAAAAAAACAGAAGAGAATCACTGCCACAGCTAAGGAAGTGGATAATGAAAAGTATGCCTTTCGTTGTTTCCTTCTAAGACTTGGCTTTATCGGTCCAGAATACAAAACCGAACGAAAAATTCTCCTCTCCAAACTGTCGGGTAGCTCTGCCTTCAAAAGCGGAATTGCCAAGCATAAGGAGGTGAGTGAATAATGAATATCATTCACCCAGAAATGCTAAAACAACTTAGGAGTTATTACACTCCGGGAACTCGTGTCATGCTACTTAAAATGAATGACCCTTATACCAAGCTTCAGCCTGGAACTAAAGGTACGGTTACTAGTGTTGATGACATGGGAACCATCCACGTCAGTTGGGATTCAGGCAGTTCCCTTGGAGTGGTCTTTGGAGAGGATTTATGCAGGAAAATCGAAGAGTAAACATACACATTTTAAGACCAATATGGCAGTAAATATGTAGATTTATATTGCAGAATTGTCTTGCTATATAAGCCTTTTAGAGTGATATATGTACATGCCGAAAGGACAAACACACTTTAAAAGGAGCGAGATACGATGTTAAGTGCAAAATTCGGAATCGAGATTGAATTTACAGGGATTACAAGGGAAAGGGCAGCCAGAGTTGCTGCAGAGTTTTTGCAAGGCACTTATAGTGAAGGCGGGACTTACTACGACACTAAGAAGGTAAAAACTCCAGATGGTAGAGTTTGGAGATTTATGTATGATGGGAGCATTCACTGTCAAAGAAAAGAAGGCAGAAGAAAAGTAGCTGCAGGTAGAGATTATAGCGTTGAGCTAGTTAGCCCAATCCTAACTTACCGGGAGGACATTGAAACTTTGCAGGAGATAGTAAGAAAGCTTCGCAAAGCTGGAGCCTTTACAAATACATCTTGCGGCATTCACATTCATCTAGACGGTGCTGAACATACCCCAAGAAGTATTCGAAACTTTATAAATATCATTGCAAGTAAAAATGACTTATTTTATAAAGCACTACAGATTGCACCGGAGCGAATGCGCTACTGCAAAAAGATGGACAGCATTTTGGTTGAGAAGATGAACCACAAAAAGCCTAAAACCATGAGACAAATTGAGGACATTTGGTACGAGGGTTACAGCGAGAGTAGAAGCACTCATTACCACAACAGCCGCTACCATTTCCTCAACCTTCACAGCTTTTTTACCGGAAACCATACAGTTGAACTTAGAGGTTTTAACAGCGAGCTTCATGCTGGAAAGATGAGAAGCTACATTGTTCTAGCGCTTGCCATCAACCATCAAGCCTTAACACAAAAGTGTGCATCAGCAAAGAAACCACAGGTGGAGAACGAGAAATTTGCCATGAGAACCTACCTAAACCGGATTGGTTTCATTGGTGATGAATTTGCAAACTGCAGAGAGCATTTGACCGCAGCACTTTCGGGTTCAGCTGCATGGCGGTTTCGGGCGGCCTGAGCTGCCCCTAACCCACAAAGCTAAGGAGGATTACAATGAATAATAAATTATATCTTGCCTATGGCTCCAACCTTAACCTGAAACAAATGGCCAACAGATGCCCCACAGCGAAGGTGTTAGGAGCAAGTCAAATCAATGACCACCGTTTATTATTTAGAGGGGCACATGCGGGCGCTGTGGCGACCATCGAGCCTTTTAAGGGTGGCAACGTACCCGTTTTAGTGTGGGAAATCACACCTGTCGATGAATCGGCACTTGACCGTTACGAGGGATGGCCGTTCCTTTATCGCAAGGAAACAATAAAAGTGAAGTTTGGAGGTAAAACCGTTAAGGCGATGGTATACATCATGAATGATGGAAGGCCGCTTGGACAGCCGAGCTGTTATTATTACAGTACAATTTTAGAAGGCTATAAGAGTGCAGGCTTCGATGTGGAAATCCTGCGCAAAGCGACAACCGATTCAGTAGAATCGGAGGAGGTAGCCAATGAATGAGATAATTATGAAACAAATATTTGCCATTCGAGAAACAGGTGAAACAAATATGTTTGATCTTCCGGTTGTGACTAGTATTGCTTTAAGAGAAGGCTATATTGAGCTAGTAGATTACCTTGAAAAGAACAAGGGAGCGTATGTCCATTTTATTCTGATAGGGGAAGCGAAAACAGAATAACTTAAACAAATTTTGAAGGAACTCTGCGGGGTTCCTTTTTTCGTAGCCATAAGGAGGTGGCGGCCATACGTAAACTAAAAAAATATAAGCCGACCATCTTTAAGGCGGATGGTTCGGTATATGATAAGGACGCTGCAGACATTGCGGTGTCTTTTATTAATTGCTTAAAACATACGAAGGGAGAATGGTATGGGCAGCCATTTGAACTTATTGACTGGCAGGAACAGATTATCCGCGATGTGTTTGGGATTATAAAGCCTAATGGTTACCGTCAATTTAATATGGCATATATCGAAATCGCTAAAAAGCAAGGTAAATCTGAGCTTGCAGCAGCGGTTGCGTTACTGCTTACCTGTGGTGATTTTGAGCATGGCGGTGAAGTATACGGATGTGCATCTGACAGACAGCAAGCTTCCATTGTTTTTGATGTAGCAGTGGATATGGTAGAACAATGTCCAGCTCTGAAAGCAAGAATTAAACCGGTACTATCGCAAAAACGACTTGTTTATAAACCGCTAGGTAGTTTCTATCAAGTTTTGTCTGCAGAAGCGTATACCAAGCATGGACTAAATGTGCATGGTGTTGTATTTGATGAACTTCATGCGCAACCCAATAGACAGCTTTTTGATGTCATGACCCATGGCTCAGGTGATGCAAGAAAGCAGCCGCTGTATTTTTTAATTACGACTGCCGGAAATGATACTCACTCTATTTGCTACGAGGTGCATCAAAAGGCTAAAGATATTCTAGAAGGACGAAAGGTTGATCCAACATTTTATCCAGTTATTTATGGTGCAGATGAAAATGATGACTGGACCGATCCAAAGGTGTGGGCGAAAGCCAACCCCTCAATGGGCATTACCGTTGATATAGAAAAAATTCATATTGCTTGTGAAAGTGCAAAACAAAATCCAGCAGAAGAAAACTTATTTAGACAACTTCGTCTAAATCAATGGGTTAAACAGTCGGTACGTTGGATGCCTATGGAAAAGTGGGATAAATGTTCATTTGCTGTAAATCCAGAAAACCTTGTAGGAAGAGAATGCTTCGGTGGTTTGGACTTATCATCTACTACAGATATTACAGCGTTCGTACTTATCTTCCCGCCTGAGTATGAAGGAGATAAATACATCGTTCTTCCCTACTTCTGGATACCGGAAGATAATCTGGACCAAAGGGTAAAGCGTGATCATGTTCCTTATGATGTTTGGGAGAAGCAGGGGTTCTTACACACCACTGAAGGAAACGTGGTGCATTATGGATACATCGAAAACTTTATCGAAGAGCTGGGCTTAAAGTACAACATTCGAGAAATTGCCTTTGACCGGTGGGGAGCTGTGCAGATGACACAAAACTTAGAGAACCTTGGGTTTACAGTAGTTCCTTTCGGTCAAGGTTTTAAAGATATGAGTCCGCCAACGAAGGAGCTTATGAAGCTTACCTTGGAAGAGAAACTGGCGCATGGTGGTCATCCGGTGCTCCGATGGATGATGGATAACATCTTTATACGTACTGACCCTGCTGGAAATATCAAACCGGATAAAGAAAAATCAACTGAAAGAATAGATGGAGCTGTCGCTACCATTATGGCTCTTGACCGAGCAATTCGCAAAGGTGGAACAGGTAACTCCGTTTATGACGGTCGAGGGCTTCTTATTTTGTAGCAAAGGAGAGTGATGCAGATGGGATTGTTTTCTAATATTTTCAAAGCGCGTGATAAACCGAAGGATCGAACCACAGGAAGCAATTATAGCTTCTTTTTTGGTGGAACAACCAGCGGTAAGCCTGTAAACGAACATACAGCAATGCAAATGACAGCGGTCTATTCATGCGTAAGAATACTTGCAGAGGCTGTGGCAGGGCTACCCCTACACCTATATAAATACACTGCAAGCGGCAGTAAGGAAAAGGCTCTTTCTCATCCGCTGTATTTTTTATTACATGATGAACCTAACCCAGAGATGAGTTCCTTCGTTTTTCGGGAGACGTTGATGACTCATCTTTTATTATGGGGCAATGCTTATGCACAGATTATTCGAAATGGAAAAGGTGAAGTCATAGCACTGTATCCGTTAATGCCAAATCGAATGTCGGTGGACCGCGATTACAGTGGTGCTCTTTATTATACCTATACCAGATATTCTGATGAAGCACCTACGATGAATGGAATGACAGTCACACTAAGGCCAAGCGATGTACTCCATATTCCTGGCTTAGGATTTGATGGACTAGTAGGGTATTCTCCAATTGCAATGGCCAAGAATGCCATTGGTATGGCCATAGCCTGTGAGGAATATGGAGCTAAGTTTTTCGCAAATGGAGCAGCTCCGGGAGGTGTACTTGAGCATCCTGGAACGATTAAAGACCCACAAAAAGTGCGAGATAGCTGGAATGCGGCTTATCAAGGAAGCAGCAACTCCCATCGTGTGGCAGTGCTTGAGGAAGGGATGAAGTATCAGTCTATTGGTATCTCACCAGAACAAGCTCAGTTTTTAGAGACAAGAAAGTTTCAGATTAATGAAATCGCTCGGATTTTCCGCGTACCTCCACATATGGTTGGGGACTTGGAAAAATCGAGCTTTTCTAATATTGAGCAACAGTCACTGGAGTTTGTGAAATACACTTTGGACCCTTGGGTGATCCGTTGGGAGCAGGCCATCAGCCGATCACTTTTAAGACCAGATGAAAAGAAGCTCTATTTTGCCAAGTTTAATGTGGATGGACTGCTTCGAGGTGATTATGTCTCTCGGATGAACGGTTATGCAACCGCGAGACAGAATGGTTGGATGAGTGCCAATGATATTAGGGAGCTTGAAAACCTTGACCGAATCCCACCTGAGCTTGGCGGGGACTTATATCTAATCAATGGCAATATGACCAAGCTTGCGGACGCAGGCATATTCGCAAATAAAGAAGGAATGGAGGGAAAAAATGAATGAAGAAATTTTGGAATTGGGTGCGTGATGAAGATACACAGTCACGGACCCTCTATCTAAACGGTGCAATTGCTGAGGAGAGTTGGTTTGATGATGATATTACTCCTGCTGCTTTTAAAGCAGAGCTAATGAGTGGCGAGGGTGACATAGTAGTTTGGATTAATTCACCTGGTGGTGATTGTATCGCAGCATCACAGATTTACAACATGCTGATGGATTATAAAGGCAATGTCACCATAAAGATTGATGGCATCGCAGCATCAGCCGCCTCGGTCATTGCCATGGCAGGTACAGAAGTTTTAATGTCTCCAACATCACTGATGATGATCCATAATCCTTTCACCATAGCCATTGGCGATAGCGAGGAGATGCAAAAGGCAATGCAGATGCTGGATGAAGTTAAGGAAAGTATCATCAACGCTTATGAACTTAAAACCGGTTTGTCTAGAACAAGGTTATCTCACCTGATGGATGCTGAAACTTGGCTAAATGCAAATAAGGCAGTCGAGCTTGGTTTTGCAGATGACATTATGTTCAAACCAGGAGAGAGTGCACTACAAGATAGCTTTGTCTTCAGCAGAAGAGCAGTGACCAATTCACTAATGAATAAGCTTCAAAAACCAGTTGTAAAACAGTCAGCCGAATCGCTTTATGAGCGGCTTAATTTATTGAAATATTAGGAGGGAATGAAAATGAGTAAAATTCTTGAACTGCGTGAAAAGCGCGCAAAAGCATGGGAAGCAGCAAAGGCATTTCTTGATTCAAAGCGTGGTAGTGATGGACTTGTGTCCGCAGAGGATGCCGCAACCTACGACAAAATGGAAGCAGATATTATTAATCTGGGTAAGGAAATCGCAAGATTGGAGCGCCAAGAAGCTCTTGAAGCAGAGCTTAATAAGCCTGTAAACACACCTCTTACCGAAAAACCAGCTATTCCGGGGATGGATACAAAGACCGGAAGAGCCAGTGATGAGTACAGAAAGGCATTCTGGAACGTAATGCGTAGCAAAAATCCTCGTCATGATGTGCTAAATGCTTTGTCTGTAGGCACTGATTCAGAGGGAGGATATCTTGTTCCTGATGAATTTGAGCGTACTTTAGTTCAAACCCTTGAGGAAGAGAATGTATTCCGTAAACTGGCAAAAATTATTCAGACTTCAAGCGGTGACCGCAAAATCCCTGTTGTTGTGACTAAGGGTACAGCGGCTTGGCTTGATGAAGGTGAGGAGTTTGATGAGAGCGATTCTGTATTTGGCCAGACATCTATCGGTGCCTATAAGCTGGGTACAATGATTAAAGTTTCTGATGAACTTCTCAATGACAGTGTATTTGATCTGGAGAATTATATCTCCACTGAATTTGCCCGTAGAATCGGTGCTAAGGAAGAAGAAGCTTTTTTAGTTGGAGATGCAGATGGGAAACCTACAGGAATTTTCAACGCTACTGGTGGTGCACAGCTTGGAGTGACAGCCGGGTCTGCAACTGCCATTACGGCAGATGAGATTATCGATCTTGTTTATTCCCTAAAGGCTCCTTACAGAAAGAACGCAGTATTCTTGATGAATGATGCAACAGTAAAAGCAATCCGTAAACTGAAAGATGGTCAAGGTCAATATCTGTGGCAGCCTTCTTTAACAGCAGGTACTCCAGATACGTTGCTGAATCGTCCGGTTTACACTTCTGCTTATGCTCCTATTATTGAAGCCGGAGCAAAGACGATTGCCTTCGGTGATTTCGGATACTATTGGATTGCTGACAGACAGGGGCGTTCTTTCAAACGTTTAAACGAGCTTTTTGCAACTACTGGGCAGGTTGGTTTCCTTGCGAGCCAGCGTGTAGATGGAAAGCTCATTTTACCTGAAGCCATCAAAGTTCTTCAGCAGAAAGCTTAATGGGAGGTGCAAATTATGAGCTATAACGCAAAGAACTACACCGAACAAGGTGGAGAAAAAACTGTTATTGGTGGAGAACTTGTCATTGAAGAGGGAGCCAAAGTAACTGGGCTCCCTGTTCTTGAAAATCAACCGGCAAGCACTGCGGATACTGTAGAAGCTCTAGTGACGGACTTTAATGCCTTGCTCAGTAAGCTGAAAACTGCAGGAATCATGAATGGAGATACACCTTAGAAAGGATAGTGATGGTGATGACACTTTTAGAAAAAGTTAAAGCAAATCTAATTCTTGAGCACGATCGCGATGATGAACTTCTTCAGATGTACATCACCACCGCTATCGCATATGCCGAGAGTTATCAGCATGTACCGGAAGGTCATTATAATGAGAACACAATGCCGCCAACTACCGAGCAGGCCGTCATTATGTTGTCATCTCACTTCTATGAAAGTAGGGATGGTAGCACTGGCGGCTTTTTTGCTGATAACGTGTAGGCAGGCCAGCAGGTTTGGAACACTGTAAATTTACTGCTCAGGCTTGACCGGGATTGGAAGGTGTAGAGTATGAGTTTTGGAAAAATGAATACCTTTATCGATCTCATTTTTGTTGAAAGAACGAAAGACAGTGAAGGCTTTGGTAAATCTAAGGACACCATCCTCGCTTCCGTTCGTGCTTATAAGGAAGATCGTCATGGAAATGAAAAGTGGGCTAACCGAGCGGCATTTTCTGAAGCAACTGCTCTGTTTTGTTTTCGTAAGATACCTGATGTTGAGGTATCTACCAATATGGTGATTGTGTGTAATGATGGCCGCTATGAGATTACAAATGTTGAAGATGTAAAAGGTCGAGGCATGTATATTGAAGCCTTGGCAAAAAAGGTGGTGGGGTCAAGTGGCTAAGTTACAAGTAAAAATGCCTGAGGATTTTCTTTTAAAGCTTTCAAAGCTTGGCGATAAGACGGATGAAATCATCCCAAAGGTACTTGAGTCAGGCGGGGAAATCGTTTTGGAAAAGGTTAGATCTAATTTGCAAGCTATAGTTGGTAGTGGAACAAAAGAAAAAAGTCGGTCTACAGGAGAACTGATTAGTTCGTTGGGTCTTTCTCCCGCTAAAGTGGACTGGAATGGCAATTTCAACGTGAAGATAGGTTTTAAGGAGCCACGAAGAAGCGGCGAAAGTAACGCTAAGATTGCCAATATCATCGAATATGGAAAATCGGGTCAGCCACCAAAACCATTTTTAAAGCCTGCAAGAAGGGCTTCAAGAAAAGCATGTATTGACGCTATGAAGAAGATGTTTGAGCAGGAGGTCGAAAACTTATGAGTATATTAAATGAGCTTAATCTCATAGCAGAATTGTGCGGTATCCCAGTAGAAACAGGAAGATTTTCTGGTGTTCCTCCTGATACTTATCTTGTGATTACACCTCTTATTGATTTGTTTGAGGTTCATGCGGATAACACACCGGGATATGAAGTACAGGAAGCCAGACTTTCCTTATTTGTGAAAGGCAGTTATACAGCTATAAAAAATGCCATTGTCCGCACTCTTCTAGGTGCGGATTTTACGATAACGGATCGTCGATACATCGGACATGAGGATGATACCGATTATCACCATTATGCCATAGATGTGGCTAAACCATATGAATTTCAATTGGAAAAGTCCTGCGGTAATATGTCAAGCCCAAAAATCTAAGGAATTGGAAATTTTAAACCCACCAGCATCTAAAAAAGGCAATACTAAAGAAACCCAGTAAAATTTCCATCCATTTACTGGAAATAATTGAAGGATTTAGGATATCTCATCCCTTAGTTATTCACCTTCCTTCTTGGCGTGTAGACTTGATCGTTGCGTAGCAGCGCATCGATCAGACGCACAAGTTTTCTTGCGGTTAAGACGAGTGCTCTTTTGTGTTGGTGCTTGGGAACCTCATGATACTTTTTCAGGTAGTATGCCCTAAATTCAGGTTCACACCGTTGTACCGAGTTGGCAGCTTCAACAAGGTAATAACGAAGATAACGATTACCTGAGCGTATCATTTTGGTTTCCTCAGCTTGAAACTTTCCTGATTGATGCTTTGACCAAGTTAATCCAGCATATTTGGCAATTGATGCTTGGTCACTAAACCGGTCAATTTGTCCAATTTCAGCTAAGATACCAGCGCAGTAGACCGGTCCTATTCCAGGAATCGTCTGCAGGGTATTAGGAATACCGTCTATAATCTTCTGGATGGCCTTGTCCAATTCCTTGATCTGTTTAGTAGTACTACGGATGGACTCAATAGAAGTCGCTAACAAAAGGTCGATGGAATCTTCCACACACTTCGATAGTCGATAGGAAGACCGCGCAGCCTTTTGAATGGACTTCGCCACACATTCGGCGTCTGTAAAACGACGTTTGCCCTTTTCCTGAAGATAACTAGCAAGTTCCTGAAGATCCATTGAGCAAATTTCATCTAAGCTATATTGCTCTTGGAATAGCTCTAGCATGGCATTTCCAAACACTGAGCTGTCCACTTCGGTCGTAAAGGAACTGCACTTGTAAAAGAGATGTTGAAGGAAATACTGTTTTTCCCGTGTCAAATCGTGAACGAGATGGTACCTCATTCTTGTCACTCTTTGAAGGGCAATAAATTGTTCCTGCATGACCGCCGTTAGTGGAAGACGTCCAAACCTTAGTCGATCCGCAATAATCCAAGCATCGACTTGGTCTGTTTTATCCAGATCAACGTAGGACTCTTTAAACTTTTTTATCAGTTTTGGGTTAATGGTAAAGACTTTAGTATTAAATTCCCTAAGAGATTCATCTTCATGAAAAAACATAGCTGGATGCCAACTGTAAACAGATGTGGCCTCCATTCCGATTTGAATCTCGGAAATTGAGTTTTTTTGGGCTATCTTGACAATCTGATCTCTCAGATAAGATGCCCCTGTTAAGTTGTTTTCAACAGTGAAAGCAGTTAATGCTTCTCCTGCAAAATTCATGACACAAGCTTTCATATCCTGAGAGCTAACGTCTATTCCAACAAATAGTTTCATTGGGGTTAACCTCCTTTCATTTTAGGATCAGGGGAAGGACTCTTCGGGATACCCCCAGCGCACTTGTCGGTCAATCACCCTCGCGTATTAGAACTCACTTTGGTCCATGAGCTGCCTGGAAGCTGCAACTTCCAGCATGGGCTGCCAAAGGGAACGGCCTGCGGGTTAGAAGTTCAAACAAGAGCTGGGGAAACAGACTTTTTTAGTAGTCAAAGCTACAGGAGGAGAAAGAATTTCCCCAAACGATCCTAAGACCATTATCTAGGGACATCCCGAAAAGTCCAACCCAAGAATTTTCAGATAATGGGGGGCTAGCCCCCCACTATCTGAACTACCATCTATGAAGTTATCAAAGAGCAATAAACGAACTGGAAATTACCTCGAAAGAGGATTCTAAACTTACTATACGAGGAGGAATAAAACATGGCTACAATCGGTCTGGATAGACTTTATTATGCAAAAATCACCGAAGATGACAACGGTGATGAAACCTATGATACACCGATGCCGCTAGCAAAAGCAATCAGTGCAGAACTTTCCGTTGAGCTTGCTGAGGCCACTCTTTATGCCGATGATGGTGCCGCTGAAATTGTCAAAGAATTTAAAAGTGGTACCCTTACTCTCGGTATTGATGATATAGGGGTAACAGCTGCAGGAGATTTAACAGGAGCAACCATTGATGACAACCATGTACTCATTTCAACCAGTGAGGATGGCGGGGCTCCTGTTGCAATTGGCTTTAGAGCACAAAAGGCAAACGGTAAATACCGATACTTTTGGCTGTATCGTGTGAAGTTTGGAATTCCTGCAACAAACTTGGCGACCAAAGGTGATAGTATTACTTTCTCAACTCCGACCATTGAAGGAACAGTACTTCGTAGAAATAAGCTGGATGGTCAGGGTAAGCATCCATGGAAAGCAGAAGTAAACGAGGGTGATGAGGGCGTAACCCAGGCAATTATTAATGGTTGGTATAGCGAAGTGTATGAGCCTACATTTGCTGCTTCTGGCGGAAGTGGAGAATAAGGGGGGATTGGAATGGATAACGAAAGAAGTGCAAAGATCAATATTGGCGGGCAGGAGTATGAGCTTATTCTTACCACTAAAGCCACAAAAGAAATTGCTGGGAGATATGGCGGTCTTGAAAATTTGGGTGAGAAATTACTGAAGTCTGAGAACTTCGAAATGGCACTGGATGAAATAGTCTGGCTGATAACTTTAATGGCCAATCAGAGCCTACTCATTCACAACCTTCGAAATCCAGATAACAAAAAGCCGCTGCTTACTCAAGAAGAAGTTGAACTTCTCACATCTCCTTTGGAACTAGCTACTTATAAGAATGCTTTGACAGAAGCAATGTTTAAGGGAACCAAGAGAAATGTAGAATCTGAAGATGACTCAAAAAACGTTTAAACCGGGTAAACGAGAATGAACTCTTTACCCGGCTTTTATATTACGGGACAGTTCATTTAAATCGTACCGAAGAGGAAACATGGCTTACACCTATTGGCTTGCTTATGGATTTATGGGAGTGCCATAAGCAGTTTCTTGGAATGTCCAAACCAAAACGGAAGATTTACATCGATGACATTATTCCTTATGGTATTTGATCTTTCAAAAGAAAGGAGGCGGTAATCTTGGCAGATAATTTTGGTTTAAAAATCGGAGTGGAAGGCGAAAAGGAATTCAAAAATGCACTTCGTGACATTAACCAAGCATTTAAAGTATTAGGTAGTGAGATGGCTCTAGTCAGTTCCCAGTTTGATAAAAACGATAAATCCATCCAAGCCTTAACTGCAAGAAATGAAGTATTAGAAAAATCCATTGATGCACAAAAAGAAAAAATAGAGACACTACGTGCTGCCCTAGATAACGCCTCTACTTCTTTTGGAGAAAACGATCGTAGAACCCAAAACTGGCAGATTCAACTAAATAAAGCATTGGCTGAACTTAATGGCATGGAGCGGGAACTTGAAAATAACCATAAAGCGCTACGAGACCATGCCGACGCCACAGATGATAGTGCTGATAACATGGAAGATGCCGCTGATGCAGCCAATGAACTTGCAGATAATGTTGATGATGTTGGCGATGAAATGGATGATGCTAGCAAGAAAACCTCTGTTTTTGGAGATGTACTTAAAGCAAATTTGTTATCAGAAGCCATAATTGGTGGGGTAAAAGCTTTAGGCTCAGCCATTGCGGGAATTGGAAAAGCCTTTATAGGCGCTATGAAAGATGGCGTTGAGTACAACGCTCAAATGGAAAACTACACAGCTTCCTTTACCACCATGCTTGGTGATGAGGCTAAAGCTCAAAAGCTGGTTAATGATCTGAAAAAAGAAGCAGCAGCTACACCATTTGGAATGCAGGATCTTGCCCAATCAGCTCAAACCCTTATGAGCTTTGGTATGTCTGCAGAAGAAGCTCAAAAACGCATGAAGCAGCTGGGTGATATATCTCAGGGAGATGCCGAGAAGTTCAAAAGCCTGACACTGGCATTTGCACAAATGTCCTCTACTGGTAAGTTAACCGGACAGGACTTGATGCAAATGATTAATGCAGGATTTAACCCACTAGAGGAGATCTCGCGTAAGACAGGAAAATCCATTGGTGAACTTAAGGATGAAATGTCCAAAGGGGCAATATCTGCAGATATGGTCGCAGAAGCGTTTGCCTCAGCTACATCGGAAGGTGGGCGTTTCTATGGGTCAATGGAAGCTCAGTCAAAAACCTTTTCTGGGCAGATGGCAACTCTCGAAGATGGTGTTGCTTCATTGAAGGGCCAACTTGCTGAAGGCTTAACAACTATGCTTTCCGGTACCGTTCTTCCCATGGTTAATGGTTGGGTCGATGAATTGTCTGGAGCATTTGAAAAAGACGGTGTTCAAGGCTTAATTGATGCTTTTGGAGGAATCTTAGAGGAAGCAGTTCAGTTTATATCTGAGCAGTTGCCAATTGTAGTAGATATTGCTTCGCAGATTATTATTTCTCTGGTTCAAGGGCTTACCACTGCATTACCGCAAATAACAGAAGCTGCAGTCATGCTACTGATGACATTAGTCAATGGAATCATTGAAGAGGGTGTAATATTAAGTGTGTAAGTTACCGGTAACTAATTTCAAACACGTAACTTACGCACTTTATCTTTTTCATAGAGTGCGGTATGGTAGAAAGAAATAATTGAAAGGATGAATACAGCACCTATGACACGTAAAAAACGCGATAAGAACGATACTGGAAGAACGATCGCCCAGAAGATCATCGATGAATATCAGCCTAAAAATGTTGATGAAATGCAGGATGCACTGAAGGATATCTTCGGACCTATGTTCGAAGCCATGCTGCAGGGAGAGATGGACAGCCACCTCGGTTACAAATCCAATGAACGTGGAGGCAAGTCTACCGACAACCGTCGAAACGGATATATTCAGAAAAATGTGAAAACAAAGTTTGGAGAAGTACCGGTCAGTGTTCCACGTGATCGTGACGCCTCCTTTGAACCACAGACAATTCCAAAGCGGACCAGAGACGTTAGCGGCATTGAGGACAAGGTTCTGGCTATGTATGCCCGCGGTATGAGCCAGAGAGATATCCAAGCGACCATCGATGACATCTATGGCTTTGAAATTTCAGCAGAAACCGTTTCCAACATCACGGACCGTGTTCTGGATCAGGTTGACGAGTGGCAGAACAGACCGCTCAAGAAGTTCTACACATTCCTTTTCGTGGACTGCATGTATGTGACCATCCGCAGGGAGTATGAGGCGAAAGAATGCGCTGTTTATGTCATCCTTGGCTATGATGTGAACGGAATGAAAGATGTCCTGGGTCTCTGGATTACGGACACTGAAGGCAAGCACAGCTGGATGCAGATTTTTGATGAATTGAAGGGCCGCGGCGTTGAAGATGTGCTGTTCATCAGTATGGACGGTGTCTCTGGCCTGGAAGAAGGTGCAAAAGCGATTTTCCCTGGCGTGGTGGTCCAGCGGTGCATTGTCCATCTGATCCGGAATTCCGTGAAGTACATTCCATCGAAAGAATACAAGCGCTTTACCGCACAGTTAAAGAAAATCTACGGAGCCTCCAGTTTAAAGGCGGCACAGGCCGAATTTGCCCGATTTAAGGAGACCTGGGGAGGCAGCTATCCGGGAGCCGTTGATGTCTGGGTCAGGAATTGGAACCACGTCGAGCAGCTGTTTGACTATGGCAGCGCTGTCAGGAAGGTCATGTACACCACCAACCCGATCGAATCAGTAAACTCCAGCTTCCGAAAAGTGACCAAAAAGGGCGCATTTCCAAGCGAAGACGCCGTATTCAAGATTCTCTATCTTCGCATTACCGAGCTTTACAAGCGTTGGACCAGACCGGTATCTAACTGGGCGATGGTGCGGAATCAGCTGCTTCTGGAAGAGTCAATGAAGGATCGGCTTCTGAAATATGAAGAGTACTAAAGCCAAAAATCTCGGGTGGAAAAATATTCCATCCGAGATAATTTAAAAAGACTTACACACTTAACTTGACAAACCCTCATTGAAACACTTCCAGCGCTAATTACAGCAGGTATTCAAATGATTGGAACCATAATAAGTGGAATTGCAGAAGCTCTGCCACAGTTAATTCCTGCTGCAGTTTCAGCGGTGGTACAAATCGTACAGGGGCTTTTGGATAACCTTCCTATGGTTTTAGAAGCAGCTCTGCAACTTGTACTTGGATTAACTCAAGGTATTTTAGATGCCCTTCCAGTGCTGATCGCGGCTTTGCCAGCCATTATTACTGGCATAGTAAATTTTGTTATAGGCGCAATACCTCAAATAATCGAGGCTGGTATTCAACTTCTGACATCTTTAATTGGTGCTTTGCCAGAAATCATTACCGCCATTGTAGAAGCAATTCCTCAGATTGTTGACGGGTTAATCACAGCGATTTTGGGCTCAATCCCACTGCTCATTGATGCTGGGGTTCAACTGCTAGTGGCACTGATTCAAAATCTACCACTAATTATTACAACAGTTATTACTGCTATACCAAAGATTGTATCCTCCCTTGTGAATGCTATTATTGGCAGCATACCACAGATCATTCAAGCAGGAATCATGCTGTTGGTTTCGCTGATTAAGAACCTTCCAGCCATTATAGTAGAGGTTGTTAAAGCAGTGCCACAAATTATTGCGGCACTGGTTAAAGGTTTTACAGGATCTATTTGGCAAATTGCCCAGGTTGGGACCAATTTAATCAAAGGTTTGTGGCAGGGTATTTCAGATGCTGGAGCCTGGCTTTGGGATAAAATCTCAGGCTTTTTTGGTGGTGTAGTAGATAAAATAAAAAATTTCTTTGGAATTCGATCGCCATCTACATTGTTTGCTGGAATTGGCGAAAACATGGGAGAGGGTATTGGTGTCGGTTTTGAAAAAGCCATGAATAGTGTTAGCCAGGATATGCAAAACGCTATCCCTACTGATTTTGACATTAACCCTAATCTGAATATGAATGGAGCCGGTATTAGTAGCGGATATGGAACATTTGGAGGGTCATTAATTACGATACAGCAGATGATTGTTCGAAGTGAAGACGATATTCGGAAGATTTCACAGGAGTTATACAATTTGATGCAGACAGGATCTCGAGCACAAGGAAGATTTATAACTGCGTAAAGGAGGGCGATGTATGGGCTTTATTTATAACGGTATTAACTCAAAGAATATGAAGATAAAAGCAAGGCTCACAAGTTGGCAGGCATCGCCCGCATTAAGAAACGCGTATGAGGTTGTTCCGGGGAAGGCAGGGGTTGCTGACTTTGGTTGTGATATCTCAGAGCGGATCATTACGATTAGCTGTAGCATATATCCTCAAAAGAGCTTTGCAGATTTAGTGAGCGTGTTAGATGATCTTGCAGAGTGGCTCAACCCTATGAACGGCCTTAAGCAGCTTATATTAGAGGATATTCCGAATCGATTCTTTTTTGCTCGCCTCACTGAACAAGTAGAATGCGAGAGATTACTTAGAACTGCAGGTGCCTTTGAGTTGAAGTTTATCTGTCCTGATCCTCACGCCTATGCGCTGACAGATGAACAATTCACGATTTCAAGTGTTGGAACTCATGAGATCCAAAGAATAACCGGGAATACAGATTCAGAACCGATATATCAACTTAAGGGATCAATAAGTGGATCTACATCCACATATATTTCTATTACCACGAATGGAGAGGAACTTCGAGTAGTTGGAGCTTTGACGGCAGATGAAGTGCTTGTAATTGATAGCGGATTAGTGACAGCAAAAATAACCGATGCCAACGGAAATACACTTCGAAATGGGCTTCCAGTCCTGGATGAGTTAAACTTCCCTGTACTTCACAAAGGTGAAAATGAAATAACAGTATCAGCTGTGGGAGCAACATTTTCGGAGCTGAAGATTCTGGCCAAAAGCAGATGGAGGTGATCTGGTGGCAATTAAATCAATCTTAACATCACAGACGGATTTTACGGGTGAGTTTCCTGTAAGCGAGAAGACAGTTGCTCTGTGGCGATTTAATGAAGCCGCACCAGATAGCAACAATATGCTTACAGATGACTCCGGTCATAACAGAAACTTCTTTGTATCCGGATGGTCAGGCACATCAGCCAACTTGTTATCCGGTAGATTAGGAAGATATTTCAGGCAGAATATCATTAATCCAACAAGTGAAAAGACTCATTTAGTGGCTACCAATGACGGTAGCTTTTTTAGTGATTTAGGTGAAAAGATTGTTGTTGGCGGATGGATAAATCCAACTACTTATTCTGTAGGGCAGACGTATATCCCGATTTTTAATACTAGACAAGGGCCTGGTCAGCCAATTTTTTATGTTTCTTTATTTCAGGGAAGGTTGCGATTAATGCTGTATAATGCCTCAGGCTCCTTGATATATGATCAGACCGAAACGCCTACTATTACCCTAAAGAATAACGGGTGGTACTTTATCGCTTCTGTTATCGAGGTAAACAACAAAAGGGTGCAGAACTTACTTTGTGACCGAAGTGATGGCGCTGTTTGGCAATCTCCAGTTCGAACATTCACTGGAGACTTAAATCAATCTTGTGTTGCGGATATTGTGATGGGGATGCATGCAAATACCTATTATTACGCAGGAGGATTTGATGACTGGTTTTATGAAAAAGATTCTTTACTTACCATGGAGGATCTTATTTCCTATTTCAAATCTTCAATTTTGGCAAACGGTGGTGACAGTGCTGCTGATGTAGATGCTCTTGCGGACCCTGGCTCTGTCATGTTGAAAGCAACAAACGGAGTCTATGCACAAAGTGGTCAGCTTTTTACGATAGCAGCTGCCTGTAGTCTTGCAGGAACGGGCAGGGTATCAGTTACAAGTGAATACACCGCAGGTATAACAGCCATAAGCCTAGTGGAAACTTCTACATCAGACGATCTGTCTAGCTGGACTGAATGGCAGGCCGTTGGAGCAAGTGGGGAACTGCAGTCGCCTAACAGAGAATATATCCGTTATCGAATTACATTATCTACTCAAGACACCAGTAGAACTCCTAAACTTCTTGAAATACAACTACATGATATACCAAAACCTCCTTATGAGAGACTTGGATTTGCCAGACCAGTTGTGTTGGATACTAACGGGGCTTGGGAAGCGGTGTTAGAAAATGCCTTTGATATTGTGGTAACAAGTGAGGTGAATGGAGCTGATATTTTGGAGTTTAAACTGCCATTTCATGATTCCAAGCGCGAGACCTTAGACAATGAAAAACAGGTGCAGATTGTCAATGATGTTTATCGTATTCGAACCATAACAGATGAGAAAAGCTCAGATGGAAGAGTTGTAACTCAGGTATATGCGGAAGCTGCATTTTATGATCTTTCCTTTAGCGCTGAAAAAGAACCCATGGAATTTGTCGCAGAGACACCAGAAGTACCTATGCGCTATGCCTTACTTGGTACTGGCTGGTCATTAGGAAATGTCACTGTCAGTACAAAACGAACATGGCAATCAACAGAGAAGAATGCTTTATCTATTCTTCGAGCCATACAGAATATTCATGGTGGTGACTTGATTTTCGATAGTGCCAATCGTCTGGTACACCTTTTGACATTTGGAGGTACTGATAGTGGGGCATTATTTTGCTATAGAAAGAACATGAAAAGTATACAGCGCGTAGTGGATACTAGAAGTCTAATCACTCGCCTTTATGCTTATGGAAAAGATGGTATAACATTTGCTTCTATCAATGGTAATAAAGAGTATGTTGAGGATTATAGCTATTCATCAGAAGTTAGAGTTGGAACGCTGGATGCTTCATCAATCAGCAACCCTTATCAGCTGCTTGAGTTCGCTAATATGCGCTTAGCTCAGTATGCGAAGCCACGAATCTCATATGTTCTCTCTGCAATGGACTTATCAGTGTTGACAGGATATGAGCATGAGGCATGGAAACTAGGTGATATAGTAACTGTGGATGATAGAGATTTGAAGTTATCTGTCAAAACTCGTGTAGTTCGCAGACAATATAATCTACAAGAACCATGGAAAACAGTGCTGGAGCTATCAACAACTTTAAGAGAATTAGGAGATTCCTCTGCTGGATGGGATAAAGCAGCCGATATTTTATCTTCCACTGATGTTCTTGACCGTCAGGAATTAAAAGACTTAGTGCCTTTTAATCATCTACGAAATTCACGAGCTGATGATGGTCTAACCTATTGGTTAAGTTCAGGTTTTACAGTTGACCCTAATAATGGTGTATCAGGAACAGCTTCTTTTAAAGCTGAGGGCGTTTTAGGGATGACGAAAAGTCTATCCCAGACCGTTTATCCTGCCAGTAGGAAGAGTTACACTTTCTCAGCGCAGATTGCATCGGAAAATCTTCAGAAAGGGCCAAACGGGCAAGTTGGGATTGAAGTTGTCATTGAATATGAGGATGGGTCGACAGAAACCAGGTTTATTGATCTCTTTTAGGAAGGAGCCAGTGCTATGGCTTATTTTTCACAGACAGCACATGCTATTACACCGAGAGGTATTGGAAAGATAAAGTCGCTTACCATCCGTCTTTTCATTACTGATTGTTCTGGTGAGGTGTTCTTTACAGATATGCTTTTGCAAGGTGGTTCTGTTGCTACGGGCTGGATTGGTCATGTGTCAGAAATTAAGTGGACGTTGGATGGGTAGGTGGTGCAGATGTCAGTAACATTTACCAGGTTTGCTGAGACGATTCATTGTAAAGAGGATAAACGAGTAGTAAGCGTAACAGTGAAACTACTTCTTGGAGATTGCACAGGTACTGTTTATTTCACTGATATTCAGGCTCAGGAAGGTGATCGTCTAACTGGTTATACAATTAATACAGAAACGATGCTTCAAAAATTCCGGGAGGGCGGTGTTATTGTTCCCGCTCGTTTTTATAACGGAGTGGTTCGTAGCGGAGAGACGGTTATTCTCTTCAATCTGGGTTCAACTTCCGCTGGCCTTGACTGTCATATTTATCCCAACCAAAATATGGCTGCAGGCAGTATCCAATTGTCTCAAGGAGCAGGGGCGCACAAGGTGATATTTAATGAGGCAGTTAGTCCAGGTGATACCTTTTCGCTACTAGCATCAACTAGGCAGTGTTTAAAGAACGGAAACCCAACTGATAAGGAAGGTTTTTTTCAATATACAGCATCCGGTGATAGCAAACATGTGATAAAGCTAGAAGACAGAAAATCAGCCCGGGTATTATTTGAGTTTCAAGAAATGCAGGAAGGAAGTGAGCGCCTTTGATTGACTATTTAAAAGGTAAGCGTTGTATGGTCTGGAGTTTCATGGGGAATACCCGCATGTATCAAGCATTACGAGACTATGGTGATCGAATTGATACGGTGGGTATTTTTACTTTTGAAGTGGATATCACCGGGACCATAACAGAAACAGGAACAAGCATATCCAGTATGCTTACTTACATTAACCGCTGGCCTCATATCAAATGGCTGCTTACAATCATGAACCATGGTACGGCTTCTATTTTTACAGCCCTTAGAAATAACACCAATGGTGCAAAGGATAAATTTCTTACTGAGATTATTCGCATCATGAATAAGTATCCTTGGTGTGCTGGAGTGGATATAGACTTGGAACGTGGAGGTGGCTATGAAAACAAGGATGCTGCTAATGCTCTATTTCGAGACATATATAACTCTGTTAAAGCCTATGATTCTTCGAAACTCGTAAATATTTGTCTACCGGGCATGACTGGAGTACAAGGCTCGGTTGGTGGCGAAAACTGGTGTGTTTATGAAGACTTGAATGCCTATTGTGATACAGCAGCGATTATGAGTTATGGCATGGCGTGGGCAGGCTCTGCACCGGGTTCGGTATCTCCCAGGGATTGGTTGGAAGGCATTTATGATTATGCAGTCCGGGTTATGACTCCTGAAAAAATATTTTTAGGACTGCCTGCATATGGTTGGAACTGGAGAATCCACGATACACCAGAAAATCTGGGCATCACTTATCGTGGGATTTCAAACACATATTATGCGGCACAGCTTTGGATGACAGGGGGATATAACTTTACGGATGATGGACCACCACAGCCCATGATTCCTATCATAGCGTATTGGGATGATTATGATAAGGTGCCTTGGGCCTTGCCACATGTGTATGACTACATGGAAGGCTGGGATGCAGTTTCAAGAACCTATCCTTTACTGGGTGAAACTTATAACCGTCGCAGGTATTTGACTGCCTATAGCAAGCAGCAAAAAACTGAATTTGGCACGATATATGTAGATCGTAGTGGCGGAACTCCTGATAGCTATACTGGTAATGTATCGGTTTCTTCTCAAATGATAACACTTGGTGAAGAAGGTGAAGCCGAATACGAATTTGAAATTTCATCTGCTGGTATTTATGATGTAGCCATTCGCATCTCATTTCCCTTCTGGGATAAGAATAGCATTCATGTTTCACTTGACGGGACAAGTAAGGTATTTAGCGAGAATAGGCTGTGGTGGCCATATTGGCGAACAACTTGTTGGCTTTCCTTGGTTTCTGGTGTATTTCTTTCAGCTGGTACCCATACTGTCAGCGTTAGTACCTCAGTACCAGGTGTGCAGTTCTATGGATTTCGAGTATGTTCGAGTTTTTCTGAAGAACCTTCTGCTGGAGAGGCAGAGTTTATGCTATCTCCTCGCAAATTTAAAGATGTGAACGGTTTAATGGCTGAACCCGATAAAGGTTTTAAATTGACCACTGAGGTGCTACGCAGAAAGCCTGATTCAGCACTAATTTGGTATGAAGACTTCAGAGATGACAATCCACTTCCCTCCAGCTACTGGACAGCACTAAGCGGCGAGTGGCAGGTATGGCAAAATCAAAATGATCCCGCCAGTCGTCCCTATTCGCAGCTTGACGGGTATGGCCAATTGGCGTGGAAGTATAGTGGGTTTTCAGATGTTCATTTGCGGGCAAGGTTGGCCTTTACTCCAGAGGGAAGTGGTCGTGCAGGCATTTTTTGTGGTAATGTCTTTTGCTGTTTAAACTTTAATACACAGCGTATTGAACTATATAATGGTGCTTCTTTAATTGGCAGTTACACCACTGAAATCGTTAAAACGGCATCAGCAGATCTTCGCTCAAATCCAAGAATGTACACCATTGAAATGAGGATACGAGGTAACTCTGTGAGGGTTTATTCTGGAGCAAGCAATGTTTTGCGCTTTACAGCGACGCTTAGTGGTTTTTCAGGAGGGTATGCCGGGGTTCGGTCTGATGGACGTATTCTATGTGAATTACTTAGACTGGGAGATGCCTGGACTTATGAACCTTATGAAAGGTTTGATGTAACCTTCCCGGATGGAACCACAACTGAGTATGGGCGGCTGGCAAGAACCGGTGTAACATGGGATAGTGAGTTTCAGGTTTTCACAGTTAACAATGATGTGGAGGAAGCTTCTACACGAAACCAGGACATCTCTATGGATTATGATTTCTTCCATTCAGGTCTTTTGCCATTAGTCTGTGGAAATGATTATTCAGTAAAAATCGTTCCCAAGGACATCAATGTCTGGATTTCACGTTTGTTTCTTGGAGATGCTGACGGTTTTTCTATTCTTTATTATCAGGATGTAGACAGCCTTGTTTATTGGGCAAACGAGGCAGCGTATCGATGGAAGCTTAGAGGAATTGCCATATGGTCTTTAGGCCAAGAGGATATGAGGCTATGGGAGGCACTGCCTAAACAAATATAATTAACGATTCAGGAGTGTTTGCGAAAAATTGCAAGCACTCTTTTTATATATTCACCAATCACGAAGGAGGTAAAAATCATGAAGGAAATATGGAATGGGGTACAAGTTGCCCTTACAGCACTTGGTGGATTCTTGGGCTGGTTTTTAGGTGGTTTTGATGGTTTTTTATATGCATTAGTGGCATTGACGATAGCTGATTATATCACTGGTGTCATGTGTGCCATTGTTGATAAGAAGCTATCTAGTGAGATCGGATTTAGGGGCATCTTTAAGAAGGTGCTTATTTTTGTTTTAGTCGGAATCGGACATATGATTGATACGAACCTTATCGGAGAGGGGAGCGTGCTCCGGACAGCCATTATCTTTTTTTATTGCTCCAATGAAGGAATATCTATGTTAGAAAATGCTGGTCGACTAGGATTGCCAATACCAGAAAAGTTAAAAGACATTCTTGTACAGTTGCATAACAAAGGAGGAAATGAGTAATGAATCTGAGGAAACTTATTCTAACTGAAAATGCGTGTTATAAGGCAGGCAGAAAGATTATACCGAAGGGCATCATGGTTCATAGCACTGGTGCAAATAATCCGTATCTTCGTAGATACGTTGGACCGGACGATGGCCTGTTGGGTGTAAACGAGTACAACAATCACTGGAATCAGGATAAACCAGGTGGGAGGCAAGTATGTGTTCATGCATTCATTGGAAAGCTTAAGGATGGTTCAATTGCCACTTATCAAACCCTGCCATGGAACCATCGTGGCTGGCATGCAGGTGGAAAGGCAAATGATACTCATATTGGTTTTGAAATCTGCGAGGACGGTTTGACCGATGCCTCGTATTTTAATGCGGTTTATAAGGAAGCGGTAGAACTGTGTGTGTATCTCTGCAAGCTCTATAACTTAACCGAAAAAGATGTTATTGGCCACTATGAAGGATATCAAAAAGGCATCGCAAGTAATCATGGCGATCCGAAAAACTGGTTTCCAAAGCATGGAAAAAGCATGGATATCTTCAGAGCGGATGTGAAAAAGCTATTAAGTGAAGGAGAGAAGCCTGCAGAACAGGAGAAAAAGAAATATTATCGTGTGCAAATCGGTGCCTATTCTGTAAAAGCCAATGCAGAGGCACAGCTTGCCAAAGCGAAAAAGGCTGGCTTTACGGATTCGTTTATAAAGTATGATTAACACTTTTACCTATGACCTGAGGAGTGTAATAGCTCTTCGGGTCATTTTTTTTTGACCTTTAGGGGTTCGAATCATTAGGGATTTTTGCATATAGGTGCAGGGTTTTCACTGTAGAAATGGAGGTTGCCTATATGCAGATAACTAAAATTACAGATAAACAAGATCAAATAAGCATTTCTAAAAAGACACTTTTAAGTGCTGAGGCGCTTCAAAGAGAATTTGATTATTATAGGGCAGAAAAGTTGCTGAGTAAGATGCTCGAAAAAGGCTTAATAACGGAAGTGGAATTCAACAAAATAGGCGCACTAAATCGCCAAACTTTCTCTCCATTTTTGAAGGAGATAATGCCCTCGAATCGTTGATATATAAGGGTTTCAGAGGTAATATGTGACCTACCAAGAAGGAGGTGAGAGGATGAAAAAGATAACGAAAATAGAAGGAAATACGGCCAACTCTTTTATTAAGCCAAAAACACGAGTAGTTGCCTATTGCCGAGTTTCAACAGGCAGTGATGAACAACTTGTCAGCCTGCAAGCACAAAAGGCCCATTATGAGAGCTACATAAAGGCAAATCCAGAATGGGAATACGCAGGCTTATATTATGACGAGGGTATCAGCGGCACGAAAAAGGAAAACCGCTCTGACCTACTTAGAATGTTATCAGACTGTGAAACTGGGAGAATTGACTTAATCATTACAAAGTCCATCAGCCGATTTGCGAGAAATACTACAGACTGCTTGGAGATGGTTCGAAAACTGATAGACCTTGGGGTTCATATCTATTTTGAGAAGGAAAACATCAATACAGGTTCAATGGAAAGTGAATTGATGCTCTCCATTTTAAGTGGGCTTGCAGAAAGTGAGTCAATTTCCATTTCAGAGAATACGAAGTGGGCCATTCAAAGACGATTTCAAAACGGAACCTTTATAATTTCCTACCCACCATATGGGTATCAAAACATTGATGGTCAAATGAAAGTAATCCCTAAGCAGGCTGAAATTGTAAAGTATATTTTTGCAGAAGTATTATCGGGCAAAGGTACACAGAAAGTTGCAAATAATCTTAATCAAAAGGGTATCCCATCAAAAAGAGGTGGCCGTTGGACGGCTACTACCATTCGAGGGATTCTGACCAATGAAAAATATACTGGCGACGTTATTTTGCAAAAGACTTATACTGACAGCCATTTTAACAGGCATACCAATTATGGTGAGAAAAATATGTATCTAGTAGAAAACCACCATGAGGCAATTATCAGCTATGAGGATTTTGAAGCTGTAGATGCCATTCTTAATCAGAGAGCAAAAGAAAAAGGCATCGAAAAGCGCAACAGCAAATATCTAAACCGATATGCTTTCTCTAGCAAAATTATCTGCTCGGAATGTGGCAGTACCTTTAAAAGACGGATTCATTCATCCGGTCCAAGAAAATACATTGCTTGGTGCTGCAGTAAGCATATAAGCAATATAACGGAATGTTCTATGCAGTTCATACGAGATGATGATACAAAGACTGCATTTGTCACGATGATGAATAAACTCATTTTCGGTCAGAAATTCATATTAAGACCACTTTTGAATGGGTTACGTAACCAGAACAATGCGGCAAGTTTTCGCAGAATTGAAGAATTGGAAACTAAGATTGAAAACAACATGGAGCAGAGCCAGATGCTGACGGATTTAATGGCCAAAGGGTATCTGGAACCTGCCCTGTTTAATAAAGAAAAGAATTCACTGGAAGCAGAAAGAGAAAGGCTTCTTGCTGAAAAGGATCAACTTACTCGTTCCGTCAATGGCAATTTTGCAAAAGTAGACGAAGTTGACCGTTTACTTAAGTTTGCCACTAAGTCCAAAATGCTCACAGCCTATGAGGATGAGCTGTTTGAAAATTACGTAGAAAAGATTATTGTTTTTTCACGAGAGGAAGTCGGATTTGAATTAAAATGTGGAATCACATTGAAGGAGAGGTTGGTGAATTAGATGGGTCACACACCCTATGGATATAGAATTGAAGATGGAAAGGCTGTTGTGGATGATATAGCAGCAGAAAAAGTAAGAGAATTATTTTCAGGGTACTTAGCAGGACTTTCTTTGAAGGGCGCTGCTAAAAAAGCTGGGCTAGACTGCTACCATGCCACAGCAAGTAAGATGTTGCAGAACAAGCATTACTTGGGCGATGAATTCTACCCTCCAATTATTGATGAAGAGACCTTTGAAAAAGCCAGAGTAGAAAAACGAAAACGAGCAGAAAAGCTCGGAAGGATATGGGAGCCTAAAGATGAACCGGAAAGGGATTACCCTGTAAAGTTCAAAGCAAAACCTCTGGTGCAAAAATATGAAGATCCATATAAGCAGGCAGAATATGCCTACAGTTTGATAGAAAGTGAGGTCTAACAAGTGGCGGTAAGTAGGAATGTAACAGTGATTCCGGCAATTAAACGGGTTGGAAATAATAAAAATAGTGAAAGCAAATCAAAAATACGAGTGGCTGCTTACTGTCGTGTTTCAACGGATAGTGAGGAGCAAGCTTCAAGCTATGACATTCAGATTGAACATTATACAAATTATATTAAGAAGAACAAGGAATGGGAATTGGCAGGAATTTTTGCGGATGACGGTATCACAGGTACAAATACCAAAAAGCGTGATGAATTCAACCGCATGATTGAAGAGTGTATGGCGGGCAATATTGATATGATTATCACAAAATCCATCAGCCGATTCGCTAGAAACACGTTGGACTGCCTTAAATACATCCGTCAATTAAAGGATAAAAACGTTGCTGTGTTCTTCGAGAAAGAGAATATCAACACCATGGATTCCAAGGGGGAAATCTTGCTGACCATTATGGCATCCCTTGCCCAACAAGAAAGCCAATCCTTAAGCCAGAACGTTAAGCTAGGTATTCAGTATCGCTATCAACAAGGTGAAGTACAGGTCAACCACAAGCGTTTCCTTGGATACACCAAGGATGAAAATAAGCAGCTAGTGATTGAACCAAAGGGTGCTGAGGTTGTTAAACGGATTTACAGAGAGTACCTTGAGGGAGCAAGCCTTTTACAGATAGCAAGAGGGCTGGAAACAGACGGTATTCTTACAGCGGCAGGCAAAGCCAAATGGAGACCAGAAACACTGAAAAAGATATTGCAGAACCTAAGACTCGCGATTTTGATACAATCAAGCGATAGCATATATGTGAAAAACACCGACAAATCAAGCGTTTCTGCGGTTTTTAGCGGCAGCGGTATTCAGATTGAATGTGTCTGAGCCGCTGCTCTTTTTACGTCCGGAGCGTCAGGAAAGCGAAATGAAACCATAATCACACGATAGCCTTTTACCGTGTGATTGTATGCCTATCGTTTATGGGTACGGGTACAGAAAAGGCCGGACACCGTCAGCCGCTTTCGCAGCGTCAGGCATCCGGCCCAATCAGCACAGATTATCTCAATTCAGCGATTAGTCGAACAGGAACTCCTTCGTCAGACGTTCGGCTTCTTTGAACAGGTCATATCCCTGCGTCTTCTGAACGCCGATCATTTCGAAGATTTCTGCCTTGCTGTACCCGGCGTAACCGAGAGTGACGATACGTGCGAGCTTCGGATTCTTTTGTTCAAGTTCGTTGATCAGGTCTTCCAGAAGGGCCTCGACCTTATAATCATCATCGGCGTGAGATTCAACGCCTCCAGCATATTCGGTTTCCTCAAGCTGACTCCAGTACACCATGCTGCGATCTTCCTTCTCGTAAATATTACGGAACGGGCAGTTGGCACAGCATTCATGATTATTGCCATTTTTCTTCGGGCAGGGATTCTTGCTGCCATCCGGCTGCGGGACCATGCAACGGCTGAATCTGTTCGGCCCGAGCTTCTCATCGAGAAGTTCGTTCACCTCAACATTGAAGATAGACCATGCCTGCTTCTCCTGATCTTTTGGCACCGGGATGAACATCACCAGATAACTGATGCCGCTTTTTTCCCACGTTCTCAGGTTCGACATATTGGCCTTGAGGCCCATTGCGTACTCCTTGCTTACCAGCTGAGGTACGAGAACCTCGCCATCCTTCAGCGGCGCGTCATTGTAAGATTTCCAGTTGTTGTCTTTGATTGCCATATAAGCGATCTCCTTTCGGTTTTCAAACCGAGGCGGAGACCACCCATATGGCTGCCAGTTGTGTTAGACATCGTCGGTCACCTCATGCGGATTGCTCCGCCTCATTTCGGTGACCAGCCGTTCGTAAGCTGGCACTCTATTCATTTGTCTTTCCATCGCCTGACTACGAACACACCTCGTGGCCACGAAGAAGGTGAGTCAGGTTCAGGAGAGCCTTTTAACGTCGTGCTCGGGACGCGTTACAGGAAATGAATAAATTGTTGCATCGCTGTAAAATAATTTGCGATGACGAATTTAAGATTGACCATCGTGCGAAACTGTGGTAAAATTAAATAGCATCGGTTTCATGTCGGACGGTTCATCTCCTTCCTGTATCTTGAGTATACGGGAAACGGCATTTTTCACCGCTCCCGAGAGTACACGACTGTACATGACCGTACATGTACGCATGGAAGGAGGGATCTCTATTGGCAGATACTGAATTCGAAATCTTCGCGAAGCTGCTTTCGACGAAGTATCGGCGGAACAGAAAAGTTGAGGTTTTTGCCAAAGAATTATTTGAAAAGATCTATTTGCCAGAATCTGAAGACGATCCCGTTGATGAAACCCTGCCACGGACTTATAAGGCCTACTACTACGGACAGAATGACATATCGGAACTCGCCTCCAAGATTTCCGGCTCTCTCGATACCGGGAATTTTGCTAAATACATTCAGACGGATTCCGATGACACGATTGAGTATCTCTTTGATTCGTTTAAGCCGTGGTTTCCTGACATTGACAGCAGTAATTACTGCTCATGCATAGCAGCTCGGTTCAAGGACATCATCGACCATGCGGCTGCACCAAAAACAAAAGACACCACCCTTGCAGCAACAAGCGGCGGTGTCCCTGCCATTCAGATGGCAACATTGAAAGAAAAATACGGTATAGGCCTCGTTGCAGAAACCGGAAGTGTATGCCCAAATGACGGATGCCAGAAATCACTTTTTACATACCGTGACGGACATACCGAGCTGATCTATGACGTCGCAGTTATTGATCCGAGCAATTCTTCCAATGAGCCATCCAATCTAATCGCGCTTTGCCCGGAATGCGCGGCAAAGTACGCTGCTCTTAAGACTCCTGATGATATTTCCCGGATGATGGAAATAAAGGAGTCTCTAATCAATGCTCATGAAGATCAGGAAATTCGAGCCGATCAACATGTGCAGGAAGGCGTCCGGCGCGTAATAGAAAAGATCCCTTTCATCACGCCTCCCACAGATATTGACCTGAATTACGATCCGGTTCCTGTGAAACAGAAAATAAGCGATTTTGCACTGTATCTTCGTATCAAGACAGATGTGAATGTTTATTTCAATGACGTCCATGAGGTCTTTCAGGAGATGGGGCGTGAGGGCAAGCTGCGGTTTAATCCGTTCTGCCAGCAGGTTCGGTATATGTATGTGAGTTTCCGAGATAAGGGATACAGTCAGGACCAGATCTTTTATGAGATGACGAAGTGGCTGTATGACGCAACAAATGAAAAATGGCGTGACTGCGAGATCGTCATCGCATATTTCACGCAGAAATGTGAGGCATTCGATGTTATTGCCGAATAAGCTTTACTCATATAACGAGAGCACACTTTCCAAGTTCCCTGTCGTGCTGAAGGAACTGCGGAAAGAGCCTTTAAGCGTGCATGAGCTGTACCGGCGCGTGATAAAGAAGATGGACGGCGTAAATGAATTCATAGATGTGCTCGACTGCTTATATGCACTTAGAAAGATTGAATACGACGAAAATGAGGAAGTACTGCGCTATGTTGTATGAAATAGAATGCGACCAGTTCGCTGAAACCATAAACGGGCAGCGTGTCCCGAGAGGACGGATTAGGTTCCGACCGGGTCTGAACACTGTCCTTGGCGATAAGCAGGGTGAAAACTCCATCGGAAAATCCACTTTTCTTCTGGCAGTGGATTTCTGCTTTGGCGGCGGCGATTATCTGGACAGTGAGAAAACAAAAAATAACGTAGTCAAATTTGTCGGAAACCACGTCATCAAGTTCGCTTTCAAGTTTGGAGAGCGTATCGAGTATTATTCCAGAAGCACGCTGGACCCTACTCATGTCAGTATATGCGATGAGAATTATAACGAGATCGGCGATCCGATGCCGCTGACTGATTTTCAGGATCATCTCTTTGCCTCCTATCAAATTCAGACAGCGCAGTGCAGCTGGCGCAGCCTGGTAGGACGCTTCGCGAGAATCTACGGCAGGCATAATTACAGCGAGGAGTTTCCGCTGCAATATGGCAAAGAGCCGGATGCGGATGCGATTAAGGCGCTGGAGCAGATCTACGGCGTTTATGACCTTGTGAAGGAGTATGAGGATTTCTACAAAGCAAAGAACAAACGCAAAACCGTCAGAATAACCGCCACCAATCTGGGAGAAATTGTAACCGTTGCGAGGACGAAGAAACAGGTCAAGGCCAATACCAAGGAAATCGAAGAACTCGAAAAGCAGCTGGAGGAGCTTCTTGATAAAGAAGACAGTTCTCTCGCGGAGGCGGATACCGCTCAGCTTGATAAGGCAGCGGAAATCAAGGGACAGATCACTGTCCTTAAGCGGCGCAGAACAAGGCTCGTATCGCAGCTGAATGCCGTCAAGGCAAACCTTGAGGAAGGCCTGACGCCAACATCCGACGATATTCAGGACCTTCGGGAGTTCTTCCCTGACGCCGATATTGAAAAGCTCGAAACCATCGAACATTTCCATAAGAAGATGCAGACCATCCTGACGGATGAGATGTCGGAAGAAGTACAGAGGCTGGAAGCTCTCATCGCTGAATCTACGAAGGAAATGCAGCGGCTGGAGGAAGAACAGCGTAAGCTTGGTGTTCCGACACATGTCTCGAAGAAGTTTCTGGATGAAACGGTCCGGCTGCGCAGCAGGATCAATTTCCTGAAAACGCAGAATGAAGGATATGATGAATCCCAGAAACTTGCCAATGAGACTAAAGACGCCAAGACCCGCATGGAGGATGCCAGAAAGAGCCAGCTGGATACCATTCAGACCATAATCAATCAGGAAATGGTCCGGATGAACGACTTTATATACGATGGAAAACAGTATGCTCCTGAGATTAAATTCTCAGATGCAAAGAATGGAAATCCGAAATATACATTCGGCTGTGACTGGAATTCTGGCACAGGAGAAAATTATAAGAATCTCATCATTTTTGACCTGAGTGTATTCAAGACTACGGAGCTTCCGTTTATCGTTCATGACTCCCTGATCTTCAAGAACATAGCTGACCTGCCGATTGATAAGATCATGCAGCTCTACGTGAACAGCGGGAAGCAGGTCTTCATATCGTTCGATAAGCATAAGGCGTTTACGGAATATACAGCAAAGACAGTCTACGATACCCGCGTGATCGAACTTCATAGCGATGGCGGAGAGCTGTTCGGATGGTCATGGGCTAAGAAGACAGAAAACGAGTCGGGCGAAGTGCCGTCAGAGGATGACGAGAAATAAACTGATGGAGGTGCGTATGCGTATCAGTTACAGACCCTTATGGGTAATACTTGCAAAACGGGAAATGTCAAAGAAGGATTTGCGGGAATTAAGTGGGATCAGCACAGCTTCCCTTGCGAAGCTCGGCAAAGGCGAAAACCTGACGACCGATGTGCTTTTGAAGATCTGCGAAGCATTGAACTGCAATATTAATGAAATTGTAGAAACGGTTCCGGATGATGATGAAAAGGGAGCCGCCAATAAACCGGAGGAAAAGAAGAATGCCGCAAAGTACAAACAAGGCACTCAAAGAAGCCAGTCCTTATAATGCCGCGATTACGCGGGAACAGTTTTTGTTTTATGAAATGCGTACTACGGCAAAGCTCGTAAACGACGGGCTTGATAAGGATGCTGTGGTTGAACACATCGTGTCGGAGAATCTGTTTCAGTATCCGACGGAAAAGTCCGTCCGTAAGATGGCGCTTGCCTGCATCCGGAGGCTTGAAGCAATGGAGGACGATTCGCTTGTTACGGCCATTGCGACGCAGCCGAGTGATGTGGCAAAGCAGATCTGTCTGTATGCCATGATGCGGCAGTACCGTCTGGTATGGGACTTTATGCTGACGGTCATCGGAGAGAAATATCAGAAACTCGACAGCTCGTTCGGCAGGGTGGATCTGAACACATTCTTCATGCGGCTGCAGGAGCAGGACGACTGGGTGGCCACGTGGAGTGATTCCACTATTACGAAGGTTCGGCAGGTGCTGACGAAAACACTCGTAGAGAATGAATATCTGGACAGCACGAAGGCGGATCATCTGAATCCGGTGCTGATTAGCCCGGTACTTGAAAACGCGATCAGGAACGACGGGACGACGGAGGCTCTGCCAGCCTTCAACTGCCTGTCGTAGGAGGAAACATGGAAGGAAATATAGATGAACGTCTGGACAGGGTGCGTGATCTCCTGAAGGACCCGGATTTTCTGGAAGGAAACGGCTTGTCCAACGAAGTAAATATCAGGATGTTCTGCTATGAAGCGAGGGATGAAATGCGTGTCCGTCACTTCGTGCGGCAGATTCTAACAGACCAGACACTGCCGTGCCGTCTGAAAGAAAATAATTTATATGAGATCTTCCTGCAGTGCTGTGAGGACAAGAGGATTCTTTCCCGCATGGCAGATCAGGAGAAAAAGCGCGGGAAGGATCAGCTGCAGAAGATGATCGAAAAATCCATCAATGTGCAGGCCTATGTAGATAAGATCTGCAGCACGCCGCCGGAAAAGGGAGATGTTCTGCTTCTGACAGGTGTGGGTGATGTGTTCCCATTCATGCGTATCCATATGCTTCTGGAAGCCCTGCAGCCGAGAGTCGGCGGTGTTCCGATTCTCGTAATGTATCCGGGAACATTCGACGGAAGGCATGTGAAGCTGTTTGACCGATTAAAACCGAACCCTTATTACAGGGCGTTCAATGTGATATAGGAGGAGCCGCCAAATGAGAATTCAGGACATGTTTGTCGATGACATCAACCGAAAAATAAATGGTGTCATCAAAGTAGACCAGGAAGACACGACAACCGAGCAGGAATTAAACGAGTATGTCATTACGCGCGAATTGAAGCGGCATTTCATTACCTTCTTCAATTATTACGACGACGCTTTTGATACGCCGACAGCGGATATCGGCGTCTGGATTTCCGGCTTCTTTGGAAGTGGTAAATCTCACTTCTTGAAGATGCTCTCCTATATTCTGGAAAACAGGACCATCAACGGCATGTCTACGGTCGAGCGGTTCCGCAAGAAATTTGCGGATGATCCGGCCACCTTCATGCTGATCGACAAGGCGACGAAGGCACCGACGGAGACAATCCTTTTCAATATCGATATTGAAGGCTTCAGCAATAAGGACAATACCGCTGTGCTGAAGGTTTTTGCGAAGATGTTCTATAACCATCTCGGCTTTCTCGGGGAGGACCTGAAGGTGGCAAAGCTGGAGCAGTTCGTCGCAAAACAGGGAAAGACAGAAGAATTCCGCCGTGTGTTTGAAGAAAAGAACGGCGCTCCGTGGGTGGAGACAAGAGAATCCTTCGGCTTCTTCGAGGATGATGTGGTCGAGACACTCGAGGAAGTGCTCGGCATGAGCGAGACCGCTGCCCGTAACTGGTTCAATGGAACGGAGACCGCGGAGATCAGCATTGCACAGCTCGTATCTGAGATTAAGGACTATGTGAACAGCAAGCCGAAGAACTTCAGGCTTCTCTTTATGGTGGACGAGGTTGGCCAGTATGTTGGCACGGATACAAACCTGCTCCTGAACCTTCAGTCCCTTGTTGAGAAGGTTGGAAGCGAATGCGGCGGCAAGGTGTGGATCGTCTGCACCGGACAGGAAGCCATCGACGAGATCATCAAGGTTCGCATGGATGAGTTCTCCCGCATTCAGGCGCGGTTTAAGACGAGACTTTCCCTGTCCTCCTCTGCCGTGGATGAGGTCATCCAGAAGAGACTCCTCACCAAGAAGTCGGAAGCCAAGACCGTTCTTACTGACCTGTATGAGCGCAACGACTACGTGCTGAAGAACCTGTTCAGCTTCACCGATTCTGTGCTCGATATTAAGGGATACAGCGGCCCGGAGGAGTTCGTTGTGAACTATCCGTTTGTGCCGTATCAGTTCATCCTGATTCAGAAGATTTTCTCGGAAATCCGCAAGCATGGCGCTGCCGGAAAGCACTACTCCGGTGCAGAGCGGTCGATGCTGGACGGCTTCCAGATCGTAGCAAAATCCATCGAGGATAAGGACGAGCATGCGATTGCTCCGCTCTATCCTTTCTATGACAGCGTGCACTCCTTCCTCGACGGCTCTATCCGCCGCGTGATCGAGCGCTGCCAGAAGGCCGCGGATAATCATGACGGCATTGAAGACTATGACGTCAAGGTATTAAAGCTCCTCTACCTCATTCGCTACATCGATGATGTAAAGGCAAACCTTGATAACATCGTCATTCTGATGTCGGATGATATCCGGACGGATAAGATCGAGCTCCGGCAGACGGTGCAGAAGTCGCTCGACCGCCTGAAGAGCCAGAACTATATTGACCGCCGCGGCGATGCCTATATCTTCCTCACCGATGAGGAGCAGGATATTGCGCGAGACATCGCGAATACATCTGTAGATACCGCCAAGATCGTTGAGCGTATCGGGCAGATGATCTTCGGCGATATCTATACACAGAAGAAATACCGGTATGGGAAATACGACTTCCCGTTTGATGAGATGGTGGATTCCACTTCCATCGGTGCGGTGACTGGTGGCATGACGCTCCGCTTCCTAACAGTAGCTACGGACGTGACGGACAAGCAGGAACTGCGTCTGATGACGGAATCCAAGGGAGCCGCCATTGTCGTGCTCGCAGATACGCCATACTACGAGTCTCTGGAAAACGCCATGAAGATTCGCAAGTATGTGAAGCAGCGCAATGTGAATCAGCTGGCGAAATCCGTGCAGGACATCATTCGCGACCAGCAGGACGAGGCCGGAAAGTATGAAACCTCCGCCAAGGAAGAACTTGAGAAAGCCATCGCCGGTGCGGAGTTCTATGTAGACGGCGAGCATATCGAAATCAAGAGCGGAACGCCGGTTTCCAAGATTGATCAAGCTCTCGAATATCTTGTGGCGCACGTCTACAGCGAGCTCGACCTGATTACAAAGAATGCGGAAACGGATGCAGATATCATCGAGATTCTGCGCGGAACCAATCCGGAAATGGCCGGTATGGAGAACAACCGTGATGCTGCTGCCAAGGTCGAGGAGTACCTCGAAATGCAGTCCATGAAGAAGCTTCCGACCTCGATGGACGACATCCAGACGCGCTATCAGAAGATTCCGTACGGCTGGAAGGAAATCGACATCGCCGCGGTTGTGGCACTTCTGATTTATCAGCAGAAGGTTACGATTAAATACGGCGGCGCACAGATTCGCCCGGACAATCCGAAGCTTCCGGATATGCTCCGCAAAAAGACAGAGCGCGGCAAGGCCATGATTTCCATGAAGCAGTCTGCCTCCGCGCAGAAAATGAAAGCCGCAAAAGAGATCATGCGGGAGTACTTCGACATCATGGACGTGCCAGATGATCAGGATGCTCTCGTTAAGCTGATTCTGGACAAGTTCAAAGATCAGAAGCAGCATTACGAGGAACTGAACAGCCGGTATGCGGGCCACAAATACCCGGATCACGACAAGGTAACAGCAGCCATCAAGCTGATGGACGACGTGCTCTCGCAGGAGAAGGACGACATCGCGCTGATTGACCGTCTGGTAGCAGACGAAACGAAGCTGTTTGACAGCAAGGACGACATGCAGCCGGTCGAAGCGTTCTTTAAGAACCAGGTTACGGTGTTTGATTCTGCAGTGAAGATGGAAGCCGATCTCCGGAACGACCTGCCGTATATTCAGAAGGATGAGGAAACCAATGAAGCGCTGAACCAGATCCGGAAGATCACACTGGTAAACGGCAGCAATCCGGCTGTCTACAGACAGATTCCGGAGCTCAATGGACTGATGGATAAAGTCCGTGCCGGGCATAATAAGCTGCTCGAGGAAAAGCGTGCAGATCTTCTGGAGATTGTGCGCCAGTGCCTCGCTGAGATTCATCAGGCGGCAGGCGAAGGCGGCGAATTCAGAAATGTCATAGAGAAGGCGGACAACTACTTCACGCAGATGAAGAGTCAGATCGCCACCACCAGAACTATTGTCCTGCTCGACGGCATGACCACACAGATGTGGAACTACAAGGACGACACCGTTGCGGCGATTGAATCCGCAAAGAAGCCGAAGAAACCGGTAAAGCCTGTGCAGCCGGATCAGCCGAAGAAGCATATCAAGAACTGCTATCGTCAGGCGATTTTCAAGCAGGCAACGCTGGAAAGTGAAGACGATGTAAATGACTATGTGGAGCGGATGCGCTCCTACCTGAATGCGCTTCTGAAGGACTGCGACGGAATTAAACTTAACTGATGCCCCAAATCTTTGATTTGGCTGGCAGAAGTTATACAGAGTAGAACTAAGAGAGGACTCTTTCATGGATAAGAATGCAATAAAGAAATACGCCGTCTGGGCAAGAAACGAACTCATTGAGCGCGTGTCGCAGAAGGCAGATCAATATGAAATCAGCGCGGATGCAGATCCAAATGCGGACTCTGCGCATGGCGTTCTTCTGACAGCGGATGAGAAGAAGCAGCGTGCGGCGCTGATCGGGCAGGTAAAGGAAAAGGGACAGGATCAGGTGATGGAGGAAGTCGCCTATACCTGGTTCAACCGTTTTGCGGCTCTGCGGTTTATGGAGGTCAATAATTACCTTCCGTCCCGAATTCGTGTGTTTACGGATGAAAACGGGAAGTTCAAGCCGGAGATCCTGGCCGAGGCAATTCATCTGGATCTGGACGGTCTCGACATGGAGAAAGTCTATGCCCTGAAGGATGCTAATGATGACGACGCACTGTTCAAGTACCTTATCATCACGCAGTGCAATGCACTCTCCAGTGTGCTGCCGGGAATGTTCCAGAAGATCGCAGACTACACCGAGTTGCTCTTCCCGGACAATCTGCTCCGGGAAGGAAGCGTTGTGGAACGAATGATTACTGATATTCCGGAGAAAGACTGGAATGTAGAAGAGGGCGGGCAAATTGAAATTATTGGATGGCTTTACCAGTATTACATGTCGGAAAAACATGAAAAGGTAGTAAATGCTATTGGAAAGAAAACTGTAGAGAAAGAAGATATTCCAGCTGCGACGGAGCTATTTACACCTGATTGGGTAGTTCGCTATATCATTGATAATTCTGTCGGAAGATACTGGATTGAACGGAATTCAAACAGCAATCTGAAAAATGTATTGGAGTATTTTGTCGCGCCGAAGGATGGCAATATTTCGATTGTGAATGAAAAGATAACTCCAGAACAGCTCACCGTATTCGATCCTTGTATGGGCAGTGCTCACTTTGGGGTTTATACCTTTGATGTGCTTGAGAAAATCTATACCGAATACGGTTATACAGAACGGGAAGCAGCGGCTTCTATTGTACAGAATAATCTGTTTGGACTTGACATTGACGAACGTGCGGCGCAGCTCGCCAGTTTTGCTATCATGATGAAGGCAATGCAGTATGACAGACGTTTCCTGAAACGCGGCATCCAGCCACATTTCTATGAGATAAAGGAAAGCAATCATGTAGATTCCTTTACCATTGATTACTTTGCCAATGGCAGCGACAAGCTCAAGAAAGATATACAGTCAATCATAGATGACACACGGGATGCCAAGGAATATGGCTCTATCATTCAGATAAAGCCTGTGGACTTTGACGCACTTTTTGCACGGTTTGCGGAAATCGAGAATGATGTTGATCTCTACAGAGATACAGCATTGGGTACACTTCTTCCGCTTGTGCGTGAGGCAAAGATTCTGTCCGACAAATATGCAGTCGTGGCAACAAATCCGCCGTACCTCAATAAGTTTGACGCAAAGCTGAAGAAGTATATCGCTGACAACTATGCCGATTACAAAGGCGACCTGTTCAGTGTGTTCGTTTACAGAAATTTTGGATTCTGCGAGGAGAATGGATATTCCGGATTCATGACGCCTATGGTCTGGATGTTTATCAAGACATACGAACCGCTGCGGAATTACATTCTTAATAACAAAGCCATCACTACATTGATTCAGTTCGAGTACTCCGCATTTGAAGAAGCTACTGTGCCGATTTGCTCATTTGTTTTGAAAAATGGCAAAGCAGAAAGTAAGGGCGAATATTTCCGCCTGTCCGATTTCACAGGTGGCATGGAAGTCCAGCGCAGGAAGGTAAAGGAAGCATTATCAAATCCGGATTGTGGCTTCTTCTACGAATCCTCCCAGTCCAACTTCTCCAAAATCCCCGGCAGCCCGGTGGCGTATTGGGTGAGTTCAAATATGCTGGCGGACTTTGAGAAAGGGCTATCAACAGAGAAGTTGGTATCTGTTAAGCAGGGGCTGGCTACTGGGGATAATAATAGGTTTTTAAGATTTTGGTATGAAGTTGATCCGCAAAAATGTAAATATGATTCAGCAAATGCTGATGAACTCCTTAAGAGTGGGAAAAAGTGGGTTCCTTATAACAAAGGAGGAGAAAGACGAAACTGGTATGGAAATTATGACTATCTTGTTAATTGGGAGAATGATGGATTTGAAATAAAACATTTCGTAGATAATCATGGAAAACTTAGATCTCGGCCACAAAATACAGATTCGTATTTTAAAGACGCAATTACTTGGGGTTTGATAACATCCGGTGGCTTCAGCATACGGTATAGGACTACAGGTGGTATACATGATGTTTCTGGTATGTCGGCGTTTTATACAGGAAAATGTAATTTGATGTATCTGTTGGCTATTTTATCAACACCTGTGGCAAATTACGTTTTTAAGATGTTGAATCCAACGATCAATTTGCAGGTAGGAGATTTTAAAAATTTTCCGGTACTTATAGTTCAGGAAAATCAACAGGCAGGAATTATATCTCGAGCACAAGAATGTGTTTTGCTGTCAAAAAATGACTGGGACTCCTTTGAAACCTCATGGGATTTTCAAAAGCATCCGCTGATTCGCAACACGCATACCATCAAAGAAGCCTTCACCCAGTGGCAGCAGGAATGCGACGACCGCTTCAATCAGCTGAAAGCTAATGAGGAAGAGCTGAACCGTATCTTTATCGACATCTACGGCTTGCAGGATGAGCTGACGCCGGAGGAAGATGACAAGGACGTGACCGTCCGCAAGGCTGACCTTGGTCGGGATATACGCTCGTTTGTTTCCTATGCAGTTGGCTGTATGTTTGGTAGGTATTCTCTTGATGTAGACGGTCTCGCCTATGCTGGCGGAAATTGGGACGGCTCGAAGTACAAAACTTTCATTCCGGACAAAGACGCTATTATTCCCATTACGGATGATGAGTATTTTACAGACGACATTGTAGGCAGATTTGTGGAATTTGTCCGCACAGTATACGGCGAGGGTACACTGGAGGAGAATCTGAAGTTTATCGCAGATGCGCTGGGTGAAAAAGGCGCTACATCACGTGAAGTCATCCGAAATTATTTCATAAAGGATTTTTACAAGGATCATTGCAAGATCTACCAGAAGCGCCCGATTTACTGGCTTTTCGACTCCGGCAAAAAGAACGGCTTTAAGTGCCTTATCTATATGCACCGCTACCAGCCGGACACGATTGCCCGCATTCGGACGGACTATGTGCATGAGCAGCAGGCAAGGTATCGCACAGCAATTTCTGGTCTTGAATGCCAGATCAATGGTGCGTCGACATCGGAGCGTGTTCGTCTGAACAAGCAGCTCACAAAGCTCCGTGATCAGGCGGAAGAGACACGTTTGTATGAGGAAAAGATCCACCATCTTGCGGATCAAATGATATCGATTGATTTGGATGACGGCGTGAAGCACAACTACGCAATATTCCAGGATGTTCTGGCGAAGATAAAGTAAAGGAGGCGAAGCTTATGGCTCTGCCTGATTCAGATAAAGTAATACAGGAATTAAACCGCCGGTTTGCTGCTTCGCTTCCGGAGTTCTATCAGCGCCGGATCATCTTCTGGTACGACGAGGACAGGGATTTCGAGGAGAAGGTTCAGAACGGAGAAATCAAACTGGCGGATGCAAAGCTCATCGCTCTGGATGAGACGAATAATTTTGAAGTAAAGAAGCTTCTGACGCATGATGACAGGACGAGTAACTTCTGTGTCTATTGCCCGGTCACCTATCCGGATGAAAAAAACTGGCTCCTGCCCGTGCAGCTTTACAGTGAGGAATTCCGCGCGGATCTTGTTTCCATCTGGCTCGAAGAGATGGGGATTGAGAATACGGCGAACCTGCGGAAGACTGTGAAGGATTATCGTCCGTTCTTCAAGACGAAGGCTCACCGCACGAAGGTGGCAAATCTCAATCAGAAGATCACTGCACCTGTGCATCTGCATAAGGCTGTGATCGCGATTCTCTGTGGTGTGAAGGATACCGAGCCGAATCTTCTGATCCGGACGGTGCTCCGTGCCGGAACTGATCAGGAGCAGAACAGCATATACCAGTCTCTCGTAAAATATGGAGCATACTCTGTTTTCTGGCAGATGGTGGCTCAGGTCACCGGTTATCGTGAGGAAACGCCTGATCTCGGCAGGCTCTCCTGCCATATCCTGATGACGGCGGCAACACGTACTATGCGCATGGATAATCTGATCGGTCTGGATGGGTTTATTTCTATCCCGCATCAGAGCTATTGCTACGATTTCATGTCGGAGTGGATGCATTCGGATGAGACGCGGGAGCTTTATAGCATTGCAAGACAGACCGAAGATGAACTACGCCTTCCGGCAAGATTCAGTCAGCTGCCGATTGAAGAGCTTACCCAGACAGAAATCTTTCCGTGCATCGATGAGTGCATTCTGAAAAAACTGATGACGGACATCATCGATCATACGATTAATGTGGATGTCATCGAACAGACCGCGGAGCAGCGCCGGACGATGCTTTGGTATGAGCGAGTGCAGAACTTTTATGAGGGAGTTCTGGAGGTCGCGCACATGCAGAAGTTCTATCTGGACCATGCCGCCGGATTTCATACCGTGGAGCCGCATAAGGTCTGGAAGGAATACACTACTGATTACTATAAGATGGATACCTGCTACAGGCTTTTCCATGTGGCGTTCGGGAAATCTCTGAATTCATCCAATCCGCTGCTCGACGACCTGTTTAAGCATGTGGCGGACAATGTGGAAGGACTGTACGCAAACTGGTATCTGGATAATCTTGGCACCAACTGGGCAACTGCCGCATCGGACAACCTGAAGGAATACGGCAGGATTATGGAGGTGCCGCAGCAGCGGGATTTCTATCGCACCCACGTGCAGAATGCCGATACTCGCGTGTTTGTGATTATTTCCGATGCCATGCGCTATGAAGTAGCGGCAACACTATCTGAAGAGCTGCGCCGGGAAACGCAGGCAGAGGTTAAGCTGTCATCCTGCGAGGGCATTTTCCCAACTGTGACGAAGTTCGGCATGACGGCGCTTCTGCCGCATAAGGAACTGACGGCGGAGTTGAAATCGAATGGCGTCGTGGGCGTTCTGGCGGACGGCCAGCCGACAGATGCGCAGTACCGGGACGGAATCCTGAAGAAAGCGAATCCGGCAAGCGTGGCGCTGAAGTACAAGGATATCATCAAGATGAAGCGTGCTGAGCGCAGCGCTCTGGTAAAGGGCATGGATGTCGTATATATCTACCATGACAAGATTGATGAGACCAGCCATACCGATGAAGCACTTGTTTTTGACTCTTGCAGTGATGCGATTTCCGAGCTCAAGAACATGGTGCGTATCATTGTCAATGAGTTCAGCGGAACGAGGATATACATCACTTCTGACCACGGCTTTATCTACACCTATAAGCCGTTGACGGAGGATGCAAAGGTGGATAAGACGACATCTTCAGCTGATGATGTGGAAGTGGATCGCCGTTATCTTATTACGAAAAAAGGTGCGAAGCCGGAGTATCTGCTTCCGGTAAAATTTCTGGATGGCACGCAGTATGACGCTTTTGCACCGATAGGAAACACCCGGATCAAAAAGAAAGGCGGTGGCCTGAACTTCGTGCATGGAGGTATCAGCCTGCAGGAGATGGTCGTGCCGGTGATCGATTACCATTACATGCGTACGGACAGCGCCGGATATCAGAAGAATAAGAAAAAGTATGATACAAAACCCGTGACGCTGAGCCTTCTCTCGGCAAGCCGCAAGATCAGCAATATGATCTTCTCTCTGAATTTCTATCAGAAGGAAGCAGTCGGCGATAACCGTGAGGCTACTAATTATCTTCTGTACTTTGTAGATTCAGAAGGAAAACAGGTTAGCGATACGCAGCGAGTAATTGCGGATAAAACGAGCAGCAACAATCAGGACAGAACGTTCCGCGTGAGCTTCAACCTGAAATCAATGAAATACAGCAATAAAGAAAGCTATTATCTGGTGATTGCGGACGAAAGCGGTCTGCAGCTGCCACAGCGCGAAGAATTCTCCATAGACATTGCTTTTGCTGTGGATGACTTCGATTTCTTCAGCTAAAGGATGTGATACGAATGGATGATATTTCTACCGGGGAAAAGAGCACCCGTGAAATCATAAAAGAAAAGCTCCGTCAGAACTTTGACGGAAAGATCGTGCGGAAGGACCTGACCAAGAAGATCAAGGAAGGCGCAAATGTGCCGGTTTATGTCCTGGAATTTCTTCTCGGCCAGTACTGCAGCTCTGATGACGAGGAAGTCATCGAACAGGGTATTGAAAATGTGAAGCGGATTCTGGCGGATAACTTTGTCCGTCCAGATGAAGCGCAGAAGGTTCTGTCGAAGCTCCGTCAGAGAGGAAGCCACACCATTATCGATATGGTGACGGTGAATCTCAATCTTCGTTATGACGAGTATGAGGCAAGCTTCTCCAATCTCGGCCTTGCCGGGATTCCAATCAGTGAAGAGTACCCGGAGAAGTATGATCGCCTGCTCTGCGGCGGAATCTGGTGTATTGTTCAGCTGGAATATGATTCCGGCGAAGACGCGGTGCCGGATATTATCTCGCCTTCCGGCGATCGCATTCAGTCGAAGCGGAAAAAGCAGAAGGACCTGACGCCGATCAGCATCCGCAAGCTTACGCCGATCCAGTTGCCAAGCGTGGATATGGATGGCCTGAAAGAAGGACGAAAAGACTTCACGAAGGATGAATGGCTCGATATTCTGATGCGCTCGATCGGAATGGAACCGGATGAATTGACATACAGAGAGAAATGGCTGCTTCTCACCCGGATGATTCCGCTGATCGAGAATAACTTCAATCTCTGTGAGCTCGGACCACGTTCGACCGGAAAGTCGTATCTCTATAAAGAGGTATCGCCGAACAGTATTCTTGTTTCCGGAGGCCAGACGACGGTCGCGAATCTTTTCTACAATATGGGAAGAAAGACTATCGGGCTTGTCGGGCTGTGGGACTGTGTGGCGTTTGATGAGGTCGCCGGGATCAAATTCAAAGATAACGACGGAATTCAGATCATGAAGGATTACATGGCATCTGGTTCTTTTGCCCGTGGAAAGGAAGAAAAGGCTGCTTCTGCGTCGATGGTTTTCGTTGGCAATATCAATCAGAGTGTCGATGTGCTCCTGAAGACATCCAGCCTCTTTGATCCGTTCCCGCCGGAAATGGGAACCGATACAGCGTTCCTTGACCGTATTCACTGCTATCTGCCAGGATGGGAGGTACCGAAGTTCCGACCGGAGCATTTTACAGATGACTATGGTTTTATTACCGATTATCTGGCCGGATGGATTCGCGAGATGCGGAAAGAGCAGCTCGGAGATGCGCTGGATCATTATTTCCATCTTGGAAAGAATCTGAACCAGCGTGACGTCATTGCGGTCCGCAGGATGGTGGACGGATACCTGAAGCTTATGTATCCGAACGGCGAATTCACGAAGGACGACGTAGAGGAAGTCCTGAAGATTTCTCTCGAAATGCGCCGCCGTGTCAAAGAGCAGCTCAAGAAGCTCGGCGGCATGGAATTCTACGATGTGAATTTCAGCTATATCGACAATGAGACCTTTGAAGAGAAATATGTCTCCGTGCCGGAGCAGGGCGGCGGAAAGCTGATCCCGGAGGGTATCTGCAATCCGGGACAGGTTTACACGGTTTCTCGTGGTAAGAGTGGGATGCTCGGTGTATTCCGCTTGGAATCGCAGATGCTGCCGGGAACTGGGAAGCTCGTATGCACGGGCCTTGGAAGTGATCGCGGCGCGAAGGAAGCGACGAATACGGCGTTCAATTTCCTGAAGGCAAATGCAAAGCGGATCAGCGGCTCCATCAGCATGACGTCGAAGGATTACAACATCAATTATCAGGATCTGCAGGGCATTGGAATTACAGACAAGCTGGCTCTGCCGACGGTTATTTCTATTTGCTCGATTGCGCTGAATCGTCCGACACAGAGTTCTCTTGCCGTGCTGGGAGAGATCAGTATCGCCGGTTCTATGATCAAGGTGGATGAGCTGGCAAACGCGCTGCAGGTATGCCTTGACAGCGGAGCAAAGAAGATTCTGCTTCCGATAACTTCGGCAGCAGACATGGGAGCCGTGCCACCGGAACTGATGGGAAACTTTCAGATTATCTTTTATCAGAGCGCGGAAGACGCAGTGTTCAAGGCGCTGGGAGTGGAATAAGATTAGATGTTTGGTATTTCATATGACGTATGGAAAGAGATATGCGAAATGTATTTTTCAATTTCGCAGGGTTCTTTAAAAGCATATCTGCAGTGGTTTCCTTACACAAAAATATCAGACGACGATAAGGAACTGATAAAAAGCAGAGAATTCTTTGATAAGTATATAGATTCTGGAGGTTTTGTTTTATTCCCTGAAGTTATGCGCCATTCTGAAAATTTTATCCAAAAGGGTGACGGCAGCTTCCGGAATTCTGCTTTGATTTCTCCGTTATTATTTTTGGTGCTTCAATCAATAGGAAAAGAAATTTCATGTAAATATATTCCAGAACGCCCAAATGACATAGAAGTTTTTTACGCAGGGAACTATAACCAATCACGCGCAAAATATGGGCATGATTATGATAATTTTTATAAAGCAATCAATGCATATGCTCAGGAATGTCAGTATTTTATAAAGACAGATATTACAAATTTTTACGGGAACATCAATGTAAATGAACTGATGGCCAGAATTGATGAAGTATGTAATAGTTCAACACAAGAAATTTCTCAGAGTGAAATTCTTCTTATGAAAGAGCTTTTGCTTTTTTGTGGAAATGGAGATTACCCACTTATAGAAAATAGTATGGCATCTTCATATCTTGCTACAGTTATTTACCTTGATAAAATCGATACAGAGCTCCATTCTTTTATAAACGTAAATTGCAAGTTCAAATTGAACAGTAGCAGTTACGAAGCTGATTGAACCTTGTCAACTGAATATACCTGATCGAGAAACTTCTCGAATAGCTCCTCTGGAGTGCAGTAGCCTAGCGCCTTTCGGGGCAATGCGTTGATCTCATCTGCAAAGCTGCAGATTTGTTCCGCACTGTATCGCTCTATCGAGGCACCCTTGGGAATAAATCTGCGAAGAATGCGATTGTGCCGTTCATTCTGTGGCCTTTCCCAGGACGAATATGGATGGGCAAAATATACATATATACCATATTTTTCCATCTCACAAAGTCTGGCAAACTCATTGCCATTGTCGGCTGTAATGGATTGGAAGATCTCCGTGAAGTGCTCCTGGTATTCTTCACGCAACACTTCCAGAGCCGTCATGACAGAGTCAGCGTCCTTTCCCGGGATTTTGATGGCCATATAGTAATCAGTCTTCTTCTCAAGCAGAGTAAGGACAACCGATTCTTTGCCGCTTTTATGGCCTACTACCGTATCAATCTCCCAGTGACCACAGTGAATCCGTTCCATCACTTCCTCAGGGCGTTCTTCGATGCTTTTGCCCAGGATATGCTTGTTCTGGCGGACTCTGTGATTTTTGTGGGACTTTCTGGACAGTGCTTCCGGAACATCTGCAGGGTGAATCTCGAGATTTCCTGCCCAGAGCTCATTGTACAAAGTTTTTGTGCATGGAATCTGTTCTGCTGGAAACAGCTGCTCCCGTTTGGCATAACCCACACAGGCATCAAGAGACCACTTGTGATGTTTGATCTTTCCATACATCCATTCCAGGAAGGGCTGGGCACCCGCAATCTTGTGTGCCTTGTGACAACGGGATCGATTGATCTCATAGTTCTGCTGGCCACGTCTGGCGGAGTATTGTGGAAATCTTCCTCTGCTGCCCCTGCGTTCGCCTGTACCACGCCGAAGTTCGTACATCACAGTGGATGGAGAGCAGTCGATCTGCTGAGCAATCTTGCGGAGAGAGTAACCAAGCTTTTTGAAGATCCTGATACTGCATCTTTCTTCAAATCTCAGGTGCTGACCCCTTTCGCGATCGGGTGTAATCATGGTAGAATTAAGTTGATCCATAGTGGACTCCTTTCGGTGAATTTTTGTTTCGCGACTTTATTCTACCAGAAATCCACTATGGATTTTACTCTATTCAGCTGTTCAAGTTCATTTTACAATCTACCATTCTTTTATAAAGACAAATGTGGGAAATTTTAAAGATTTCCACATGATACGTTATGTTGATGATCTGTATATTCTTTTTTCAACAGATACAGATTTTGAAGATCTTAAACGCACATATAACACGATAAAAAATGCATATTCATCAATATTAAAAGATCATGGGCTGTCTCTGAATGTGGGAAAATGTGCTCTTAAAAGATGTGGCGAAATAAATGAAAGCTTGAAAAGGTCTTTGTATGATGAATACATTAATGGAATAGAACATTCTCTTGGAGAACTCTTTAATGACAGAATATGTGAATTTCTGAAAGATGTATATAAATGCGTTCAAAATCATGGAATCACATATGAACAATATCTCAATCTTATTGAAGAGCATTTTCATTCAGATGATATCGAGCTTACTGCGATGTCAGTTTATAATTACTTCGTTTATGAAAACCAAACGGAACTGAAAAAGCCTGATACTACTACAGAATTACTCAGAATCATTGAACAGGATATTTCTTTTTTATCAATTGATCCCAAGAGGTTGTCTGTAATGGTGATGCAGTCTGGAAGTGATAGTGCGATCAAAGCTATGCTAAATCAGCTGTTTATAAGATATAGAGCGGGCATATGGAATTCATATGATACAACTATAGCCATTGCATATTTGATTCAGAGTAAGTTTCAGCATATAGATTTGCTAAAAATTCTTAGGGAGAAAAGCCCTGATTTATATTCATATTATGAATACTCATGTAAAAGAAGCTTTCTTAGTCAGCTACGACCATTAAAGTGGAATCGTTATCTATATGCGATCGGAAAAGATAGAAAGGCGTTGTTTCTTTACTTTATGCATATATGCGAAGAGAACCGTTCAAATTACCTTGGGGCATATGCGTATTATAAGAATTTCTTCGACAGGATTTCTGCGGATATGGCGTTTCGATCTGGAGTAGATCCGACGTGTAAAAAGCCAAATTACAAGGCCTATTACAAAGAGCCTGCGTTTAAGAAGCTATATGATGGCATTTATAATTGTGATTCCACCATTAAAAATGCACATCAGTTTAGAAATCAGAATCCATTATGTCATTCTTCAGCGGATCTTATAGACAGCAATAATTCCAGTAAGGATTTGGAAAAATCGCAAGAAGACTTAGATCGTCTGATTGATGCTTATGCTGCTCAACACTATAGCCAATGGGCTGCGCAAAAAAGATAATATAAGAAGTGGCTCCTGCAGAATGATTCAGGAGCCACTCTTTTCAGCTTTTCATATAAAACTGGCACTCATACCCGTCCGCATTCAGCTTGAGTCCCGGTACCCACGGCGGCGTCCGGCCCATCTGCTCACAGACAGCATCAAGTGATACGCACGGATCGCACTCGATAATCAGCTCATCGTGGACGTGTCCGACGATGGCGCAGCAGCGGAGTGTCTTCATGGCGTAGGCGAGAATGTCTCGGCTGATCGCCTGCACGATATTTTCCACGAATTTCGGACCGTAGCTCTCGATTCGTTCCCATTTCTTCGTGGAGCTGATTCCCATGTAAGTGACAGATTCCGAACCGAATCGGTTCAGCCCCATCCTCGGTTTTACGTAGGAAAGTCGTCTGCCGGATGGAAGTGTGATAAATATCATGCCGGACTTATAGCTGAAGACAATACCATGCGTCTCTGTGCGAAGATGCTTCTGAACGGTATCGGTAACGCAGCGGTCGACGTCCCACCAGAACTGCACGATGTTCGGATTGGCAGCGCGCCATGAGGATACAAGCGGATAAAGCTCGTCTTCAGTAAGTCCCATGTCGAGTGCGCCCATCGCCTTCAACGCTCCGACTGAGCCGCCGTAACCGAGAGCCAATTCCGCAATTTTGCCTTTCTGCCGCAGGTGTGCGTTCTGCCCATGCTTTTCAACCGGAACACCGAACATTGCACTGGCTGATGCGCAGTAAATATCGCCGTTGTTGTTAAAGACGTCGATACGCCACTTCTCATTTGCGAGATAGGACAGCACCCTCGCCTCGATGGCGGAGAAATCACTGACGACGAACTTGTATCCCGGCTTAGGAATGAAGGCGGTGCGGATGAGCTGGGATAGCGTATCCGGCACATCGCCATACAGCATCGACACCATTTCGTAGTCGCCTGTCTTCACAAGTTTTCTCGCTTGTTCCAGATCCGGGATGTGATTCTGCGGCAAATTCTGCAATTGAATAATACGTCCAGCCCAGCGCCCGCTGCGGTTCGCTCCGTAAAATTGAAACATCCCGTGCGCCCGGCCATCCTTGCAGACCGCCGTTTTCATCGCCTGGTATTTCTTGACCGAGGATTTTGCGAGCTGTTGGCGTAGCGTGAGAATATTAGCGAGTTCTGGCGGAGCAGTCTTGATGGCAGCGGCGACTTCCTTTTTGCCGAGACTCTCCATCTCCATACCGTTGTCAGCGAGCCACTGCTTCATCTGCTGCACGCTGCCCGGATTATCCAGATGCGTCAGCTCCTTCATTTTATCCGACAGCTCCTGCTTGGAGCGGTCGTCCATTGCAATTGCGCTGTCCACAAGCTCCATATCAATCAGAATGCCTCTGTCGTTGATCTCCTGATCAATGTGATATTCATCCCATACAAAGTCCGGTACAGGGAATCCTTGCAGCCGGGCTTTTATCTTTATTTCCACCTCAACATCACGCTTGTTGTACGCTTTGAAAACCGACCATTTTCCCGGATCATCTGCCGGGAGATTCCTTGTGCGTCCGCCGTTTGATTTCGTGGGAGCGCATGGGACACAGAAGTACCGTATCAGAGCTTTGCCTTCTGACATTTTTCTCTGCTCCAGTTTCAGGACACTGCCGACTTTATCAAGCGATAATGGCAGCCCGAGATATGCTCCCCAAATCATGGAACAGCGCCAGCTTTCCGGGTTCAGATATTTTGCACACTCAGTCGACAGCGGGTGATTGTCGTGGAACGGATCAAGACTGATGCCGCGGTCGCGCAGGTACCGGGAAAGGCAGATTCTCTCGAACTGGCTGTTATGCGCCCATTTGATTACATCGTCATCGGTCAGGGCATCTATTATTTCATCCGGGATGGATTCTCCCGAGGCCAGATCAATTACTTGGACTTCGCCGCCGTCAGCAGAATATCCGAACAGCAGAATCTCAAAGTCATCGGCTTCGGAATATTTATAAACGCCGCATTTTGACAGGTCGTTGCTGCTGTACGTCTCCAAATCTATATCTAACTCATGCATTCAAATTCCTCCTGAATTGGCAAAGGCGGCAGAGAGAACCCTGCCGCCCGCCGTTTCGATTGTTTTATTCAGTTTTTCAAACGCGCTTTCTGTTCTTCCAGATCGAGCTGTTCCTTTTCCTTCTTGAGCTCATATTCTTCCTTGTCCTGATTCTTTGCCTGAAGCATGAAGCGGATGCCCTGAACCACTCCGACGATAAATGCCAGGATAAGGACGCAGCATAAGCTGTTGGCGATCAAAGCTACTACATTGTTTGCAAGTTCCATGATGTATACCTCTTTTCTTAAATTGCCGTGGACAGCGGCGGGACAGCCGCCGCCCACTATGGTTTTCAGTTATTTGCAATCAGTTCAGAAAATCGTCGTCATCATCGTCAATGTCGAAGTCGTCCTCGGCGCGGCTTCTGCTTCCGAGCGGTTCGCCATCGCGGATCTTCTGCAGATTGTTCAGGCCGCAGGCGATACCCTTGTTGCCGTTCGTGTTGAAAGCGTACAGATTGATGGACGTTCTGCCGTAAACGCCGGAGTAGACTTCGCTGCGTTCCAGAATCGGATTGCGGTCGGCATCCACGATGCCGGGAGCCGTGGTGCTGTTGGCGTTGATGAAGTAGCTGTTTGCGTAGGCCGGATCATCCGGACGCTCAGCGTCACCATCACGGAGAGGCGTCTTGATTGCGGAAAGCGGAGGAACGCTTCTGGAATTGCCCTTGAGCTTCGACTCGCCTTCCTCGTAAGCTGCCTGAATCGCTGCCTTGATCTTGTTCACGGTCACCGTGTCAGACTTCGGGATGATGAGGCTGACGCTGAATTTCGGCGTGCCGCCGTTGATGGATTTCGCGTCCCAGACGTTTGCATAGCTCCATCTGGTCTGCGGGCCGGTGATAACCTTCGTGGGATTGATAAACTTCTTTGACATAATCTTGTCCTCCTTAAACATTTTCAAAATCTGTTTTTGCTGTATTCATCGCCGGACGCTTGTCCGACTTTGGTACGAGTGTCGGTTTTCCCGGTGGCTTGTAAGTCAGGCTACCGAGAGCCTCTTCAAACTGCTTCTTGCCGAGAAGAGATTTCATTGCCGTGATGCCGAGGAGCTTTCGCTCGTAGGGCTCATAGCCCAGCTTCTTTACGGTTTCTGCAACAGCATCTTCATCGGTATATTTCGTGACGGAGCGTCCCGCTACTACTTTGAAATCAGGATATTCCGTCCCGGAGAGAGCCTGCTGCAGGGCGTATTCCTTAATGTCGTTCGCCCAGGATACGAGCTCATCCGCCTTCATAAGAACCATGTCGATCTCATCGTCGGATAAGTCCGGCGGCATCTGGAAGTCGTACTTCGCGAGCTCCAGATTGTACTCGGCGCGTTTCCGGCAGGTCGCTTTCACGGCGCAGAACTGGCAGTGGTCTCCGGCCTTGTATTCTCCCTCACCTTTGTAGGCGAGCCTTGCGGCGGGAGCGAGTACCTCGTCTGCCCATTTGAGAAGATCCGCCTTGGAAATCTCGAAGGTGCTGATGTTGTCGCGCCTTGGCTGGAAGATGGTCATCCGAATATTCTCGATGTCGTAGATTCCATCGAACATTTCCAAAGCTCCCAGTGCGTAACACATCATCTGCGGATTCATTTCGGCGTTCACGAGTATTCCAAGACCATGCTTGTAATCGATGATCTGGAGAAGCTCATCCGCGGCGATCACGCAGTCGCCGGTTCCGAAGCCTTCCGGCACCCAGCGAGAGAAATCCAGTCGCTGTTCTACGAATACTGCCGGATCAGCGCAGTGTTTCTTTGCTTCCTCGACCTGCTCCGTTACATAAGAGCAGTACTGATCGGAACACCGGTCCATCTCCTCGTCGAAATAATCCAGATCCTCAGTCGGGTCTCGCGCGTTTCTGCCGAGTGCGTGTTCTACCTTGTACTGGCAGAGCTCATGTGCGGCGGTTCCCTGTCTGGCGTATTCGCTTGACTGGTCTGGAACACTGGCGCATCTCTTTGCGCTCGGCGGACACTGAAGCCATCGGTGGCACGATGACGCGGAGAGCAGTGCGTGCTTGCTCATTGCAGTGCCTCCGCTTCCTTGACGAGGTCGGGATACTTCGCCGGATCGACGTCCGTCAGACTCCCTCCGCCGTATTTCTTCACCAGAGCCTTTGCCTGTTCCCGGAAGCCTGCCACCGACTTCTCTGCGAGGAGTTTTCGCACTTCCTCTTTGGTATAGGTTTTCTCAGGCTCCTTCTCCGGTGTGGCGGTAGCTTCTTCCTGCGTCGGAGCAGTGGCCTTCGGCTCTGCTGCGGGTTCCGGCTCCGAGAACGCAGCCCGGATTTCCCTTGCCGTCTTAATCAGCTCTTCTCCGCATTCTGTTAACTTCTGCCCTGTGTCGATCAGCGCGTCGAGCGTCATCGACAGTTCGCTCATCTTGCCCATGTTTGTCCTCCTTTAACATCTGCATTTCGAGTTTTCTCGCCAGCCGTCTTGACACAACGCTGATGGCGATCAGCGTATCGATCAGCTCACGCTTTTCGGCCGGTGATTTCATTTCTCTTGTTTCCTGCATGGCTGTCTGTCCTCCTTTCACCGGCTATGTAGCCAAACACCCGGATTTTCCGGTCAAATCCAAAAAAATTTTTAAGACCTGCATTTCTTCCTTATTCAAAGGCAGCGATGCAGGTCTTTTTGCGCGTTTTGAAATATTTCTTTGCCGGGACCGGAAAAATGACCGGTTTGGCTACATAGCCATCGGAAGGGATGAAAAGCCTTTCACAAATAAACGAAAGGAGTTAGTGACGATGGCTAACACAAATCAGAAGAAGCAGTACCGTCCGCTCGTTTATGTCTGCTCGCCATATTCCGGCGATACAGATAAGAACACTCAGGATGCGAGAAGGTACAGCCGCTTCGCAGTAGATGAGGGAGCAATACCGCTCACGCCGCATCTGATGCTGCCGCAATACATGAAGGAGGACAGTGAACGAGAGCTTGCGCTCTTTATGGATCTGATCTTCCTCGGGAAATGCGACGAGCTGTGGGTGTTTGGCAGCCGGGTATCCTCTGGCATGAAGACGGAGATCGACAGAGCAAGGCAGCGCAGGATGACAATCCGTTATTTCACGGAAGCGTGTGAGGAGGTGCGGGCATGACAGAAAGCGACGAGAAAATCCGCACAAACTGGATTGCTGTTACAGAATCACAGCTTCAGTCTTTAGCAGACTTGGGATTACAGCTCAAGGATTCTGAGCGGCAAAGACTCCTCGATAATCCGGCACTGGAGAAATTCATGCTGGAGTGCAGAGATGATAAGGGACATTGCGAGTTGATTTTTGAGGAAGGCATCGATCCGGAGAAAGTACCTGCACCAGCGCTGGACGGAAGAAAAGTTTATTCTTCCCGCGCCTTTGCGGGCATCTGTTTCACAACGCTTGGCAGAAAGGCGATGTTTTTCATGGAAACCTATGAATGGATTGGAGCCAGCGGCACGGTGGAAGGTGCAAGAGCTGTATTGCCGGAGTATCTTGCGGCACACGGAGATAATGAGCTTTCTGACCATGAGGACTGCGTATATCTTTCATTCTTTGCAATTCAGTATCTGCTTCACTTTAGACCGATAGAGCTGAACGAACGTAAGGAATACAGGAAAGGCATCAGAAGCAATCTGCCGCTTGCCGCGCCGTTCACGAAACCGGGAAAGGTCCGTATCTCACATTTCAAAGGAGATATTTCTAAGGTTCAGGTCAACCACAGAAATTTTACCGAATGGCATTGTCCGGCATGGGGCGTTCGAGGTCATTACCGCCATTACAGAGATGGCCGCGTTTCATATGTGAAGCCATATATCAAGGGAAAGCTGAAAGAAGAATACCAGGGCCGTGAATACGTCCTGTTCAGGGAGGATTAACTATATGGAAGTGATTTTATACACGGCGGATGTCAGAGAGGATGCCGAGAACTGCACCTATCCGCATAAGCAGGTCATCACGGATGCCGCGGGAATTGCAGAGGCAGCAAAGCATGATCAGGTGTTTGCAAAATACAAGAACAGCTATCGGAAAATCGAGAACTTCGAGGAGTCGTTCTGCATACCGCAGGATTGCGACAACGATCATTCGGAGAATCCGGATGATTGGATGACGGCGGAGAAGCTGCATGAGGAACTGAAGGATGTAGATCATGTAATTCTGCCGAGCCGCAACAACATGAAGTGGAAAGGCGAAAAGTCTCCAAGACCGAGGCTTCATATCCTGTTTCCGGTAAGGAAATATACCGACGCGGATCTTTATAACAGTGTAAAGACAGCTATTCAGAATAGATATCCGTTTCTGGACAGGAAGGCACTCAACGCAGCGCGGTTCTTTTTCGGATCGGACGTCAAGCCGGAAGATGTCATCTGGAACGAAGGCATTTGCCAGATTGATGAGATTCTCGAGGCATCGGATTTTGATGGTGACGCTGGTGCTAAGGCTGAACCGCCAATGTATACCGGAGGCTCCATCCCGGAGGGCAGCCGCAATAATACGATGTCCCATTTCGCAAGCCGGGTTCTGAAGAGGTTCGGCGATACAGAGAAGGCGCATGAAGCCTATCTGGAACGCGCCGCAAAATGTGATCCGCCGCTGCCGGATAAGGAACTCAGAACGATCTGGCGCAGCGCTTTGAAGTTTTTCAAAAGCAAGATTGAAACCAGCGAAGGATATGTCCCGCCGGATGAATATGAGGATTCGTTCGGCAGCAGCTTCCTGAAGCCGGACGATTACTCAGACATTGGCGAGGCAAAAGTCATCGCGGCGCATTGCGAGGACAAGCTTCGTTTCACAAGCGCGACGGACTTCATCGCTTTCGGCGGCGACCGCTGGTACGAGGACAAGCAGAAGTCCCTCGGCATTGTAGAAGATTTCATGGACGACCAGCTAACAGACGCAGAAGAAGCAATCCGCATCGCGGAAGAAAATCTCGTCGCCATCGGAATTCCGGAGGCGGACGTCAAGTCCAGAAGCAAAAAGCTCATGAACCAGGTGCCGGAGAAGAAAATGGGATTTCTGTTCGCGTTGATCGGTGCGGATACATATAAGAAGTTCGTCATGAAATACCGCAACTACCGGTACATTGTCAACGCGCAGAATGCGGCAAAGCCGATGCTGGCGCTGGATGTATCGGAGCTTGATTATGATCCGGAGCTTCTGAACACGCCGGATGCCACATACGACCTGACCAAGGGCCTGAACGGAAGCCATCCGCATGATCCGGATGATCTCATTACGAAAATAACCGCCTGCTCTCCGGGTGACAAGGGCATGAAGCTCTGGTTGGAGAATCTTGATTTGTTCTTCTGCAAGGATCAGGAACTCATTGATTATGTGCAGCAGATCGTCGGGATGGCGGCGGTCGGAAGAGTATATGCCGAACAGATGATCATCGCCTATGGCGGCGGCGCGAACGGAAAGTCCACCTTCTGGAACACCATCGCGAGAGTTCTCGGAAATTACTCCGGGAAGATATCCGCCGAAGCGCTGACCATGAACTGCAAACGAAACGTGAAGCCGGAAATGGCGGAGCTCAAAGGCAAGCGCCTGATTATCGCATCAGAGCTGGAAGAAGGGCAGCGCCTGAATACCGGCATGGTAAAGCAGCTCTGTAGCATTGACCCCATCGAGGCGGAAAAGAAATATAAGGACCCGTTTCATTTCGATCCTTCGCACACGCTTGTCCTGTATACCAATTACCTGCCAAAGGTTTCTGCTAATGATGACGGAACGTGGAGACGGCTGATTGTCATTCCGTTTAATGCCAAGATCAGCGGGAAAAGCGACATCAAGAACTATTCCGACTACCTGTTTGAGAACGCCGGGCCTGCCATCATGAAATGGATTATTGAAGGCGCGGGCATCGCTATCAAGAAGGGTTTTAAGATCCCGGAACCGAAGGCCGTCCGGGATGCGGTCGAGAAATACCGCGAGGACAATGACTGGCTGGGACAGTTCATTGAGGAACACTGCGATGTTGATCCATCATTCACAGAAAAGTCCGGAGACCTGTATCAGCAGTACCGCAGCGTCTGCATGCAGACAGGTGAGTTCACCAGAAGCACTTCTGATTTCTACGGCAATCTGGAGAAAGCTGGATTCCAGAGAAGGAAGACAAAGAAAGGCATTATTGTTTACGGTCTGAAGCTCAAGGAAGCGCAGGACTTTCTGGACTGATTTTCAAAAAGGTGCAGGTCGATGAACCTCTTTATATAAAAGTCCTATAAGGGCTAAAAAAAATAATTCTATATAGGGGTTTTAAGAATAGAGACTCACCGACCTGCACCCATCAATTTTTGATGGAGGTTTGAAGTGAAGGAAAAACATATAGAAGCAAAATTAGTATCCGAGGTGAAAAATCGCGGTGGCATCTGTCCGAAGTTCGTCTCGCCCGGATTTGACGGGATGCCAGACAGGCTGGTTCTTCTTCCTGATGGGAGGATGGCATTTGCCGAGATTAAAGCGCCGGGAAAGAAGCCGAGACCGTTGCAGGTTTCAAGGCATAAACTTCTCAGACGGCTTGGATACCGAGTTTACGTTATTGATGGCACGGAGCAGATTGGAGGTGTAATAGATGAAATACTCTCCACATGATTATCAGAAATATGCCGCCGACTTCATCGTCGAAAATCCCATAGCTGCAATCCTGCTTGATATGGGCATGGGCAAGAGCGTGATTACACTGACGGCGGTTTATGAGCTGATGTATGAGTTCTTCGAGGTGCAGCGGGTTCTGGTTATTGCACCTCTCCGGGTTGCAAAGAACACCTGGCCCGCAGAAATCGAAAAGTGGGATCACCTGAAAGGGCTGACCTATTCCGTCGCGGTCGGAACTCCGGCAGAGAGAATCGCGGCACTGAACGACGGAGCGGATGTCACGATTATCAACCGCGAGAACATATCCTGGCTGATTGAGGAGAGCGGCGTCCCTTGGAGCTGGGACATGGTTGTGATTGATGAGCTGTCATCCTTCAAAAACCACAAGGCTAAGCGGTTCCGATCGCTGATGAAGGCAAGGCCGAAGGTGAAACGCATCGTAGGTCTTACCGGAACGCCAAGCAGCAATGGACTTATGGATTTATTTGCGGAGTTCAAGGTTCTCGATATGGGAAAACGGCTGGGCAGATTTATCGGTCAGTACCGTGACGCCTACTTTACACCTGACAGGATGAACGGACCGATTGTTTATTCCTATGCGCTGCTTCCCGGAGCTGAGGACGAGATTTACCGGAAAATATCCGACATTACGATTTCCATGAAGTGTACCGACCATCTGCAGATGCCGGAGAAAATTATCACGCAGGCAGAAGCGGTGATGTCGGACGCCGGAACTGCGAGATACGAAAAAATGAAGAAAGAGCTGGTGCTGCAGCTGGACGAAGAGGAGATTACCGCTGCAAACGCCGCATCGCTTTCCGGTAAGCTCTGCCAGATGGCAAACGGCGCGGTGTATTCCGATGATGGGAAGATTACCCGCATTCACGACCGGAAGCTGGATGTGCTGGAGGATATTATCGAAGCCGCGAACGGGAAACCGCTGCTTGTGGCGTACTGGTTTCGGCATGATTTCGAGAGAATCACAGAGCGGCTTGCTGATAGGAAGATACCATTTGAGAAACTTGATTCCGACGACAGCATTCGCAGATGGAACCGGAAGGAAATCCCGGTCGGACTGATCCATCCGGCTTCCGCAGGACATGGGCTGAACCTGCAGGACGGCGGCAGCACGATTGTCTGGTTCGGCCTGACATGGAGTTTGGAGCTTTATCAGCAGACGAATGCAAGACTCTGGCGGCAAGGGCAGCAGTCGGATACCGTGGTCATCCAGCACATCGTTACCAAAGGCACAATTGACGGGCAGATACTGAGAGCTCTATCAGACAAGAACGATACGCAGTCGGCGCTGATCGATGCGGTGAAAGCTGTGATGTGATGGGTGATCCGTATGAGAATCTGGCCATAGCTATCATCAAATCCGCCGCGAGAGATTATCTGACAGTGCTTCGGAAGATTAAGAAAAATCCGCGGAATAAAGCGGCAATGCAGGACGCGCTTGAACTGGAGCGGTTCTTCCATTCGCAGTGGTACGGATGCTTGACGTCGGTCGACGGCAATTACCTGATTGATCGTCTACGTGAGGAGGTGAAGAATAAATGAACGCAAAGGAATATCTACGACAGTCCTACAGGCTCGACCAGAGAATCGCCTCCGATATTGAGGAAGCAAAGTACCTGCGTGAGATGGCAGGAAGTGTTTCATCTATCAGATATGACCGTGAGCGTGTTCAGGGGACAAGAAACACGGACGCGCCGTTCATGAAGTCACTTGAAAAGCTGTGGGAGCTTGAAAACAAGATATCGAAGGAGCTCGAAATGTTGTCTTCACTGAAGGAACAGATCCGGGATGTGATAGGAGCTGTCGACGACATGGATGAGCGGATGGTTCTAAAGTACCGATACATCCACAATATGACATGGGAACAGATTGGATGCGAGCTGAATGCCGACGCACGGACAATCCGCAGATGGCACGGCAACGCCCTGCAGCATGTAACGGTACCGAAGAATCCTATCATTATATGAAATGCGCCCGAAATGTCCTGCTTTGTCCTAACATGCCCACCCGGCATTTATGTTAGTATATAATCAGCGAAACAGAATAAAGAACAGCCGGATGACGGCTGAACACAAGCCTTGTGGGTATCCCGCCGCAGGGCTTTTTCTATGCAACAAAGGAGGCGGCGCTTATGCCAATGAAACCCAAGCGGCCCTGCCGCTATCCCGGATGCCCGAACCTCTGCGAGGACGGCGAACAGTACTGCCCGGAGCACAAGGCTCTGATGGAGAAGCACTACGAGACGTTCACCCGCGGCTACTCCACAGGCAAACGCTACGGACGAGCCTGGACCCGCATCCGCACGCGCTACATCCACAAGCATCCCTTGTGCGAGATGTGCCTTAAGCAGGGACGGTACGTTGCGGTCGAGGAAGTCCACCACATCGTTCCGCTCTCCGAGGGCGGCACGAACGACGAGTCGAACCTCATGAGCCTCTGCAGGTCGTGTCACGAGAAGATCCACCGTGAACGCGGCGACCGGTAGGGACGGTCGAAATCTCTACGAGACGGCCTCCCGGAAAACGGCGCGGGGTCTTCTGTGCGAAAAAAGCGAAATCAAACGGGTAATAACCCGGCTCCTTATCTATTACGCGCGTACATGAGAGAAAGGCGGTGACGAAATGCCCACAAAATCGAATAACACTGGCGGTCGCGGCGGCAGACGTCCCGGCGCTGGCCGGAAGAAAACCGCCGTCAAGGAGAAGTACGAGAACGGGAATCCGGGCGGACGAAAGCTCGAGGTGCTCGACATCCCGGACACCGAGGGCGAGGACATGCCGGAGCCGCACGAGTTCTTATCGGCCCGGCAGCATGACGGCTCCACTCTGGAGGCCGCCGACATCTACCGCGAGACCTGGGAATGGCTTGACAAGCTCGGCGTAGCCAAGGCCGTGTCGCCTCAGCTGCTGGAGCGCTACGCGATGTGCTCGGCGAGATGGATTCAGTGCGAAGAAATGACGACCAAGCTCGGATACCTCTCCAAGCATCCGACAACCGGGAAGCCTATCCCGTCGCCGTTCATCAACATCGGAATCAACTACATGAATCAGGCAAACCGCCTGTGGGACGAGATCTTCCAGATCGTGAAAGAAAACTGCTCCGCAGAGTACGGCGGCACGAATCCGCAGGACGACGTGATGGAACGCCTGCTGAGAGCGAGAAAGGGAATGTAAATGAACACGCAAAGACTTGAACAGGTGCCAATCGACAAGCTGGTGCCTTACGCCCGGAATGCCCGGACACATAGTAAAGAACAGATTGCACAGCTACGCTCCTCCCTCCGGGAGTTCGGATTCGTTTCTCCTGCTGTGATTGATAACAACTACAACATCCTCGTCGGCCACGGCAGAATCGCTGCCGCCCGCGAGGAAGGCTACAAAACCGTTCCCTGTGTATTCGCCGAGGATCTGACCGACGCGCAGAAACGCGCCTACATCCTCGCTGACAATCAGCTGGCGCTCAACGCCGGATGGGACGAAGAAATGCTGTCCGTCGAACTGGCGGATCTTCAGGAGAACGCATTTGATCTGTCTCTGCTCGGCTTTGACGACAAGGAGCTGGAGAAGCTGCTGAACGGAGAATCCGATAAGGACGTCGAGGATGACGACTTCGATCTGACCGCTGCACTGGAGAAGGCCTCCTTCGTGGAGACCGGAGATCTCTGGACAGTCGGCAGGCACAGGCTGCTGTGCGGCGATGCCACAAATCCGAAAGATGTAGATACACTCATGGACGGCAAACGCGCCAACCTCGTACTGACGGACCCGCCTTATGGCGTCTCCTTCAAAGCATCCGACGGACTCACCATCCAGAACGACAGTCTCAAGGGCGAGGAATTCTACAATTTCCTGCTCGCGGCATTCAAGAACATGGCCGATCACCTCGAAAAAGGCGGCGCGGCCTACTGCTTCCACGCCGACACCGAGGGCCTGACATTCCGCCGGGCGTTCGTCGACGCAGGCTTTCACCTTGCCGGTGTGTGTATCTGGGTAAAGAACAGCCTCGTGCTCGGTCGCTCGGACTACCAGTGGCAGCACGAGCCCGTGCTCTACGGATTCCTCCAGAACGGCAAGCACCCATGGTACGCCGGACGCGCCGAAACTACCATATGGAATTTCGACAAGCCAAAGCGCAACAATGACCATCCGACAAGCAAGCCACTGGATCTGCTCGGCTATCCGATCCAGAACTCAACGCAGGAGAACGCCATCATCATCGACACCTTCGGCGGCTCTGGCTCGACACTTATGGCCTGTGAGCAGCTGAACCGCACCTGCTACATGTGTGAGCTTGATCCGAAATACGCCTCCGTCATCCTCCGGCGCTACGTCGAGGATACCGGCGATTCCGAAAATGTGTATGTCATACGCGACGGCAAAAAGCTCCTCTATTCCGACCTTGTTAAGGAGGTCGAGCTGCCCGACGGCAAATGATTCCTTTGTGTACTAAGCACAGTTTTAAGCCCGCATAATCGGAAGAATTTCTACCTGAGAAATATCGCTTATTCGCTTGCTATTACAGCCGTTCAGAGTGATGTATAGACATGCCGAAAGGCACAGGACCTACGGCAGAAAACCACATTAAACGGAGGTAAAACACATGCGAATCAACTACAACGTAACAGGAGCACAAAGGAAGGAACTGGTCAGGGTTATCGCCGATACTACCGGCGCGAAGGCCGAGTACATGAAGATGCCGACCTGCAATTACCAGATCGACTACTTCACCGTCACCAAGGACGGTGCACTCGAGTTCGACGACATGGCGGACAGCGAGGAAGTCGAGACGGTTCTCGAAGCCATCGCAGACGCGGGATTCGAACCGGAGTCACAGGAAACAGCGGAATCGGAAGCCAAGGAAGAACCCGCAGAGGCAGACGAAACCGCGCCAGAGGCCGAGGAAACTGGCCTGACGGTCGAGATTCCGCTCGACAAGGTCGCGGTCGGAACGCTGACCAACATTCTCGAAGCCAAAGGCAGCCTGATCAAGAAGGCACTCGGGATTGACGACCTGCGGTTCGAAATCAAGGAAGACCGCATCGCATTCCCATGGTTCCCGGAACTGCCGACACCGGACGAAACCAGAGCCTACACGATGTTCATCGCCCAGCTCTGCAAGCTCTCCAAGGAACTGAAAAGAGCAAGTAGCACCGAGACGCCGGTCGCCAACGAGAAATACGCATTCCGCTGCTTCCTCCTCCGCCTCGGATTCATCGGCGCGGAATACAAGCAGGAACGCAAGATCCTGCTCCGGAACCTCGAGGGCAACTCCAGCTGGAAGAACGGCGCACCCAAGAAGGAAACCACTGAGGAAGCTACCGAGGAGGTGCAGGGATGAGGATGATCAGACCGGAACAGCTCGAACAGCTGCACAAACAATATCCGAACGGTACCCGCGTGGAGCTGGTCCAGATGGACGACATTCAGGCTCCTCCTGCCGGAACCCGCGGCACGGTCTACGGCATCGACGACACCGGAAGCATGCTGGTCCACTGGGACAACGGCAGCGGACTGAACGTCATCTACGGCGAAGACATTGTGCGGAAGGTGGTGGACTGACATGGATGAGAAAATCAAGGAGCAGATCCTCTCGATCCGCGACACCGGCCTTTGCAATATGTTCGACCTGCCCTACGTGCAGCGGCTGGCCTTTGACCGGAACTACTACGAGCTGGTGCTTTTCATCGAAAAACACAGGAAAGAATATGTGCATTTCATCATGACCGGTGAAACGAAAGAATCCTGATTCTGGACACAGATATTTATCAATTTATCTGGCCAAATTGACTTGCTATATGTGCCGAACAGAGTGATATATACACATGCCGAAAGGCACAGAAAACCAAGCAAACAAGCGAAAATCAGGAGGAACACACGATGAAAAAGAACACCTACTTCGAGCAGATGAGAGACACCGCAATCGCCTACAACGAGGCACAGGCCATCCGCGAAAAGGACCGCGAAGCCATGAAGGAAGCCGACGACTGGGACGGCGTGAAAGCCTTTGACGAACGCGAAAAGAAGGAGTTCCCTTACCCCTTCACCGCCGGACAGAACAAGGCGCTCTGCGAATACGACCGGAGCCTTCGGAACGGCGCGGACGCATTCGAGGTCGACGATCTCCCTTGGGATTACGAGCTCAGCGACTTCGTTGACACGCTCCGCAAAGCCGGAATCACCGCGATTGTGGTAACCGATGAGAGCACCGGCCTGATGGACGGCATCTACGGACTGACAAGCCTCGGCTGCAAGATGACCGGGCTCAAGACAGTCACGAGAGCCGACGACCACCGCTTCGGTTCGAAAGAGCCGGAACGCAAAAACGGCATCGAATTCCAGTTGTAAACTACACAATCCGGCCTCCCGGATTAACCCGAAAAATTGTCACATATATTCCTCGAAATGACTTGCTATCAAAGCTGATCAGAGTGATATATGTACACACCGAAAGGGAAAACCAGAGCAAACGGAGGACAAGACAATGTGGGAAAAAGGATCACTGCTCATCGAAGGAACGGTCGTTAAATATTGGGTGAAGCATTACCCGGAACCTTCCGAGGACTACGGAATCGATGGCGGACGCATTTCCAAGATGGAGCTTCGCGTCGACGGCAAGGTAACACTCAACTACGATCGCGGATGGGACATCGAGCCCGAGGACGAAGCCAGCCAGCTCGCCTACGCGGTGCTCATGAAGCAGTACAACTAAGCAACACCTGAATTTGAATATTCCGAAAGCAGAGCCTTGACGGGCTCTCGCTCTCGTACCGATAGAAACCGCAGCGATGCGGTTATTTTTATGCCATTAGGAAGGAGGAATGCTCCATGGCAATGCGAAAGCTGAAGAAATACAAGGTCACGCGCTTTATGGAGAAAACCTCCCATTATGATCAGAATCTTGCTGATTACGCCTGCCTCTTTATCGAGCAGCTCTGCCACACCAAAGGCACATGGGCGGGAAAGCCGTTCGAGCTGATCGACTGGCAGGAGCAGATCGTGCGCGATCTGTTCGGCGTGATCAAGGAGAACGGCTACCGGCAATTCAACACCGCCTACGTGGAGATCCCAAAGAAACAAGGCAAGAGTGAGCTTGCCGCGGCAATCGCGCTGCTGCTCACCTGCGGCGATGGTGAGGAACGCGCTGAAGTCTACGGCTGTGCTGCTGACCGGAATCAGGCAAAGATCGTCTTTGACGTGGCGGTCGATATGGTGCGCTTCTGCCCGGCACTCAGTAAGCGCGTGAAGATTCTCGAATCGCAGAAGCGGCTCGAATACCTTCCGACGCACAGCTTCTACCAGGTGCTCTCCGCCGACGTCGCAAACAAGCACGGATTCAATACGCATGGCGTGATCTTTGACGAGCTGCACACGCAGCCGAACCGGGAGCTGTTTGACGTCATGACAAAAGGAAGCGGCGATGCTCGGATGCAGCCGCTGTTCTTCCTGATCACGACCGCCGGAAACGACACGAACTCGATCTGCTATGAGCAGCACCAGAAGGCGCTTGACATCATGAACGGGCGCAAGCATGATCCGACTTTCTACCCGGTTATCTTCGGTGCCGATGAATCCGAGGACTGGACGGACCCGAAGGTCTGGAAGAAAGCCAATCCGAGCCTCGGCATCACGGTCGGCATCGACAAGGTCAAGGCCGCGTGTGAGTCGGCAAAGCAGAATCCCGGCGAAGAGAACGCATTCCGGCAGCTTCGCCTGAACCAGTGGGTGAAACAGTCTGTCAGGTGGATGCCAATGGACAAATGGGATGCCTGCGCATTCCCGGTGGATGAGGACGATTTGGAAGGCCGCGTCTGCTACGGCGGACTCGACCTGTCATCCACGACGGATATTACAGCGTTCGTGCTGGTCTTCCCGCCGCAGGATGAGGACGACAAATATGTGGTTCTCCCATACTTCTGGGTGCCGGAGGGCACATTGGATTTGCGCGTCCGGCGCGATCACGTTCCCTACGACCTCTGGCAGAAACAAGGCGTCCTCGAAACGACCGAGGGCAATGTCATCCACTACGGATACATCGAAAAGTTCATCGAGAACCTCGGCGAACGGTTCAACATCCGCGAGATCGCATTCGACCGCTGGGGAGCCGTCCAGATGGTGCAGAATCTCGAGGGCATGGGCTTCACCGTCGTTCCCTTCGGACAGGGCTTCAAGGACATGTCTCCGCCGACCAAGGAGCTGATGAAGCTGGTCTTGGAGAAACGAATAGCACATGGAGGCCATCCGGTGCTCCGCTGGATGATGGACAACATCTTCATCCGAACCGATCCGGCGGGCAACATTAAGGCCGACAAGGAGAAATCCACGGAGAAGATCGACGGCGCAATCGCCACGATCATGGCGCTCGACCGGGCAATACGAATGGGCAATGATAACACCGCTTCTGTCTATGACAGCCGCGGAATTCTTTTTATCTGAGGTACAAATGCATGTTTTTGATAGCAATCATGGGCTTCCTGCTTCTGCGGGAGGCCCTTAATCAAATGGAGGACTTGATATGAGCATTTTCAACAGATGGTTCAGAGGACGAGACGCTCCCAAAGATTCAACCGCCGGGAGTAGTTACCGCTTCTTCTTCGGAGGCACCACTTCCGGCAAAGCTGTGACGGAACGCTCCGCCATGCAGATGACGGCGGTCTACTCGTGCGTGCGAATCCTCTCGGAAGCAATCGCGGGCCTGCCGCTGCACTTGTATCGCTACACCGATAACGGCTCGAAGGAGAAAGCCATTGACCATCCGCTTTATGAGCTGCTGCACGACGAGCCGAATCCGGAGATGACGAGCTTCGTGTTCCGCGAGACGCTCATGACGCACCTGCTCCTCTGGGGCAATGCCTACGCGCAGATCATCCGCAACGGCAAAGGCGAAGTCGTGGCTCTCTACCCGCTGATGCCAAACCGCATGACGGTCGACCGCGACGAAAACGGCCAGCTTTATTACGAATACCAGACCTCGACCGATGAGGCGCACACGATGAACGGCAGTCTGGTAAGGCTGTCTCCGATGGATGTGCTGCATATTCCCGGTCTCGGCTTCGACGGCTTAGTCGGCTACTCGCCGATTGCGATGGCCAAGAACGCCATAGGGCTTGCCATTGCCACCGAGGAGTACGGCAGTAAGTTCTTTGCCAATGGCGCGACGCCGGGCGGCATTCTGGAGCATCCCGGCGTGGTCAAAGATCCGGAGCGAGTCCGTGAAAGCTGGAACTCAGCCTTCGGCGGCTCTGCCAATTCCAACAAGGTCGCAGTGCTCGAAGAAGGCATGAAATACACGCCAATCAGCATCAGCCCGGAGCAGGCGCAGTTCCTTGAGACGCGCAAGTTCCAGATAGACGAGATCGCGAGAATATTCCGTATCCCGCCGCACATGATCGGTGACCTCGATAAATCGAGCTACTCGAATATCGAGCAGCAGTCGCTGGAATTCGTAAAGTACACGCTCGACCCGTGGGTATCCCGCTGGGAACAGTCGATGCGCAGAGCACTGCTCCGTCCCGAGGAGAAGAAGGACTACTTCTTCAAGTTCAACGTGGACGGTCTGCTCAGAGGCGACTATCAGAGCCGCATGAACGGCTACGCCACTGCAAGGCAGAACGGATGGATGTCGGCAAACGACATACGCGAGCTTGAAAATCTCGACCGCATTCCGGAGAACAAGGGCGGCGACCTGTATCTCATCAACGGCAACATGACCAAGCTCGAGGATGCCGGAATCTTCGCAGCATCAGCTTCAACAGAAACGGAGGAACAGCCTGATGAAACGCAGGAAGAACAGACAGAATCACAGGAACAATCGGAGTCTGATAATCGGCTCCGGGAAAGGAGGAAGTCCCTATGACAAGAAAATTCTGGCGATGGACCAGAAACGAAACGCCGGACAGCTTCGGTTCAGACCGAACGCTCTACCTCGACGGGGAAATATCCGATGAAACCTGGTACGGCGACGAAATTACGCCGCAGGCATTCAAGGACGAGCTGAACTCCGGCGAAGGCAACATCACGCTCTGGATCAACAGTCCCGGCGGCGACGTCTTTGCGGCGGCGCAGATCTACAACATGCTGATGGACTACCCGTATGACGTGACCGTCAAGATTGACGCGCTCGCTGCATCGGCGGCAAGCGTTATCGCAATGGCCGGAACCAAGGTCTGCATGAGCCCTGTCGCGATGCTGATGGTGCATAATCCCGCGACCATCGCGATCGGCGATTCGGAAGAAATGCAGAAGGCCATCGACATGCTCTCCGAGGTTAAGGAGTCGATCATGAACGCCTATGAGATCAAGTCCGGACTGTCCCGGAACAAGATCAGCAAGCTCATGGACGCTGAGACCTGGATGAACGCGAAGGAAGCCAAGAAGCTGGGATTCGCCGACGAGATACTGTTCGCAGACGGCGCAGAGCCGGATAGCGACGACATCAAGGAGCCTGACGACGATACGGAAATTGAGATGCTTTTCTCCCGGAAAGCTGTCACCGACTCCCTGCTCTCAAAGCTGATACCGAAACGCAAAGGTGAAAAGAAAACAGCGACCGTGAAGGCCGCAGACCTTGAGAAGCGGCTGTCGCTTCTCAGCCACTAATGAATGGAGGAAATTATTATGACCAAGATTATGGAACTCATGGACAGACGCGCCAAGGCGTGGGACGCAGCTAAGAACTTTCTCGACACCCACTCCGATAACGGCGGCAACGTATCCGCGGAGGACGCGGCCACCTACGACAAGATGGAAAAGGAAGTCACCGACCTGACGCACGACATCGAGCGCCTGCAGCGTCAGGAGCAGATCGACAAGATGCTCTCCGCGCCGACTTCCGCACCGCTCACCGGCAAGCCGGGAGCCAAGGACGAGCCGGACGACAAGCCGGGCATCGGCAGCAAGGCGTACAAGACTGCCTTCTGGGATTCTATCCGCAAGCGCAACTGGTACGACGTGCAGAACGTTCTGGAGGTCGGCACCGACGCGAACGGCGGTTATCTCGTGCCGGACGAATACGAGAAGACGCTCGTGCAGGCGCTGACCGACGAGAACTTCTTCCGCTCTCTGGCGCACGTCATCCAGACCGACAGCGGAACGCACACCATCCCGATTGTCGCTTCCCACGGCACCGCTTCATGGATGGAGGAAAACGGGCTCTATCCGGAATCCGACGACACCTTCGACCAGATCACGCTTTCCGCGTACAAGCTGGGAACGGCGATCAAGGTATCCGAGGAGCTGATGAACGATTCGGTCTTCGACCTGCAGTCCTACATCTCCACGGAGTTCGCGAGACGCATCGGCGCTGCCGAGGAGGAGGCGTTCCTTGTGGGTGACGGCCAGAAGAAGCCTGAAGGCGTCTTCACCAAGGTCAAGGCGACCGAAGGCGCGACTACGGAAATCGCCAACACGAACATCACCTTCGACGAGATCATGGACGTGTTCCACTCCCTGAGAAGCGTGTACCGCAACCGCGCGGTCTGGATTCTCAACGACTCCACCGTCAAGGCGCTGCGCAAGATCAAGGACGGCAACGGAAACTACATCTGGCAGCCGTCTGTTATAGCCGGTCAGCCGGATACGATTCTCAACCGTCCGTACCGCACTTCGATTTACGCGCCGGAGCTTGCGGCTGGCAATGTTCCGATCCTGTTCGGAGACTTCAGCTACTACTGGATCGCCGACCGTCAGGGACGCAGCTTCAAGCGCCTGTCCGAGCTTTACGCGGCGAACGGGCAGATCGGATTCCTCGCGTCCGAGCGCGTGGACGGCAAGCTGATCCTGCCGGAAGCCGTCAGAGGTCTTTCCGTCAAGGCGGCGGGCTGATTGATTTTGCTTTGTTGTAGGCGGGCATCCATTACGGGTGTCCGCTTCACTTTTATTGGAGGTGTCCCATGGAAGTAACGCTTGAGGAAGCAAAAACCTATCTGCGAGTCAGTTTTTCCGATGAGGACGAGCTGATCCAGAATCTCATAACGTCGGCCACCGCAGCCGTGCAGGACATCGCAAGATACAGCGACGAGGAATGGGAAGCCAGCGAGGAGAAAATCCTCATCCGCATGCGCATCGCCATCCTCTACACCGTGGCGTACCTGTACGAGCACCGCGAGGGCGCCGACCACAACCAGCTGAACCTGACGCTCCGGGCGCTTCTGTTCGGCATACGCAAGGAGGGATTCTGATGAAGATCGCCAGCATGCGCGTGCCGGTCACATTCCAGAAGAACACGGTCACATCGGACAAGTACGGCAACCACACCGCGACCTGGACGGATTACTTCAAGTGCTGGGCGACGGTCGGCACAGACTCCTACGGCTCGGAGACCTCCGGCGAGGTCGTCAACCCGGAGGAATCGCTGAACTTCACATGCCGCTGGTGTTCTGAGCTTGCCGAGGTCGTCTCCACCAAGTACCGGATTCTCGCGGAAGGCAAAACGTACAACATCACCTATGTGAACCCGATGGGCTATAAGAAGAATTCCATCAAATTCAACTGCGCATTGGAGAAAACGACATGAACGAGAAGGTATCAATCGACGGCCTGCGCGACGCTGTGATGAAAGGCCTGCGGGAGTACGCCGACCTTGCCGCGGACGATATGAAGGACGCGGTCAGGGACACCGCAAAATCCGTCCGCAAGGACATACAGGCAAACGTTCCTGTGCGTACCGGCAAGTACAAGAAGTCGTGGTCGGTCAAGACAGTCAGCGAAAGCGCGGACTCCCTCGACATGGTGGTGCATTCCCGGAACCGCTACCAGATTGCGCATCTGCTGGAGCATGGCCACGCCAAGCGCGGCGGAGGCAGAGTCGCTGCAAGACCGCATATCGCACCTGCCGAGCAGGCAGGCAACGAGAAGCTGGTGCGCGAAATCCAGCAGAAGCTGAAAGGATGACGCCCATGAGCTACGACGAAGTTGTAACCATGCTCGAGGAAGCCGGACTTCCCGTCGCCTACGACCACTTCGCCGAGGGCGAGTCTCCAGACCCGCCGTTCATCTGCTTTCTGTTTCCGGGAACGGACAACATGTTCGCGGACAACGTGGTCTGGCAGAAGGTCGACGAGCTGAACATCGAGCTTTATACAGACAAAAAGGACCCGGACATCGAATCGAAAATCGAATCCATCCTGACCGCGCATGAGCTTCCCTATGAGAAGTCGGAGGTCTGGATCGAGGACGAAAAGATGTACGAGGTGCTTTACCAGACACAGATTATTGGAGGTTAAAGAATATGGCTACTACCAAGAAGAACAAGGTCAAGTTCGGCCTGAAGAACTGCCACTACGCCATCGCGACGCTCGCCGAGGACGGCACCGTGACATTCGGCACGCCTGTGGCGATGCCCGGCGCGGTCAGCCTTTCGCTTGACGCCGAGGGCGACAACGAGCCGTTCTACGCCGACGACACGGTTTACTACATGGTGTCGAACAACAACGGGTACTCCGGCGACTTCGAGCTGGCGCTCATTCCGGAGAGCTTCCTCACGGACGTGATGCACGAGACCGAGGACGCGAACGGCGTGATTGCAGAGAACAAGGATGTGGAGCCGGAGCATTTCGCGCTGCTGTTCGAGTTTTCCGGCGACCAGAGGAAGATCCGCCACTGCATGTACTACTGCTCCGCGACAAGGCCGTCCGTTTCCGGTCAGACCAAGGAGGACTCTACCGAGGTACAGACCGACACCCTTTCCATCACGGTTTCTCCGCTTCCGTCAGGCCTTGTGAAGGTCAAGACCGGCTCGAACACATCCGAGTCTGTTTACAACGCCTGGTACGACAAGGTCTACGAGCCGAGCGACACCGCAGCAGGCTCTGGCACTTCGTCCGGCGCAAAGGCAAGTACGAGCTACAGCACTGAGGAGGAGTAAGCGATGGCAGTGACAAAGACAATAGAAATTGACGGGCAGCCGGTGACTTTCAGAGCGTCGGCTGCGATACCGCGTCTGTACCGGAACAAGTTCCACAGGGACATCTACCGGGATCTGAATGAGCTGCAGAAAGGCATCAGCGAGAACGATTCGGAAAGCTCGAATCTGGACACCTTCTCGCTGGAGCTTTTCGAGAACATCGCGTGGCTGATGGCAAAGCACGCCGACAAGGACGTGCCGGATACGCCGGAGGAATGGCTCGACAGCTTCAACACATTCTCGATTTACGAGGTTCTCCCGCAGATTATCGAGCTGTGGGGAATCAACACGGAGCAGCAGGTTTCCGCTAAAAAAAACCTCACGCGACAGAGCGGGAAATGACAACCCCGCTCTTTCTTTTGCGCTGCGTGCAGATCGGACTTCATATCTCGGAGCTTGACCTGCTGACCATCGGCACTGTCAACGACATGTACGCGGAGATGAGCAACGACGACTGGGACTACCCGGAAATCGCGACGCAGGAAATGATGGACAGATTTTAATGGGAAGGAGGAATCCGCATGGCGAACAGAATAAAAGGCATCACTGTCGAAATCGGCGGCGACACCACCAAGCTGACCGAATCGCTCAAATCGGTCGACAAACAGATATCGAATACGCAGAAAAGCCTGCGGGACGTGAACAAGCTCTTGAAGCTCGATCCCGGCAACACGGAACTCCTCTCCCAGAAGCAGAAAGGGCTCCAGACAGAAATCGTCGCTACCAAGGAGCGTCTCGAAGCGCTCAAGGAAGCGGCGAAGCAGGCTGATCAGGCGCTTGCCAACGGCGACATGAGCCAGTCGCAATACGACGCGCTTCAGCGCGAAATCGTCGAGACCGAGCAGGATCTCAAGAGCCTGACCAAAGAATACGAGAACTTCGGCTCCGTCTCCGCGCAGAAAATCGCGGCGGCTGGCGAGAAGGTCAAATCCGTCGGCGAATCGCTCTCGAGCGCCGGGACGAAAATGACGATGGGCTTCACCGCTCCCGTCGTAGCCGGAGCAACTGCCGCCGTCACCGCTTACGGCGATGTGGACAAGCAGTTCAACCTCGTCAAGCAGACAATGGGCGACACGGCAAACTCCGCAGAGGATTTCGAGGGACTCTGGGACCAGATCGGCACCTCTGCGAAGAACTCGGTTTACGGCATGCAGGACGCAGCCGACGCGACACTGAACTTCGCCCGTCAGGGCTTCACCGCAAAGGAAGCAACTGACATGCTGACGCCTGCCATGAACCTCGCCGCCGGTACCGGAACTGACCTGTCGGAAGTGACGAGCGGTCTCGGAAATTCTATGAAGATGTTCGGCGCAGATTCTTCGGAAGCTGCAAACTATGCGGACGTTCTCGCCAAGGCGCAGGCGCAGGCGAACACCACAACCTCAGAGCTTTTTGAAGCCATGTCCGTCGCAGGCCCTATCTGCAAAACCGTCGGATGGGACGTGAAGGACCTCGCGACGATTACCGATGTATTCGGCAACGCGGGCATCAGCGGTTCTGAGGGCGCGAACGCTCTGAAAACAGGACTCGCGCGTCTCGCTTCTCCCGCCAAGGAAGGCGCGACCGCAATGGATCAGCTCGGCCTTTCTACCGGACAGACTTACGCCATCTTCAACGAAAATGGCACGCTCAAGGACATGCCGACCGTGCTGGCGAACCTGAACTCCGCCTTCTCCGGGCTGACCGATCAGGAGAAGCTCGAGGCAGCGGCTAATATCTTCGGCAAGAACCAGATGAGTAAGTGGCTCACCCTGATCCAGACATCGCCCTCGGAAGTAAGTTCCTTGCGCAACGCGCTTGACGACTGCGGCGGCTCGGCGGAGAACATGTCGAACGCCCTGATGTCGGGTACCGGCGGCACGATCGAGCAGCTCAAATCCACCTTCGATGTGCTGACCGTCACCATCGGTCAGGCGGTCGCTCCCGCGTTCCAGAGCCTGATGGAGAAGATCATCGACGTGATGAACGCCATCATGGACATGGACCCTGCGACGCAGAAAATGATCCTGACCATCACGGCAATCGTCGCGGCCATCGGTCCTGTGCTGATTGTCGTCGGCAAGATGGCGACCGGAGTCGGAGCGCTGATGACGCTCGCGCCGAAGATCGTGTCCGCAATCAATGTGGTCAAGGGCGGCATGGCGGCTTTGAACGGCGTGATGGCGGCAAATCCTATCGGGTTGATTATTACAGCAATCGGACTGCTCGTCGCGGCGTTCATCTATCTGTGGAACAACTGCGAGAGCTTCAGAAACTTCTGGATTAATCTCTGGGACAACATCAAGGAAGTCGCGATAACCGTCTGGACGGCGATCAAGGACTTTTTCACGACCATATGGACAGCCATCAGCGGTGTATTTACCTCCGCGGTGAACGGCATCAGCAGCTTCCTCTCCGGCGCGTGGAACGGAATCCAGTCCGTCGTCACAACCGTGATGAATGCCATCAGCACGGTGATTCAGACCGTGTGGAACGGCATAAAGACATTCTTCACGATGATATTTACGGCGATTCAGACTGTAGTAACGACTTATTTCAACATCTACAAGACTGTCATCACCACAGTTCTCACAGCTATTCAGACCGTAGTGACAACAATATGGAACGCGATAAAGACGGTGATTTCTACCGTCTGCACCGCCATACAGACTGTCGTCACCACAATCTGGAATGCAATTAAGACCGCGATTACGACTGTGGTGAATGGCATCAAGACCGCTGTCACGACCGCGTGGAACGGGATAAAGACGGTGACCTCGACCGTGTTCAACGGGATAAAGTCAGTCGCTACGAGTGTATGGAACGGCATAAAGTCTGCTGTGATGAGCGTCGTGAACGCGATGAAGTCCGGGATCACATCCGCATTCAACGCGATTAAAAGCACGATCAGCGGAATCCTGAACGGCATCAAGTCGACGTTTACGAGCGTGTTCAATAACATATGGAGTTTTGTCTCCGGCGTCGTGAACAAGCTGAAAGGTGTGTTCAACTTTAAGTGGAGCCTGCCGAAAATCAAGCTCCCGCATTTCTCGGTTTCCGGCTCGTTCAGCCTGAATCCGCCGAGCATTCCGCATTTCTCCGTCTCCTGGTACAAGAAGGCGATGGACGGCGGCATGATCCTCAAGGACGCGACGATCTTCGGACAGTCCGGAGGCACGCTCCTCGGCGGAGGCGAAGCAGGCGATGAAGCCGTAGTCGGCGTGAACAGCCTCAAAAACATGATCCGCGACGCCGTCAGCGAGACCGCCGGATACTCCGGCCCGCTCATCAACATCGAAACCATGAGCGTCCGCAGCGACGACGATATCCGGAAGATTTCTCAGCAGCTCAACACCCTGCTTGTCGGCAGCAGACGCGCGAAAGGATCGGTGATCTAATGGGATTCAAATTCAACGGGAAAACGAGCCAGAGCTTCGGCTTGGCCACCAGAATGACAAAAGAAAACCGCATGCCGGACTTCACCAACAACACGATCACCGTTCCCGGACGCGAAGGAGTGTTCGACTTCGGAGAAACCATCGGCGAGCGCAAGATCGAAATATCCTGCTTCATCCCTCCCGGCAAATCCGACGAGGACTTCCTTGCCCGCAAGGACGAGATCATCGCGTGGCTCAATCCGGACATCGGACTGTGCGACCTGATTCTCGACAAGGAGCCGAACCGCGTCTACCGGGCAAGGCTCGAGAGCGGGTTCTCATTCGACAAGGTCGTGCGGAACTCCTCCACATTTGACCTGACGTTTCTCTGTCCAGATCCATACGCCTACGCGGAAAACGACGAGACGTTCGAGATTACAGAAGCCGGGACATTTTCGCTGAACCGGACGCTCGGCAACGCGGACTCCCTGCCGGTTTATTCCCTTGTAGCGGATCTCGCCAAGGGCAAAAACGCGGTCATCACAACGAATGGCAAGAGTCTCAAGATTGACGGCGTTCTCAACGAAGATGAGGTTCTGGTTATCGACTCCTCGCTCATGACGGCAAAAGTAACTGATGCGGACGGCAATACGCTCCGCAACGGCCTGCCGCTGCTGGAAAGTCTCGACTTCCCGGCGCTCAAGGTCGGCGCGAACACGATAACCATCGAAGCCGACAGCACAACCGAAGTTACCGTGCAGACGCTGAATACGCAGGACAAGTTCACCGGGCAGGTTCCCGCATCATGGGGAGCGGACGGCCTGTGGCGGTTCAACGAATCCGCGCCGGACTCGGACACATGCCTTGCGGATTCATCAGGAAAAGATAGGAAGGCATCTATCAGCGGATGGAGCGGAACCACCGCTTCATTGCAGGCGGGACATCTCGGCAGGTCTTTCCGCATGAATATCAACAACCCGACCAGCGAGAAAACCTATCTCAAGGTTTCAAACGACGGAACGATGTTTTCCTCGATTGGAAAGACAATAGCGGTTGGCGGATGGTTCATGCCCACGACCTACTCAGTCGGAAACACGTTCTGCCCGCTGCTCAACACCCGTCAGGGAAGCGGCAACCCGATATTCTACCTGTCGCTGCATTCCGGCAAGCCGCGCCTGATGCTGTACAACTCGTCAGGAACACTGATCCTCGATCAGGACTTTACGCCGTCGTTCACGCTCACCAACGGACTGTGGTACTTTATCGCGGCGGTGATAAAACCGGACGACAAGACCGCGCAGTATGTGCTTGGCAGCAGAAGTTCCGGCGAGGTATGGGTATCCGACGCGGTCAGCTTCACGGGAGAACTCAACCGCTCCTGCACAGCAGACCTCATCTGGGGAATGCACGCTGACACCTACTGGTACGCCGGGAATTTCGACGACTGGTTCCTCAGCTGCGATTCCAGCCTGACTGCAGATGACATCGCGCTCTGGTTTCAGGAATCCCTCACTTGCAACGCCGCGGATTCCACGGCAGATGTCGACGGGCTGACGACAGAAAATGCGGTCACACTCAAGGCCTCAAGCGGAGCCTACGCGACAAGCGGATATTTCACGACCGCCGCAGTGGAATACGGGATAACCGGGAAATGCTACGTCACTCTGACAGCCGATACACCAACAGGAACAAGCGTGACGGTCGAGACTTCCACATCGGACGATTTCACGACATGGAATAACTGGACGGCGCTTGGTGCAGACAACACCGTGCAGTCGGATTCCGCAAAGTACATCAAGTTCCGGCTGACGCTTGCCACAGCGGATTCATCGGCAACGCCAACGGTAAAAAGCATCGCATTGTCGACGCCCGGCGAATCCGCATTCAAGAAACTGACGATACAGGCCCGCAGCAGATGGAGGTGATTGCATGGCGGACAAGAAATTACTGACCGTTCTCGATCTGAACGGCAACGCGGAAGCCGTACTTGAGAACGCCTATGACGTGATCATCACGGGCGAGATCAACGGCATCGACACGCTCGAGTTCAACCTGCCCTTCCGGGACGAGAAGCGCAAGTATCTGGAGAACGAGAAGCAGGTCAAGGTCGGCGATGACACCTACCGCATTCGGACGATTACGGACGAGAAAAACGAACAGGGAACGGCGATTACCTCGGTGTATGCCGAGGCTGCCTTCTATGACCTTGGATTCTCGACCAAGAAAGCCGAGATCACCTTCAACGCGGATACCGCTGACGTGCCGATGGCGTACGCACTGCAGGACACCGGCTGGACGGTCGGAACCGTCAATAAGCGCACCAAGCGTACATGGACTTGTCAGGAGAAGAACGCTCTGGCGATTCTGCGGAAAGTGCAGGACCTGCATGGCGGCGATCTGATTTTCGACAACGCCAACAAGACCGTGAGCCTGCTGACGTTCAGCGGCACGGACTCCGGAGCGCTGTTCTGCTACAAGAAGAACATGAAGTCCATCAAGCGCGTGATCGACACGCAGAGCCTTATCACCCGGCTCTATGCCTACGGCAAGGACGGCATGACGTTCGCGTCCATCAACGACGGCAAGGAATATGTGGAGGACACGACCTACACGAACGAGATAAGAGTTTCTACTCTGGATTGCTCGAACTTCACGAATCCGTATCAGATGCTGGAGTACGCCGAGATGCGGCTTGCGGATTACGCCGCGCCGAGGATTTCCTATGTGCTGAACGCGATGGATTTGTCTGTGCTGACAGGCTATGAACACGAAAGCTGGAAGCTCGGCGACATCGTGACGGTAAAAGACGATGAACTGAACATCAGCGTCAAGACGCGCATCGTCCGCCGGGAATACAACCTGCTCGAGCCGTGGAATACTGTTCTGGAGCTGTCCACCACACTCAGGGAACTCGGCGACTCCTCCTCGCAGTGGGACGCCACAGCGGACATGCTCTCCGGCGCTGACCTCGTCGACAGCCAGGAGATGAAAGACCTCGTGCCGTTCAACCACCTGCGCAATTCCCGCGCGGATTCAGGTCTCAACTACTGGGAGAACTCCGGTTTTGAAGTCGATACTGAAAACGGCGTATCCGGCACGGCATCCTTCAAGTGCGAAGGAGCGCTCAATACGACGAAAAGCCTGACGCAGACCGTCACTCCGGCAAACCGCGACAGCTACACCTTCTCCTGCCAGATCGCGTCCGATGATCTCAAGATGGGCGACAACGGACAGGTCGGCGTAGAGGTGACCTTCGAGTATGAGGACGGCACGACCGAGACGCGGTTCATCGATCTGATTTAAGGAGGCTGCTATGGCGAGTTTTACTCATGTTGCACAAGCGGTCAGCCCTCAGAACGGGCGAGTCAAGAAGATCCGCATTCGCGTCTGCGTGACCGACTGCACAGGCACGATATACATAACCGACATGTTCCTGCAGGGCGGCTCCATTGCGACCGGCTGGGTGGGACACGTTTCAGAGATTCAGTGGACGCAGGACGGTGACTGATATGCTGATATTCACACGCTTTACAGAAACGATTGATAAGAAGGAAAAGAAACGAGTTGTCAGCGTCACTGTCAAGCTGATGGTCGCCAACTGCACTGGAACCGTCTGGTTCACCGACCTCATGCTGCAGGAAGGCGCAATGCTGTCCGGGTATGTCGTTAACACCGAGACAACGCAAAAGAAGTACGCTACCGGCGACGAATACGCAGTCACGGGAAAACGGTTCTTCAACGGCATCGTACGCGGCAGCGCGACCTGCATCATCTTCAACCTCGGCAAGACATCGACCGGACTTGACTGGAAGATTTATCCGAATCAAAACATGAAAGCCGGGAGCGTTTCACTTGCCCTCGGTGCCGGAGCGCACAAGGCAACATTCACGGATTCCGCGAAAGCTGGCGACGAACTTGACATTCTCGCTTCAAGCCGAAAGTGCCTGAAAAACGGAACTGCCACAAACAAAGACGGCTTCTTCCAGTACTCCGCCGCGGGCGACAGCAAGCACCCGGTGACTGTCGAGGAGAAGAAGTCGGCACGGCTGTATGTGGAGTTTCAGGAGATGGAGGATGGTGATGTGATATGAGTCTGGATATTCTCAAAGGCCGCAAGTGCATGGTCTGGACGTTCATGGGAAATGCCCGCATGTACACCGCGCTGAAGAATTACGGAGACCGCCTCTCGCAGGTAGGTCTCTTTTCTTTTAAGGTCGACGCGACCGGAACGATAACCGAATCCGGCGTGGCCATCAGCGACATGCTGACGTATATCAATAAGTATCCGCACATCACATGGCTGCTAACGGTCCGCAACGACGGCACATCAAGCGTCTTCACAGCTCTCCGGGAGAATACCGACGGAGCGCAGGATAAGTTCCTCACCGAGCTGGTGCGGATCATGGAGAAGTATCCGTGGTGCGCTGGAGTCGACATCGACCTTGAGCGAGGTGGCGATTACTCCACGCACGCAAAATCCACAGCCATGTTCCGCAACATCTGGAACGCAGTCAAAGACTACGATTCTTCGAAGAAGGTCAACATCTGTCTTCCCGGAATGAACTCTGTCAACGGCTCGGTCGGCGGAGAGAACTGGTGCGTATATGCCGACCTGAACCCATACTGCAATACCGCGGCCATAATGAGTTATGGAATGGCGTGGGCCGGAAGCGCTCCGGGGCCTGTCTCTCCGAAGGACTGGCTTGACGGCATATACGATTACGTGGTCACCGCGATGAAGCCGGACAAGGTGTTCATGGGACTTCCGGCTTACGGCTGGAACTGGCAGATTTACGATACGCCGGAGAACCTCGGCAAGAGCTATCGCGGAACGTCCAACACCTACTACGCCGCAAAAAACTGGATGACGGGCAAATACAACTTCACGGACGACGCCGCACCGCAGCCGTTCATTCCGATCCTCGCGTACTGGGACGACTACAACAATGTGCCTTACGCCTTTCCTCAGGTCTACGACTTTGCGGAAGGGCAGGACGCTTCGAGCTACGACTATCCGCTGATGGACGGAACATACAACCGGCGCAGGTACCTCACCGCCTACAGCAAAACGCAGAAGACGTCGTTTGGCACGATTTACGTGGATCATGACGGAACGCCGGATAGCTACACTGGCATTGTCTCCTCAGAGAACGGCATCGCGGTCATGGGCGACAAGGGCGAAGCAACCTACAGCTTTTCGGTTTCAAGTGCTGGAACCTATGATATCGCCGTCCGGCTCTGCTATCCCTTCTGGGACAAGAACGGCATCTATGTGTCGATTGACGGAACGCAGAAGCATTTCACCGAGTCGCGGCTCTGGTGGCCGTACTGGCGCAGTACCTTCTGGGCAAGTCTTGCCGATGGTATATCTCTGTCAGTCGGAACACACACAATCACGGTTTCAGTTGATGTGAAAGGCGTGCAGTTCTACGGGTTCCGTGTCTGTTCTACTTTCAGTGAGGAACCGTCCGCCGGAGCTGCTTCATTCATGCTTTCTCCGCGCCACTTTATCGACGTGGACGGGAACGAATGCCAGCCGGACAAGGGCTTCAAGCTCACAACCGAGGTCCTGCGCCGCAAGCCTGACTCCGCGCTCATCTGGTACGAGGATTTCGAGGACTACGGCATGCTCGACACCGGGTACTGGAACATCATATCCGGCTCGTGGAAGGTCTGGCGTTCGGATGAATATTCCGAGAACCGCGTTTATTCACAGCTTGACGGCAGCGGACAGTTTGCGTGGAACTACGACGGATTCAAGGACATCCACCTTCGGGCGCGTCTCGCGTTTCCGGCAGGAAGCACCGGCAAGGCGGGAATCTTCTGCGGCAGTCTTTTCTGCTGCCTGAACTACAACAGTCAGGCCGTGGAGCTGTGGAACGGGAGCACCAAGCTCGGCAGCTACTCGCAGCCGATTCAGCAGACGCCATCATCCGATCTGAGAACTGATCCGACAACCTACACCATCGAAATGCGGATCAGAGGCAGTACCGTGCGCGTCTATTCCGGCGCGTCCAACGCGCTCAGGTTCACGACGACGGTCAGCGGATTCTCAGGAGGAACCGCAGGATACCAGTCCGACCAGAGAACAGTCTGTGAACTGCTCCGTATGGGCGACGCATGGACCTATGAGCCTTATGAGCGGTTCGATGTCACCTTCCCGGACGGTTCGGTTACACAGTACGGCAGAATCAGTCGAAGCAACGTCACCTGGGACGAGGAGTTTCAGGTGTTCACGCTGACTGCGGATATTGAGGAATCCGCGACAAGGTCCGACTCCATTTCAATGGACTACGAGTTCTACCACTCCGCGCAGCTCGACCTCGAATGCGGAAACGACTATACGATTACGGTCACGCCGAAGGACATCGACATCTGGATATCGCGGCTCTTCCTCGGCGACGCGGACGGATTTTCCATCCTCTACTATCAGGACGTGGACTCGCTCGTCTACTGGGCGAATCAGGCAGCGTACCACTGGGGACTCCGCGGAATCGCGATCTGGTCGCTCGGACAGGAGGATTTAAGGCTCTGGGAGGCATTGCCGAAACAGACCGACACTTCATAACTTCATAGATCACACAGTTTTCCAAGGCTGTCAGCACAAAGCTGGCGGCCTTTATTTTTACCCAAAATCAAAGGAGGGACATATTGATGAAGGAATTCTGGAACACCATACAGCTCATCTTCGCCGCAGTCGGCGGATGGCTGGGCTACTTCTTAGGAGGATGTGACGGACTGCTGATCGCGCTGATCATCTTCGTGGTCTGCGACTACATCACCGGCGTGCTCTGCGCCATCGCGGACAAGAAGCTCTCGAGCGCGGTTGGATTCAAGGGCATCTGCCGCAAAGTGCTGATCTTCATTCTGGTCGGCATCGCCAATATTCTCGACATCCACGTACTCGGCCACGAGGGCGTGCTGAGAACAGCAATCATCTTTTTCTATATCAGTAATGAGGGCTTGTCCCTGACCGAGAACGCGGCGCATCTCGGGCTGCCGATACCCGGCAAGCTCAAAGATGTGCTGGAACAGCTTCACGACAGAAACGACAAGGAGGAACAGTAATGGCATACAAAGGAATCGACGTATCCGTCTGGCAGGGAAACAATATCGACTTTGCCAAGGTCAAATCATCCGGCATTGATTTCGTGATCATCCGCGCCGGATACGGAAACGGAAACAAGGACAAGTATTTCGACAGCAACTACAGCAAGGCGAAGGCCGTAGGGCTTCACGTCGGAGCGTACTGGTACAGCTACGCCACGTCCGCCGCCGGAGCGAAGCAGGAAGCGCGGGCTTGCGCCAAGGTTCTCTCCGGCAAGCAGCTCGATTATCCGGTCTATTTCGACATCGAGGAGAAGTCGCAGCTTTCCAAGGGACGGGATTTCTGCTCAAGCCTCATCACGGCATTCTGCATGGAGCTTGAGAGCCGCGGTTTTTACGCTGGTTTCTACACCTCGCTTTCCAGCCTGAACTCCGTGGTATCGGACGCCGTGAAGAAGCGTTTCACCGTCTGGGTGGCGCAGTGGTCTGGCAAGTGCAGCTACTCCGGCGCTTACGGAATCTGGCAGTATTCGTCCAAAGGCAAGGTCAGCGGTATCGGCGGGAACGTCGATATGGACTACTCCTACATCGACTTTCCGGCGACGATCAGGAGCGGCGGATTCAACGGCTACGGCAAAGGAACCGCGTCCACCAGCACGACGACCACAACCGCGAAGAAGTCCGTTGATGAGATTGCTTCAGAGGTTATCGCCGGGAAATGGGGCAACGGCTCCGACCGTAAGAACCGCCTGACCGCAGCCGGATACGACTACAGCGCCGTGCAGGCGAAGGTCAACGAGAAGCTCGGATCTGCTGCCAAGAAGACGACGGCAACCTACTACACGGTTCAGCGAGGTGACACGCTCTCCGGCATCGCGAAGAAATACGGCACGTCTGTGTCCGCGATCCAGAAGCTGAACAGCTCGCTTATCAAGAACGTGAATCTCATCCAGGTTGGATGGCGGATTCGCGTGAAATAACCTCATCACATCTTATAGCCCACTGGCATTCCCTTATCAGGATTGTCGGTGGGCCTATTTTTTTGCTCTGCGACCGGAAAAACAGGCGGTTTGGCTACATAGCCGGTGAAGGGGAGAACCCTCAGACGGTTAGGAGGTCAAACGATGACGAATGAACAGAAAATGAAAATAGCGGCCATGCGTGACGACGGATACAGCTACGTTGATATTGCGAATGAAATCGGAGTATCGGAAGGAACGGTGAAGTCGTACTGCCGCCGTAATGGACTGATGAGAAAGCGAACCAATGCGGAGAAGCAGGATATCCGTCACTGCCTGTTCTGCGGAAAAGAGGTCATACAGAATCCCGGACGCAAGGAGAAGAAGTTCTGCTCGGACACCTGCCGGAGCAAATACTGGAACAAACATCTCGCCGAGGTGAACCGCAAATCCATGCGGACGTATGAATGCGCCTACTGCCATAAGCCATTCAAGGCATATGAGAGCGCCGGTCGGAAATACTGCTGCCACGAGTGCTACATCGAGGATCGGTTCGGAGGTGAGTACCGTTGACGGAGGAAGAAATGAAAAGGGAAAAGCTCTACGAAGTCACGATGAGCCACGCCAGAAAGATGCTCTCGGAAGGTCTTATCACCGAGGAGCAGTATGGCATATTTGATACAAAAATGCAGGAGAAATACCAGCCTGTTTTCGGCACATTATTCTCCGACATTCGCTTGACTTACAGGGGCTAAAGAGTGATGTATGGTAGCTGAAAGGAGGGCTGAAACATGCCAAAAATCAAGAAAATTGAGGCGTCGGAGCAGGCCGTCAGACCGAGGAAAAAGGTCGCAGCTTACGCTCGCGTCTCTAAAGCGACAGATCAGCTCATGCATTCCCTTTCGGCTCAGATAAGCTACTACAGCAATCTCATTCAGAGCAATCCGGAATGGGAATACGCAGGCGTTTACGCGGACGCCGGAATCACGGGCACGAGCGTCGACGCAAGAAAGGAATTCCAGAGAATGGTCGCTGACTGCGACGCTGGGAAAATCGACATTGTGCTGACCAAGAGCATCAGCCGGTTTGCCCGGAATACCGTCGACCTTCTGGATACGGTTCGGCATCTGAAAGAAATCGGCGTTGAGGTGCGCTTCGAACGCGAGAACATCAATACCATGTCGGGCGACGGAGAGCTGATGCTTACAATCCTCGCGTCATTCGCCGAAGCTGAAAGCAGCAGCCTGTCGCGGAACATCAAGTGGGTGATCAAGAAGAAATACGAGAACGGCATCGTTCATACGCACCAGAACATGCTCGGCTACCGCTGGAGGGGTGACGACCTCATCATCAAAGAGGATGAAGCAGAAGTTGTCCGCCGGATCTACAGCGACTACATTGACGGCAAGACGGTCGGCTGCATTCAGAGGGAGCTTGCAGCAGAAGGTTTCATCGGACTTCGCGGCAAGCCAGTCTCTACTCCCGGAATCATACGGGTGCTGACAAATGAGGAATACACCGGTTCCATGCTTTTCCACAAGCAGTATACCTACGCGCCGAAGAAGGAAAAATACAATCACGGCGAAAAGGCAATGTACCGGATTGAAAATCATCACGAGCCGATTATCTCATCTGAGACATTCGAGCTGGTGCAGAAGCTCAGAGCGGAGCGGAAGAAAAAAAACACACAGCGCAGCGAGGAATGCGCCTGCTTCTTGGGAAAGGTCGTCTGCGGCGAGTGCGGATACAGGATGGCACCGCACACAGCTTACAACAGGGGCAACCGAAGAAAGCGGTATACATTCGTCTGCAACAACCGTCACGCCAACGGCAAGGATGCCTGCGACAATCCGTGGTACGCCAAGAGCAAACTGGACGCTGCCTGCGCAGAAGTACTCGGGCAGGAGAATTACGAAGACAAGTTTACGGCTGAAATAAAGGAACTCCGGATTTACAAGGATCATCTTGAATTCGAGTTTAAGGACGGGAGGAAGATTAAATGGCAAAAGTAAAGAAAATCCCGGCTACCATCAGCCGGGTGACGGCGGAGCCGCTTGGCTCTGTGAAGAAGCGCCGGGTCGCTGGCTATGCCCGAGTTTCAACGGACAACGAGGAACAGCAGACGAGTTACGAGGCGCAGATGGATTACTACAGCAAGTACATCGCCTCGCGTGACGACTGGGAGTTCGTGAAGATGTACTCGGACGAAGGCATCTCAGCAACGTCCACCAAGCACCGCGCCGGATTCAACGCCATGATTGACGATGCGCTGGCCGGAAAGATTGACCTCATCATCACGAAGAGCATCTCAAGATTTGCCCGGAATACGGTCGATTCACTTACGGCAATCCGAAAACTGAAGGAAAACGGCACGGAGGTTTTCTTCGAAAAGGAGAACATCTGGACCTTTGACGCCCGCGGCGAATTGCTTATCACCATCATGTCGAGCCTCGCGCAGGAAGAATCCCGGAGCATTTCCGAGAACACCACCTGGGGCAGACGCAAGGCGTTTGCGGACGGCAACTACAGCCTGCCTTGGAAAAGCTTCTACGGCTACGACAAGGGCGAGGACGGAAAGCCGGTCATCAATCCGGAGCAGGCGGAGGTCATAAGGCTCATCTACAAGCTCTTCCTTGAGGGCTATTCCGCTCAGGCCATTGCGAATACCCTGTACGACAAAGGCGTCAAAAGCCCGATGGGCAAGGACATGTGGAACACCTACAACATCATGTACATCCTGCAAAATGAGAAAATGTGCGGGAATGCCCTTCTTCAAAAGAAATACACCGAGTCGTTCCTGACGAAAAAGCAGATTAAAAATAACGGCGAGATTCCGCAGTATCTGGTTGAAGATGACCACGATGGAATAATCGACAAGCGGACATGGGAGCTGGTGCAGGCCGAGGTGCAGCGCCGCAAGGGCAAGCACTACAGCGGCGTGAGCATTTTCTCCTCGAAGATTATCTGCGGAGAATGCGGCGGGTACTACGGCTCAAAGGTGTGGCACAGCACGGACAAGTACCGCCGGGTCATCTGGCGCTGCAACCACAAGTACAAAGGAAAGAAGTGCGAAACGCCGCATCTGACCGAGGACGAGATTAAAGAGCTGTTCGTCAAGGCGCTGGGTGAACTGCTTTCCGACAAGGACGAGGTCATCGAAAACCTGACGATTTTGCGGGAAGCGGTGTCCGATACTTCGGAGCTTGAGACGCAGCTGACGGAAGCTGAAACGGAGATGGCACTGCTTGCCGAAATGGTGCAGGAGGCGGTTTCCGAGAACGCGCACAAGGCGCAGGACCAGAATGCCTACGCCGAGAAGTACAACGGCCTCGTCAGCCGCTACGATGAGCAGAAGAAACTGCATGACGAGCTGTCAGACCGAATAGCCGCCGTCAAGGCAAACGACAAGCAGATGGAGGAATTTATCCAAGAGCTGCAGAACCTTGACGGCGTGGTCTCCGAATTTGACGAGAACCTCTGGAGCAGCCTGGTCGATCACGTCACCGTGATGAAAGACAAGAAGGTCATCTTTACCTTCAAAGGCGGGACGGAGATTACTGTCTGAAAACTGAACGGGATGAATTAAGCCGGGGAAAAATGAAACCCCGGCTCATTTTATGCCCGAAAAAGACCGAAATTACAGCACTCGTAAACGATGAAACCACAATCACACGATGAAACTTTTTTTGACCTCGAAAGTTTCATCGTTACATTGTATCAAAACTGACAGTCTTATGAATGAAAAGTACATCGGTGATGCCCTTCTACAAAAAACATATACGGTTGATTTCCTTTCTAAAAAACGAGTCAAGAATAACGGCATTGTTCCCCAGTATTATGTGGAAAACAGCCATGAGCCTATCATTCCACGTGAGCTTTTTATGCAGGTTCAAGAAGAGATGGTTCGGAGAGCGAATCTTCGTGGCGGGAAAGGCGGTAAAAAGAGAGTTTATAGCAGCAAGTATGCTTTATCGAGTATTGTTTATTGCGGTCATTGCGGCGATATTTACCGACGGGTACATTGGAATAACCGAGGCTATAAGTCTATTGTCTGGAGATGCGTTAGCCGATTGGAGGAAAAAGGGTCTGAATGCACTGCCCCTACCATAAACGAGGAAACATTACAGACAGCAGTGGTCAGGGCTATTAACGAACTTTTGGCTAACAAAGAACCTTTCCTTTCAACATTACAGAAAAATATCGACACTATATTTAATGAAGAAAGTGATAATGATACGGATGAGCTTGATAGCAAGTTGGAAGAATTGCAGATAGAGCTTCTTAAACAGGCAAAGTCAAAAAATGACTACGATAATGTTGCTGATGAGATATACCGCCTTCGGGAGATGAAGCAAAATTCACTTGTAGAAAATGCCGAGCGTGAAGGAAAAAGGCAACGAATCGCTGAAATGACTGCTTTCTTAAATGAACAGTCTCACGAGTTAGAGGAGTATGATGAGCAGTTGGTAAGGCGGCTTATTGAAAAAGTTACGATCCGCGATGACAGGATTGAGGTGGAGTTTAAGTCAGGTGTGAAGATTGAAGAAATGATATAG